ACTAATGTTGTAAGTACACTTGCTGCAAACACACCCCCAAAGGTGGGAATCGTATCTAATCTATCTGCTAACGGTACAGTAGTAGGACAACAAGTATTAAATTCTGCAGATAATGGTTTGTATGTATGGAGCGGCAACGCTTGGTTAAGCCCTCAGGCAGCATATACCCCAACAGCTAACTCAATTTCTGCCATTGAAATATGGACTACCTCTCCTTTACCTAACACAAATTTATTTAACGGTAGACAGCTATTCTGGAACGTAGATTCTAATTTGTACATCAATATAGGCGGGGCTTGGAATAATTACAATGCATATATTAGAGCAACTGCCGGAGGAAATGTTAGTTTAGGTGCTAACTCTATCTCAAGTGCGATGCTGCAAAATGGTATTGTTACTGCAGATAAGATCGTTTCCGGTGCAATTATTGCAGGTAAGATTGCTGCAGCAGCTATTAATTCCACAGAAATAGCAGCTAACGCAATTACATCTAGTTTAATTGCTGCAAATTCTATTATTGCAGGTAAAGTTGCAGCAGGCGCTATTAGTGCTACTGAAATTGCGGCAAACGCTATTGTTGCTTCAAAACTAGCAGCAAACTCTGTTTATGCAGATGCATTACAAGCAGAAGCGATTACAGCTAATAAGATTGCAGCAAATGCAATTACAGCTGTTAAGTTAGCTGCTAATGCTGTTTATGCAAATGCAATTCAAGCAAATGCGATTGAAGCAGATAAGATTGCAGCAAACGCTATTACGGCAGTTAAATTAGCAGCTAACGCAATATTTGCATATCACTTGACTGCTAACTCAATTACTGCAAATGCAATTGCAACCAATGCTATTGAAGCAAACAAAATTGCAGCAAACGCTATTACGGCAGTTAAATTAGCAGCTAATGCTATTTTTGCTTACCACCTAACTGCTAACTCTATTTCAGCAAACGCTATTCAAGCGAATGCGATTGAAGCGGATAAGATTGCAGCGAATGCTATTACAGCAGTTAAATTGGCAGCTAATGCTATTTTTGCTTATCACCTAACTGCAAATTCAATTACAGCCAATGCGATTGCGACTAACGCAATTACAACAGATAAAATTGCTGCTAACGCTATTACTGCTGCAAAAATTGATAGCCGAGGGTTGACGATTAGAGATGCAAACGGTAATGTTATTTTCGGCGCAGGTATTATTTCTAACGCTGTTCAAGTTCAGCTATCAAATGGCACATTAACAACGATTGATGCAATTGGTTCCAATGCAGGAACACCTCCAATCACCTTTATTGGCAATTTTGCAAGTAATACTCAAGCTGACGCTGCAGGCGCTGTTCAAAATTCTGTTTATAAGAATACAGGCGATAATAATAGCTATATTAAGAAAGCTGACGGAACTTGGATATTGTTTGTCCCTGCAGGCGCTACGGGTGCAACAGGTGCTACTGGTGCAACAGGCCCAGCAGGCCCCCAAGGCGCACAAGGTCTAACTGGTCTTCCTGGTGCAGCAGGTCAGCGAGGAACATTGGCTATTGCTAAAGGTGTTGCTGGATTAACATCTTGGAACGATGCTTTTGCAGTACAGGCTATTACAGAATTGGGTGCTGCTTATGCTCCTGTAAGCAGAGACACCGTAACGTTATATAATTCATCTAACCCAGCCTCCTTCTCTGAAGGTAGATATTTCGTTCAAGGTACAGGCGGAGGCGCAAACAGTTGGGTTAGCGTACAAGCATACATTAATGGTAATATGCTTGTTACTGGAACAATCGGAGCAGATAAACTTGTAGCAGGCTCTATTACAACTAACCAACTTGCAGCCGGCGCAGTTACAGCGGATGATATTGCGGCGGGAGCTATTACAGCTGGCAAGATTGCAGCAGGTGCGGTTACTGCAGATTTAATTACTGCGGGTACATCAACAGTTGCTTCGGGTTTAACATTTGCTTTAGGTAAATTAGCAACTATTGGTACAAGTACAGGATCAGCCACTGCTGCCGTATATGGTTCGACTACAACTAAGAGTTATGTAGGCGGAATATTCCAAAACGAAGCTGGAGGTATGGCATTAGCATTGGGCAATTATTCTGCAACTAGAACAACAGGTTCTGGCCAAGAAGTGCTGGGTGTTTACAGGGGCAAAAACTCATTATATTCAGGTAGACATTGGCAATCCGCTGTTATTGGTAGCGCCGGATCAATGATGTATGGTTGGATATCATCGCCATTCTCTATTCTAGCTTCTTATACGGGCGACGCCAAAGAACCTTCAGACCAAGAAGTAGGATTAGCTACAGATTGGGAAAATACTGGAACTATTAATACGCATGCTACAGTAGGTGGCGTATTCTCAACATATTCTAGAGATAGCGTTGCGTATCAAAGAGCCCAATCTTTGGGTGCAAGCGCTCCTATTGCCCCAGTTGTTACACGAACGTTAAAGAACCTATACTATGGACGTGGCGCAAAGGATAACAATTATTGCTGGGGCGAATACATTGTAACATGGTGTTCTAACACTGACAAATATTCTTCGACTTCAACTGCTCCAGCATATGGTGCTCCAATCGTCGCAGACCTTAAGTTAGGTGTTGATTTATCATATTCAACAGCAGCATCTCCTATAGGTAGAGCAATTTGGGTATCTAAAGGCGAAACATTATGGGACAATAATGCAGGTACAATTAAATATGGTAATAACTCTATTGGCCCATTTACAGGATCGCACGAAGGATTAGTTGATCCTACAGAAACTTTTGAAATTGGCGATATTGTTGTAGACGTAGAAATTTTGGCTAGATCTAGTGTAAGTGACGCTTTAGCAAAAGTTACAAAATCTACAGCACCTAATCAGAAATCAGCTGTCGGTGTTTATTCACAACACGATAATCCAGATTGGATCCCAACATCTATGGTTGATTCTGTAGATGATGGATTAGGTAATGTTAATAGCAAAACATATTTTATTAAACCAGAATATGTAGAAGTAAAAGGCAACCTATTACCAGTTATATTCAATTCGCTAGGTGAAGGTCAAATCAATGTTTGTGGTGAAAACGGAGACATTGAAGCAGGCGACCTAATTACAACATCATCCATTCCTGGCAAGGGTATGAAACAATCTGATGATCTAATTAGAAATTATACAGTAGCGAAAGCAAGAGAAGCAGTCACATTTAGTTCGCCTACAGAAGTAAAAATGATTGCATGTATTTACCACTGCGGTTAATTAAATGGCAAAAACTAAAAATTTAGTAATAGATCAGGGTACATCATTTTATGCGAATGTACAGTACCTTGACGACAACAAACACCCTATATCTTTAGTAGGCTACGATGTCCGCAGTAAAATGCGTAAATCGTATAATAGTTCTAATTCAGCATCAATAGGAGTAAATGTAACAAACGCTGCTACAGGCAATGTTCAGTTGTATTTGTCGCCAACACAAACTGCAGGTATTAAATCTGGTAGATATGTGTATGATGTAGAAGCCAATATTGGTTCGGATGTTGTTAGAATTGTAGAAGGTATTGTAACTGTTTATCCTACTGCATCTGGTGTATCCACAGGTTCTTTATTTACTTCACCGCAACTTGTTTCTGTTAGTGACGATGATTTCACAACTGCAAATATTAGAGAGCTAACAAATTTATTCTACACTAACGCAAGAGTTTATTCCAACGTTGTTACTGCTCTAAATGCATATTCTGGTAATATTTCTGTTACCGGAGGCATCACAAAGACACGTTTTAATAGCGGCGAAACTATAAAAACAGTTATGTATTCTGCAGCAGAACTTACTATACTAGCAACAGTAAACGCAAATACAAATAACTTTACAGATGTTGTAGAAATTTCTTATCCGCCAGCAAGTTCTAATAGTTATCTAATGATTGATTTTACAACAAAGTATACTGCTAGTGGAGCTGGGCATGATAGTTTTACTAGCCAAATTGCTGTAGATGGAACACAAATAGCGTACAATAGTGTTGATTACGTCGATGGTTCAGATGGTAGACATCATAGATTCGGTGTTCTATTTCCATTAATGGGCAAATATACAAACGCAAATACTGATTCAAAATTAATAACTATATCAATGAAACGTGATTCTGCAGACGATAATATCACAATTTATCCTGACAATAGTATGTGGCTGCGTGTGACAGAGGTCGCAGTTTAACAAATAAATATTGTAAAAGGATTTTAAAATGGCAGCCGTAACCTCAAGAGAACAATTAAAAGATTATTGCTTACGTAAGTTAGGTTCACCTGTTATTGAAATAAACGTAGACGACGATCAAATTGAAGATCGTATAGATGACGCTTTTCAATTTTACAGAGAATACCATTACGATGCTGTAGAAAAGATCTATCTACAATATCAATTTACAGCAGAAGATATTGTAAATCGTTATATCCCATTACCCGACGCAGTGGTAGGGGTTGAACGTATTCTTCCATTCTCACACCGAACAACAGGTATCAATATTTTTGATATCAGATACCAGATTCTTATTAATGACCTTTATAGTTTAATGTCTACCGATATTATTTACTATGCTCAGGTCAGACAACAGCTTGAATTAATCAATCAGGTTTTAGTAGGCACAAAACCAGTTAGATTCAATAGACACATGAATAGATTGTATATTGATATGGACTGGTCTGCAAATGCTCGAGCAGGAGATTTCGTTATTGTAGAAGCGTGGAGAATTTTAGATCCGTCTACATATACCGATGTATATAATGATATGTTCTTGAAGAAATATGCAACTGCTTTAATTAAACGCCAATGGGGCGCTAATATCAAGAAGTTTAATGGAGTACAACTTCCTGGTGGTGTAACCTTAAATGGAGACACAATATATCAAGAAGCTGAAGAAGAAATAAAACAGATTGAATCTGAAATACAATCTAAATTCGAATTGCCGGTAGATTTCTTTACAGGATAATTATTTCTATCACCCAGGCTCATAGCAAATACTAACACCTACGTCAATAGAAGTCTATAGCAATTATGGCTACAGTAAACCATTATTTTCAATCCGGCGTCCCGATGGGAAGAGCTACGGAGCAGAACCTCTATGAGGATTTAATAATAGAGTGTCTGCGAATTTATGGTTTCGAGATAATCTATATCCCACGTAAGGCGGTTAACGAAGACCTTATTTTGGGTGAAGATCCTTTGAGCAGATTCGAGCACGCCTATCCAATTGAGATGTATATGGAAAACGTTCAAGGTATGGACGGCGAAGGCGAACTTCTATCTAAGTTTGGTGTCGAGACAAGAGAGTCAGCGACCTTTGTTGTCTCACGCCGTAGATGGTTAGAAACGGTTGGCAGAACAGGTAATACTATTTTGGATATACGACCTGCAGAAGGTGACGTTCTATTTTTCCCATTAACTAAATCTTATTTTGAAATAAGAAAGGTTGAAGGCGATCAACCGTTTTATCAGGTAGGTAAACTGTACGTATTTAGATTACAATGTGAATTGATGCAGATGTCTAGTGAGGAGTTTAATACAGGTGAAGAACTTATAGACGATACGTATAATAATTTGAGTGAAGATATCACACAATTCATGTTATTGAATGAAGATGGAACAGACGGTATCTATTTAGAATATACTACAAATACACCTATGATAACGGAAGATTATGTTCTTGCTAACCTAACCGACGGCGGCGCAAGAAACGAAGACTTCAACACTAATATAGAAGAGATTCTAGATTTTACCGAAAGAAATCCTTTCGGTGAGGTATTCAAATAATGTTAGATCAAAGATTTTACTGGGGAACTATTAGAAAGGCTATCGTAGCTTTTGGTAATATGTTCAATCAGATTACTATAGAGCGCAAAGCTGCGGATGGCACTGTAGAACAAATTCTACGTGTACCTTTAGCATATGCACCTAAGCAAAAGTTTCTAGCTAGAATACAACAGCGTCCTAACATTGACGATCGTAACGTTCAGGTTATTTTGCCTAGAATGTCCTTTGAGATGATTTCTTTGAACTATGACTTTAATAGAAAAATAAGTCCGTTACAACAGACTAGAAATATTAATACATCTACAACTACATTAGATACACAGTATGCACCCACACCCTATAACATACAGATGTATCTTTATATCTATGCTAAGAACCAAGATGATGGTTTACAGATTATAGAACAAATTTTACCTTACTTCAACCCAGATTACAACCTAACTATGAAGACGGTTCCTGAGTTGAACATTAAAAACGACTTACCTATTATTTTAGATTCTGTTACCTTTGAAGATGACTATGAGGGCGACTTCTCGACAAGAAGAGCTATTATTTGGACATTGACATTTACAATGAAACTAAATTTCTATGGTCCTGTTAATAAGCAGGGTGTTATTCGTAAGGTTATTGCTAGCACATTTAATGATACAAGTTTGACTAGCAAGCAGACTGAGTATACTGTTCAACCCGATCCAACGACTGCTAAACCTGGCGATGATATAGGGTTTATTGAAAACTTTGAAGATTTCTAATGAAAAATATTCCTGAACTAGATAAATTGTTTAATATTGATCCTGCGACAGACAGCGGGACAGAAAACTTACCTGCTTTACCGGAATCAAGTACACGCAAGTTAGACCAACAAGATGATTATGAACTTGCTCGAAGCACCTTGAGAAATTTAATAGTTAAAAGTGAATCAACGTTAGATCAAATGATTGATCTAGCAAAAAATTCTGAGCATCCAAGAACATATGAGGTCGCAGGGCAACTTATTAAAACAGTGTCGGATGTTGCAAAAGATTTATTAGAGTTGCAGAAGAAAGCTAAAGATTTGGAAAAGGATGAGGCTGGTGGTAACGACGGACCTAAAAATATTACAAACAACAATGTAGTATTTGCTGGGTCCACTGCCGATCTATTTAAAATGATTAAGCAACAAAATAATAACGACGGTAAGACAATTGAGCAATAAGCAAATTTCTTATAATGGCAATCCCAATTTAAAACCAATCGGGATTGTAGAAAACTACACCGCAGATCAAGTTAAAGAACTAATGCGGTGCATGGCCGATCCAATCTATTTTATTGAGAATTACTGTAAGATAGTTTCTTTGGATAAGGGCTTAATTAATTTTAAACTTTACGATTGCCAGAAAGAAAAGGTAAACGTAATTTTAAATAATCGTAAAGTTATACTGATGGAAGGTAGACAGCAGGGCAAGACAATTACGTCTGCTGCTTGTATACTTTGGTATACGTTGTTTCAGGAAAATAAGACAGTTGCTATTCTAGCCAACAAATCTTCAGCTGCTCGAGAAGTTTTATCTAGATACGAATTAATGTATGAGATGTTGCCCATGTGGATGCAACAGGGTGTAAAAACATTTAACAAGGGCGACATTGAACTTGAGAATGGTTCAAAGGTATTTACAGCAGCTACTAGCGCATCTGGTATTCGAGGTAAGTCTGTTAACTGGTTGTATATTGACGAAGCGGCTATTATCCCAAACAACGTCGCAGAAGAATTCTTTACATCTGTTTATCCGACAATTTCTTCGGGTCAAACAACAAAGATTCTTCTTACATCTACGCCTCTTGGTTACAATCACTTCTGGAAATTCTGGAACGAAGCAGAACAAGGTCTAAACGGTTTCGTTCCGTTGTTTATTCCGTATAACAAGATTCCTGGCAGAGATGCTAAGTGGGCTGAAGAACAAAAGGCCATGCTTGGTGAATTGAAGTTTAACCAGGAAGTTCTATGTAAGTTCCTTGGTTCTTCTAATACACTAATTAACCCAGATACCATTTCTCAGATGTCCACAAAACAGTTCGTCTACTCAAAAGATGGGTTGGACGTTTTAGAAGCTCCTATTAGAGCAACTAAAAAGGATACTGGAGAACTAGAGGGTGAGAATCACGTATACACGTTAGTAGCAGATACTTCTCGCGGTGTAGAGGGCGACTATTCTGCATTTACTGTAATTGACATAACTAGATATCCATATAAGGTTGTAGCTAAGTACAGAAGTAATAAAATCAGCCCGTTGATGTTCCCAAACATCATATATAAAGTAGCAAAAGATTATAATAACGCTTACTGTTTGGTTGAAATCAATGATAACGGTCAACAGGTAGCGGATTCGTTATACATGGACTTGGAATACGAAAACGTATTCTTTGTTGGAAATAATAGTAAATCTGGACAATATCTATCTGGCGGATTTACTCAAGGTGCGACTCTTGGTATAAGAACCACTAAACAGGTTAAGCGCCTGGGTTGTACCTCTTTTAAGAGCTTGGTTGAGGGAACAAAGCTTCTAATCCATGACCCTGAAATAATTGAGGAGATTTCTACATTTATTGAGGTTAGAGGAACACACAAAGCAGATGAAGGATATCATGATGATCTTGTTATGTGCTTGGTATTATTCTCATGGGCTACGAACGAACCGTTCTTTAAGGACCTAACAGATACGAACTTGAGAAAAGTTCTATATGAAGATCAGTTCAAACAGATAGAAGAGCATCTAACACCATTTGGTTTTATTAATGACGGGTTGCCAGAAACGCCTCAACCTGAATCTGACGGAGGAGATGTATGGTTTTCCAAGGATCCTACTAAGGAAATGGAAAAACTTAAAAGAAATTGGCTTGAGGCAGTCTAAAAAGATAGTATTATAAATAAATAGTAATCAATAGTTATTTGGACTATTTATAAATCTTAAGGAGAATAAGATGGCATTTCAGCTTTCACCTGGCGTACAAGTACAGGAACGAGATCTAACAACGATTGTTCCGTCTGTTGCTACTTCCGCAGGAGGTTTTGCTGGCGCCTTTCAATGGGGACCTGTTGACGAAGTTACCACTGTCGATTCTGAGAATAATTTAGTAACTTATTTCGGTGCACCTAACGATGACACTTTTGAGTCGTTTTTCACCGCAGCAAATTTTTTATCTTATGGTAACAATTTAAAACTTGTTCGTGTTGTCAATGAGGATCTAGCAAGAAACGCAACCGCAGCAACTAGTAATGTTGTTCTAAGATCGTCAGTTACCAATGCGGGATCTGATTATCTATCAAATGTTGTAGCTAATACTACTGTAACGATTTCAACCTCTGGTACAGCACAACCTACTACAAACGCAACCGCAATTCCTACATTTGTTAATGGAAGCCTAACAGGTATTACTATTACTAATAGAGGTAGCGGTTATACTGCAGATGTAATTGCAAATACAACAATTGCCGTTGTAACTACTGGTACAGCACAACCAAACGTTACAGCAACTGCAAACCTAGCATTTACTGGCTCTGGTCCAGTATTAATCAAGAATTATACAGACTATGAAGGCAATTGGGCAGCAGGTGGTAACTATGCTGGCGAATTTGCAGCAAAGTATCCCGGTGTTCTAGGCAATTCATTAAAAGTTGTAATGACTGATGGTGCTACCTGGTCTACTGGCTGGGGTGGCGGCACATATGCTAATCAGTTTAATGGTGCTCCTGGTACTTCTGCATATGCTGCTGGCTTAGGTGGTTCTAACGACGAAATGCACGTTTTGGTCATTGATGCTACAGGTGCATGGACAGGTACTGCTAATACAGTTCTAGAAAAATTCGCATATGTTTCCAAAGCAAAAGATGCATTGAACAGCGATGGTTCTACAAACTACTATAAAGAAGTAATTAACAGAACATCTAATTACGTCTATGTATTAGATCACAACGTAGCTGGAACAAACTGGGGATCTTCAGCAAAGAATGTTTCTTTTGCTAATTTGAGATCCGCTCTTTCTGTTCAGTTAGAAGGCGGTGTTTCTGCAGATTCTTCCGCAAGTCTATCATCGGCCGCTGTAGTTGCCGGTTTTGATCTATTAAGAAATGATGAATTGATCGACGTAAGTTTACTAGTAGCTGGCCCATGGTCAAATACAACAATCGTAGACAACATCACTAACATTGCAGAATCCAGAAAAGATTGTGTTGCGTTTATTTCTCCCCCACAAACAAGCGTGGTAAATATAACAAACACATCGACTCAAACAACAAACGTTATTAATTACAGAAATTCGTTAACATCTTCGAATTATGCTGTAATTGATTCTGGATGGAAGTATTTGTATGACCGTTACAACGACAAGTATCGTTGGGTTCCATTAAATGCTGATATCGCTGGTTTGTGTGCAAGAACAGACTTTGTAGCAGACCCATGGTTCTCTCCTGGTGGATTGAATAGAGGTCAGATCAAAGGTGTTGTTAAGTTGGCGTTCAATCCTACTAAGACAAACAGAGACGAATTATACAAGAATGGTGTTAACCCTGTTGTAACATTCCCTGGTCAAGGTACAGTATTGTTCGGCGACAAGACTATGCAGGTCAAGCCAAGTGCATTTGATAGAATTAACGTTCGTAGATTGTTTATTGTTCTAGAAAAATCAATTGCAACTGCTGCTAAGTTCCAGTTGTTTGAATTTAACGATGCGTTTACTCGTGCTCAATTTAGAAATATTGTTGAGCCATTCTTGAGAGACGTTCAAGGTCGTCGCGGTATTACAGATTTCAGAGTAGTTTGCGATGAAACAAATAATACTGGTGATGTAATTGATAGAAATGAATTTAGAGCTGACATTTATATTAAGCCTGCTCGTTCTATTAATTTCATTTCGTTGACATTCATTGCTTCAAGAACAGGCATTTCGTTTGAAGAAATTGGCGCTTAATAACGGAGAGGTAGAATGGCAACCGAATTTAATTTAAATCAGTTTAGAACACAGCTAAAGAATGGCGGTGCTCGACCTAACCAATTCCAGGTAAGAATTACTTTCCCGGAATATGTAGGTGAATACAAACGTAACCTTGAAGCTAGTAGCTTCTTGGTTAACGTTGCAGAACTACCAGGACAGACTATCGGTGTTGCTCCTGTATTTTACAGAGGCAGAGAGTTTAAGCTTCCTGGCGACAAGGTATTTGCACCGTTCACATGCACAATTCTTAATGACTCAGATATGACATTGAGAAAAGCAATAGAGCAGTGGATGAATGGTATTGAAAACGTAGAAAACAAGGTAGGTTTAACTAATCCTAGAGCTTACATGAAGCCTATCGAAGTTCTACAGTTAGACAGAAACGGACGTGTTTTGAGAAGTTATAAATTAATTGATGCGTTCCCATCAGACATCTCTCCTGTGGGGTTAGATTTCTCTGCTAACGATACGCTTTCAACATTCTCGGTATCTTTCCAATATCAACATTTTGAATACTTTGGAATTGATGGAACTAAAGAATCTACACAATTCTTTACTGGTGTTTAATACAATATTTTTAAATTATGGCTATTAATTTATTTGGTTATACTATATCAAAAGATAATGATATAAGTAAAGTAGCGGGGAAACAATCTTTTGTTCCCCCTACTAGTGACGATGGAACAGCAACGATTCAGGGTGGTGCTTATTATGGCACCTACCTTGATATGGATGCTACGGCGAAATCCGAAGCTGAGTTGATTACACGTTATAGAGAAGCATCTATGTATGCTGATTGTTCTAGTGCTATTGATGAAATAATTACTGAAGCAATCGCAGCAGTTGACGATGAAGATCCTGTTACTATTAATTTAGATGGTATTGATTTACCAGATACAATTAAACAACGTATCAATGACGAATTTAGAACAATCGTAAGATTACTAGATTTCAACCTTAAGGGTTTTGATATTTTCCGTCGTTGGTATATTGACGGTAGAATTTATTATCAAAAGATTATAGATCAAAAGAATCCAAAGCGTGGTATTCTTGAGCTAAGACAGATTGATCCTAGAAAAATTAGAAAAGTAAGAGAAGTAAAAAAGGAAAAGGATCAAGCTACTGGCGTAGAGATTATTAAATCTATAGATGAGTTTTTCATCTATAATGAAAAAGGCTTAATCTGGAATCCAGGTTATACAAGTCCTACTTCTGGTAGCCATCAGGGTATAAGAATTCCTGTTGATGCTATTACATATGTTCCTTCCGGTCTAAATGACCTGGAGAAGAATACGGTATTGAGTTACCTACATAAGGCACTCAAGCCAACGAATCAGTTAAAGATGATGGAAGACTCGTTAGTGATTTATAGAATCGCTAGAGCACCTGAAAGAAGAATATTTTATATTGATGTAGGTAATTTACCTAAGTTGAAAGCGGAGCAATATTTAAAAGATATTATGGCTCGCTATAGAAATAAGATTGTTTATGATTCTGCTACAGGCGAGATCAGAGACGATCGTAAATTTATGTCTACATTAGAAGATTTCTGGTTACCTAGACGTGAAGGTGGTAAGGGTACAGAAATTACTACATTGCCCGGCGGCGAAAATCTTGGACAGATTGAGGATATAAATTATTTTCAGAATAAGTTATATCAGGCATTAAATGTGCCAATCTCAAGAATGCAACCGCAACAGGGCATTTCTTTTGGTAGAGCAACAGAAATTACTCGTGATGAATTAAAGTTTGCTAAGTTTGTTGGTAGACTACGTAAAAAATTTAATGGATTATTTCTTGACTTGTTAAGAACCCAATTAATTTTAACTGGTGTTATTGTAGACCAGGATTGGGATGAGCTTAAAGAGCGTATAAATTTTAAATATGCACAAGATCAGTATTTCGAAGAAATGAAAGATACTGAGAATATGAGAAATAAAATTGATATTGTAAATCAGATGCAACCATATGTTGGTACATACTTCAGTCGTAAATATGTTATGAAAAACATATTAAAGATGTCAGAAGAAGAGATCAAACAAATGGATGATGAAATTAGTCAGGAGCCAGCACCTACATTAGGTGCAGATGGTGCTCCTTTAGATCAACAGCAAGCGCAGGGGTAAATTATGGATACTTCAGAAGTAATTAGATCAATGGTAGATGATATTTTAGCTGATCGTGGAAGCGATGCGCTGGAAAAATTTAATATCAGTATCAGTACAAAGTTATCAGATGCAATCGACGATAGAAAAGTAGAGATTGCATCTAGCATAGGCAAACCGCAGGTAGAAGATGAAACTGTTTAATACACTTAGAGAAGAAACTTTAGAAGAAAAGCTAAAGGCATCTGACCCAACAGGCAAATGGATTTCTGATTTCGTACATTCAGACAATCCTAAGTTTGCAGGTAAATCTAAGAAAGAGCGTATTCGTATGGCGCTAGGTGCAGCCTATGCTGCAAAGCGCGCGAACGAAGAGCTTGAAATTGAAGAAGAAGTTGAACAAGTTGACGAAGTTTCTACAGAGCTTTTAGGTAGATACAAAACCGCAGCTTCTCAACAAGCTTCTGCCGCAGATAAAGCCGGCGATATTCAAAAAGCAAATAAGCGTTTTAGTGGTATTGTAAAAGCCACAAACAAGCAGTTTGCAAACGATGCAAAACAGAGCAAATAAGAGAGGCGTAAATGGCTGTCACTAAAACTATTGTCAAGCGAGTAAGACAACAGGCAGTAATCAAGTTTGTTGGCTCAGGTCAAGCCAACGTAGATTTAAATGCTGATCTAAAGACTTCTGACGAAACATTCCTTGGCTATGCTAATGCCAACGTAATGATTACGGGTATGATCTGGACTTCGAATCCTGGTCCTATTCTAATTAAGCGTCCAGACACTGGTGCGAATGTTATGATATTATACGGCAACGATAACTGGTCTTTAAATCAGAGTTTTGGTTTCTATGATACAAACAATACAAATGCAAATATAAATATAACTATGCCGAATGAAGGTGGTATGTTGTATTTGACTGTATCTAAGAAGTCAGGCTACAAAGAACCAGATTTGAATTTGACTGCACCTAATTAATAAGGACAACAAATGCGTTTAATTACAGAAGTAACACAAGATTTAAATTATCTTGTGGAAAATAAAAAAGGCGGCGGCAAGGATGTTTACATCGAAGGCATTTTTGCTCAAGCTGATACACCTAATCGCAATGGTAGAATCTATCCAATGTCGATTATGGAAAAGGAAATTGAAAGATACCAAAAGATCATTTCAGAAAAAAGATCTTTGGGTGAGTTAGGTCACCCACCAAATCCAACAGTTAATTTGGATAAGGTATCACACCTAATTACATCACTTCGTTTTGAAGGAACAAATGTAATTGGTAAAGCTAAAATCCTTGATACACCAATGGGCGTTATTGCTAAGAATCTTATTGAGAACGGCGTATGCTTGGGTGTATCTACAAGAGGTTTAGGTTCCTTGAAACTAAACAAGGAAGGTGTTAACGAAGTTCAAGATGATTTCCATCTAGCAACTGTTGACATCGTAGCAGATCCTTCGGCCCCAGATGCTTTCGTGCAAGGCATTTATGAATCCGCAGAATGGATTTGCGAAAATGGCGTTTGGAAAGCTGTTGATATTGAAAAAGCCCAACAAACTTTAAATAAGGCATCGAAAGCTGAGTTAGAAGAAACTAAGCTGAAGATATTTGAAGCGTTTATGTCTAGATTGTCTAGATAATCAAACTTATAAATAATTAGAAACAATCCAATTAGGAGACACTAATGTCAGTAGAAAGCAAAATTAAAGAACTGCTAGGGCGTGTAGATGCTAAAGCAAGTCTTGAAGAGGCTGACCAAATGGGCGCAGGTAGCGTCAATAAAGACAGCTCTATCAAACCTGCTAACAGCGGAGACGCTACTAATCCAAAGCAGGGCGACTCACAAGACGCTACTTACGAAACTCGTGAAGAAACAGAAGAGAACCAAGGTGCTAAGGCCGCTTCTTCAATTAAGAAGAATGACCTACAAGCAAAAGGCCCTGGTGCTGCTCCTAATTTCACTACAGTTGCAGATCTTTCTAGTATTCCTCAGAATACTGGTATTGTCGCTAAGGAAGAGGAAGAAGTTACAGCTGAAGACGGTCAAGAGCAAATTACAGCAGACGCTGCTAACATTGACTTGACACCAATCTTCGGTGAAGATCTATCCGAAGAATTCAAGCAAAAAGCAACATCCATTTTCGAAGCTGCAGTTATTGCACGTGTTAATTCCGAAATGGAAAAGGTTGTTACTTCTCTAGAAGAAAAGTATGCAGCTGACGTTGCAGACTACAAAGAAGGCATTGTAGAGAAGATTGATTCCTATCTTAACTACGTAGTTGAGAACTGGATGAAAGAAAATGAATTGGCTCTTGAGAACGGTCTACGCACTGAGATTGCGGAAGACTTCATGGCCGGTTTGAAGAATCTATTTAAGGAACACTATATTGAAGTTCCTGAAGAAAAATACGATGTAATCGGTGAACTACAGGCTAAGGCAGAAACACTAGAATCTAAACTAGACGAAGCTATTAGCAGCAATGTAGAACTAAACAAAGAAGTTATTTCTTTAAAGCGTCAAGCAATTATTGAAGAAATGTCAAAAGACCTAGCAGATACCGAATCTGTTAAGTTGACTAAGCTTCTAGAAGGTGTTGACTTTGAGAACGAAGATCTTTATAGAGAGAAGATCGCTGTTATTAAGGAAAATTATTTCCCTAAGAACACTGTTAGCGAATCCGTGAAGGGAGTTCAAACTCAACAGGCTCTAGTAGAAGATGTAGAAACACAACAAAGCAATTTTGTTGCTGATGATACTACAGTTTCTAAATATGCCCAAGCGCTTTCAAGATCCATTAAGAGAGCTTAATAAGAGCTAATAAACAAGGAGACATTAAATGTTTTTATCTGAGAATCTACAACAAAAGTGGTCTGCTATTCTAGAGCACCAAGATCTTCCTGAGATCAAGGACAGCTACAAGAAGGCAGTTACTGCTGTTCTATTGGAGAACCAAGAAAAGTCTTTACGTGAAGAGCGTAATGCATTGTTCGAGGCAGCTCCTACAAACAACATTTCTGCTACTGGCGGTATTGACAAGTATGACCCAATTCTTATTGGTCTAGTACGTCGTGCAATGCCTAACCTAATGGCATATGACATTTGCGGCGTTCAGCCAATGACAGGACCTACAGGTTTGATCTTCGCAATGAGATCTACTTATGGTGCTGAGCGTGCTAACGTTGGCGCAGGTGGCGGTACAGCTCGTGTTGAAGCATTGTTCAACGAAGCTAATACTTCCTTCTCTGGCAATGCTGGTGGTCACTCTGGTACAGATCCAACAAGCAGCATGACAACAGGTACAGGCGTTGCTACAGCAACAGCTGAAGCAATGGGCACTTCTGGTGGTCAGCCATTTAACGAAATGTCCTTCGCTATCGACAAGACAACAGTTACTGCTAAGAGCCGTGCATTGAAGGCTGAGTACACTGTTGAATTGGCACAAGACTTGAAGGCTATTCACGGTCTTGACGCTGAGGCAGAATTGTCTAACATTCTTTCACAAGAATTCATGTTTGAAATCAACCGTGAAATCGTTAGAACAATTTACAAGGTTGCTAAGCCAGGTTCTCCTGCAACAGCATCCGCAGGTACATTCGACTTAGACGTTGACTCTAACGGCCGCTGGTCTGTTGAGCGCTTCAAGGGTCTATTGTTCAACATCGAACGTGATGCTAACCACATTGCACAAGATACACGTCGTGGTAAGGGTAACTTCATTGTTTGCTCTGCAGACGTAGCTTCTGCATTGGCAATGTCTGGCGTTCTAGACTATGCTCCAGCATTGAGCACAGGTCTAAATGTTGACGACACTGGCAACACATTCGCAGGTGTATTGAACGGTAGATATCGTGTTTACATTGACCCATATTCCAGCAACCTAGGCGCTGCTAACCAGTTCTATGTTGTAGGCTATAAGGGAACATCTCCATACGATGCAGGTATGTTCTACTGCCCATACGTTCCTCTACAGATGGTTCGTGCAGTTGATCCTAACAGCTTCCAGCCAAAGATTGGCTTCAAGACACGTTATGGTTTGATTGCTAACCCATACGTAACAACTACAGCTGGTGGTGCTAACGATGCAGATACATTTACTGCAGATCGTAACCAGTACTACAGACGTACTCGTGTTCTAAACCTAATGTAATTTTTAGGTTACCGACTAAGCCGGCGAAGATCGGCAATTCTAAAGGGGGAAGAAATTCCCCCTTTTTTGCCTTATAAATATTGTATATGAACAGACAGAGGTTTAAATGTATACAGCTAATATAAACGTTATCAAAGAAAACTATGTAAATAGTCTACCGAAAACGTATGATTACCTAAGACCGAACGCATTTAAGTTTACGGTTAAGGATATGCCAAATACATCTTTTACTTGTCAGTCTGCAAATATCCCAAGTCTTCAAATTGGTTCGGCAACACAGCCAACACCTTTTGTAGACATTCCTCGTATTGGTGACAAGATTAATTTTGGTGATTTTACTATCCGATTCATTATTTCGGAAGATATGTCAAATTACATAGAATTATATAACTGGATTATAGCATTAGGGTTCCCAGAAAGTTATAATCAGTTCTCGGACCTTTTAAAGAATAGACCAGGTAGATTTCCGTTTAAAACAAACCAGAAAGGTGAAAATGAAGTTTTGGCTTACTCGGATGGAACTTTATCTATTTTAGACTCGACAAACAATCCGATAACCAATATAATATATAAGAATATATTTCCCGTGTCCTTAGAAGCTTTGGATTTTGATATCGCTTCGGCGAGTGTAGAGTATTTTACAGCAATCGCTTCATTTAAATATTCGGTATTTGAAGTGGAGCAACTTAAATAAAATGGAGATTTTATGCAAAATGAAAACAACGGAAAAGTTATCAACACTGTTCCAAAAATAAAGGTACCTAAGTTTAACGCAGCCGCAGTCCCTCAGCCGCCTGTTGCTCCGCCCCAACAACAAGACGGCAGACTACAGATCAATATTGATGATCTGAGAAAAGAAAAGATCTTTATTGCTACTCCTTGTTATGGTGGTATGCTTACTGAGGCATACTTCCGTTCGATGGTTCGAACCTTGACCTTTTTCAATCAACATCAAATTACTATCGCATTCGGTACTATTGCAAACGAATCTCTAGTTACACGGGCACGTAACGTTCTTGTTGCATACTTCTTGCAAAGCAACTTTACACGATTGCTGTTTATTGATGCAGACATCGAATTCCAAGTTGAAGATGTTCTTAAGTTGATTGCTCATAACAAAGATGTTTGTGTTGGCGCATATCCTAAGAAGGGTGTTAACTGGCAGCGTATCAAAGATATGATTCTCACACGTGAGAGCAAAGACATGTCTGATAGAGAAATCGCAGCAGCAGGTAGCGACTATGCAATTAACTTTAAATTTGTAAATCGCGAATTGAAGCAGATTGCTATTGAAAGCGGTGTAATTAAATTGCACGACGGAGCTACAGGATTCATGATGATTAAGCGTGAAGCTATCGACAAGATGATCGCAGCATATCCTGAGTTGAAGTACAACAATGACTTGAATACACCTCCAGAATTGCAAGATTATTTCTATGCATTCTTCGATACAATGATTGATCCTAAAGACAAGCGTTACCTATCTGAAGACTACACCTTTAGTCGCAGATGGCAAGATATCGGCGGAGATATTTGGCTTGATCCAACCATCTCGTTGAATCACTTCGGTTCTTTCAACTTCCAAGGTAATCCATCGCAGATTATTCAAATTAATAGATAATGAAACTTAGTGAGCTACAGGAGCAGTGGGCTAAGGACTGCAAGATTGATGAAACTAATCTAGGTCATGAATCAGCCCGCACTCCTCTTTTACATTCTAAATATCTTAATTACCTCAGCTCTACAAGATTGAATCTTCGTAAAGCTGAGTCTGATTATCTCAATATGCGACGCAAAAAGTATCGCTACTATAGAGGTGAAATGACTCAGGCTGAACTTGACGAAGAAGAATGGAGCCAATGGCAAGGAAACAAACCATTAAAAAATGAAATGGATGAATTCTTGCAGGTTGATACTGATCTTGTAGCGCTTCAGGATAAGATAGAATATTTTAAAACAGTACTTTATCAACTAGAGCAAATCATCAGATCGCTAAATAGTAGAACTTGGGACATAAAGAATAGTATCGAATGGACAAAGTTTACTAACGGTATGATGTAATCGAAAAATGACAACAATAAAAATAATAAGTCATGATTCAATCCATTTTAAGATTGACACTGACCCCGGAACAATGATGGAAATCTGCGACCATTTTAGCTTTGATGCGCCTGGTGCAAAGTTCCATCCTCTTTATAGATCCAGAATGTGGGATGGTAAGATTCGTCTTGTGTCTGCATTTACTAAAGAGTTGTATGTTGGGCTAAAAGGATATCTTGAGCATTTTGCTAAAGAACGTGATTATATTATTGATACATCCGAATATACTAAAGTTGCAGATCCTGTAACCTTAGAGGATGTTACAGCGTTTATAGAATCTCTTAATGTTAGTTTGCCTGAAGATGGTAAGGCCAGAGACTACCAAATAGATGCAGTTTATAAAGCTATTAGTGATGGTAGACGCCTGTTGTTATCGCCTACTGGTTCGGGTAAATCTTTAATTATTTACTGCGTAATTAGATGGCATCTACAATTTAACAGACGTGTTCTTGTTCTAGTTCCCACCACATCGTTGGTTGAACAGATGTATTCTGATTTCCAATCTTATTCACAAAAGAATAATTGGAAAACATCTGAGAATTGTCATCGTATTTACGGCGGACATGAAAAGTCTAACGACTACAATGTTGTTATTAGTACATGGCAATCTTTATATAAATTGCCAAAGAGCTTTTTTGCTAATTTCCAAACTGTTGTAGGTGACGAAGCCCATAACTTCAAGGCAAAATCGTTAACCGGTATTCTAAACAAAATGCCAACAGCACCGTATCGTATAGGTACTACTGGTACTCTTGACGGAACACAAACACATAAGTTAGTTCTTGAAGGTTTATTTGGGCCAGTATATAAGGTGACTACTACACGCAGCCTGATTGAAAATAAGGCATTGGCAGACCTTAAGATTTTCAATATAATATTAGAATACCCTGACGAAGTAAGAAAAGCTATGAAGGGCAAAACATATCCAGAAGAAATGGATTTCCTTTGTGGGTATGAAAATAGAAATAAGTTTATTCGTAATTTGGCTATTACACAAAAGGGCAATACACTTGTTCTTTTCCAATATGTCGAGAAGCATGGAAAAATTCTACATGACATGATTAAAGCAAAAACGGATAATCGAAAAATATTTTTTGTTTACGGCGGTACAGATACAGAACAACGAGAGAACATTAGACGTATTACAGAAAAAGAATCTGATGCTATTATTGTTGCATCCTATGGAACATTTTCGACGGGGATAAATATTAAAAACCTGCATAATATTATTTTTGCTTCTCCGTCAAAATCTAGAATTAGAAATCTTCAGTCTATCGGTAGAGGTTTAAGAACTAGTGCGACAAAAGACAAGTGTAATTTATATGATATTGGCGATGATCTAACGTGGAAGAATAAAAAGAACTTTACGTTATTGCATATGGTTGAGAGAATTAAAATTTATAATGACGAACAATTTGATTACAAGCTTGTAAAGGTACCACTTCAATGAACAATTTCAAAATTCTAAAATTGGTTAGTGGTGAAGATATTGTATGCACGATTGAGAATTATTCTAAAAATATTAGACAGCGAGAATATATTGTTGTAAAAAATCCGGTTCTTTTAAATCAGGTTAGAATACCTAGAGGACCTGTTATTGTAGAGTCCTATATTCTTTCACCTTGGGTTGCACTATCACCTAATGAAGAATTTGAAATTCCTACTCAGCATATAATTATTGTGTCTGATGCTAAAGAAACATTGCAGTCAAATTATAATACATTTATTGAATCGAGAAAACAAAATATAGAGTCCGGCGTCGATGATGATGATTCTGACTTTGATATAAATGAAACTATTGATAATTTTTTAAAAAGAAATGAGAGTGAAGACGATGGCGAAGACGAAAGCGACAACTACAGTGGATTCGGAAGTGGAAGAACTATCCACTGAAGTTTCTATCCCTGCATCATCGCATTATGTAGATAATAAGAAATTTCTACAGGCATTGATTGATTATAGAGCAAGTGTTTTAGAAGCTGCTGCGGCCGGCAAAGAACAACCTATTGTTCCTAAATATATAGGTGAATGTTTTATTAAAATTGCTACGCACCTTTCTTATAAATCAAACTTTATTAATTACAGTTTTAAAGACGATATGATTTCGGATGGAATCGAAAATTGTCTTACAGCTGTAGCAAAATTTGATCCAAGCAAATCATCCAATCCATTCGCATATTACACTCAAATTATTTACTTTGCTTTTATTCGCAGGATCCAAAAAGAAAAGAAGCAACAGGCAACGAAATATAAACTGATTGAGAATATGGATATCGATGAAATCATTTCTCAAGATGAAACGGGTGAGGTCAGCACCCAATTCTTAGATTACCTCAGACGTCAAATGGATACCGTTGATATCGAGAAACGGGTAATCACGCCTCCTAAAAAGAACAAACCAACCTTAGAAGACTCAAATAATCCACTTGATTTAGATTGAGGAACACTATATAATATGTGTATCAGTATGACGGAGTCTTTATGGCAAAACTAAAAGTAAGCGAATTATTCTATAGTATTCAGGGCGAAGGCCGCTATATGGGCGTACCTTCAGTGTTTCTTCGTACCTTCGGATGTAACTTTACGTGCGATGGTTTCGGTATGAATAAAGGTGAGAAGAGCAATGAAAGAAATGTTATTGCGATTAAAGCAGAAGAGTATTCTAATTACAGAGACCTTCCTCTTGTCCATACAGGTTGCGATTCGTATGCTAGTTGGGATCCTCGTTTTAAGCATCTTAGCCCTGTTGTGGACACTGACAGCCTTGCCAATTCGATTGTGGATTTACTTCCGAACAAGGGGTGGCAAGACGAACATCTTGTAATTACGGGCGGCGAACCATTGCTTGGTTGGCAACGACAATTTCCCGAATTGCTTGAGCATGAGGTTATGAAACCTCTTAAAGAACTAACTTTTGAGACAAACGGTACTCAAGAGTTGACGGAAGAATTTACCAAGTATCTAGATGGTTGGACAGGTAGATTCTTATTGGGTGGAGGCAAACGAGGAAAGAATAAACTTACATTCTCGGTTTCACCAAAGCTTTCTGTTTCCGGAGAGAAATGGGAAGATGCTATTAAGCCAGAAGTTATTTTGCAATATTCCTGCGTTGGTTATGTTTATCTAAAATTTGTTGTAGCAACTCAACAAGATTTTGAAGAAGCAGAACAAGCAGTTAAAGAATATACTGCAGGCGGGTTTAATGGGCCAGTATATTTGATGCCGTGTGGTGGCACGGAACAACTTTATAATATGAATAATCGAACCGTTGCAGAAATGGCAATGAAGAAGGGTTGGCGATACTCAGATAGATTGCAAATTCCATTGTTCAAGAATGCATGGGGCACTTAACTAAAAGGAAAAATATATGAGCGCACACGACGATATTAAAAACATTCTTGCTTCTTATGAGGCAGAAAATACAAAATTTGAAGCAGGTAATAGCGCTGCTGGTACTCGAGCTAGAAAGGCATTGGCTGAATTGGCCAAGGCGGTCAAAGCACGCCGCAATGAAATTACAGAAACCAAAGCTGCAAGAAAAGAAGCAAAGGGAGCTTGATATGAGCGCATTCAGCACTTTAACTAAAGTTAACGATAGTATCACTATTAATCGTTATGACAATGGTTGGATGGTCGAGGTCTCGGGTCGAACTGAAGATGACGATTGGACAACTGTTAAGCTTGTATGCACTTCAGAAGAAGGCTTGCATGCTTTGATCCATGAATACAACAATATGGAAATTAATAAATAAAAGTGTCACACAACGGTGACCAAACAAAACCAGTGCTACAGAAATGTAGCACATTTCACATCCGTGTAAGGAAGGATTAAAATGTCATTTAACAAAACTAAGTGTGACCCTGAATTGGGTCGTAAGGTTCACGAACATCTAGTGGCAATGGGTGTAGAAACTCCCCTGACGCCAAACACATCTGCAATCGACCGCAAAGAGCGTATCAGTTTAATTGAAGGTCATTTTAAAGAAATCATGCAATTGCTTAATCTTGATTTGACTGATGACAGTCTTATCGAGACACCTAAGCGTGTTGCTAAGATGTATGTTAATGAAATCTTCTGGGGACTCGACTATGACGCATTTCCGAAGTGTACGACAGTGGATAACAAAATGCACTATAATGAAATGGTTGTCGAAAGAAATGTCTCCGTACAGTCTAATTGTGAGCATCATTTTGTGGTCATTGATGGTTTCGCTACTGTGGCATATGTACCTAAGAATAAAGTATTGGGTCTAAGTAAAATTAATCGTATCGTTGAATATTTCAGTAAGCGTCCTCAGATTCAAGAGCGACTAACAGAACAGATCTTCCACACTTTGCAATTTATTCTAGGTACAGAGGATGTTGCAGTTATGATTGACGCACAACACTATTGTGTCAAGAGTCGAGGTGTCGAAGATGTTAATAGCTCTACAGTTACAGTAAGACTCGGCGGCGGATTTAAAACAGACCCTGCAGCACGTAATGAATTCTTGAGTATCGCTAGAATGGGCAAAGTATGTCAGTAAATGTAATGGTCGACCTTGAGACAATGTCCACAAGGTCTTATGCTGCCATTTGTTCAATTGGTGCAGTAAAATGGGAAGGTACTAAAATTATTGATACCTTTTATTGCACTGTTGATCTTAAATCTTGTAAAGATGCAGGTATGCATATTTCAAAAGATACTGTTAAATGGTGGTCAGAACAGAACAAAGAAGCTCTTCGCGAACTAACTAAAAACAATATCCCAATCAAAGAAGCATTGGATAAGTTTAGAGACTGGTTTGGAAGTAAGAGCCTTTGTGTCTGGGGCAACGGTGCAGTGTTTGACAATGTTATTCTAGCTAACGCATATTTTGTTCACGGAGAAGAACCTCCTTGGAAATGCTGGGATGATCGTTGCTACAGAACACTAAAGAATCTATTCCACTGGATTCCTGCTGACGAACGAGAAGGCGTTTACCACAACGCTTTAGACGACGCAATCTTTCAAACAAAACACGCTATTAAAATACTAGGTGAATAATGAACCTTTATAATAAAAGGATCGCTTTCTGTTTGAGCGATCAGCACACTATACCTCATGGTGGTCTTGGACAGTTTGCTAAAAGTTTTATTGAAACATTCACACCCCTTGGCTACAAGATTGATATTATTCTGGATAAGCCTGTCTCCAATTTAGAGTTCAAGGAATATCTAGAGTCAATCGGCGCACGCTTTGTCTGTAACGACAATCCTATTAGCTATTCTCGCCATTCTAAAATTTTTATGTTTGATGATTCTATTAATTACGAAAAGGTAATTAACTTCAGAGAATCTATGATGAAGGCTCTAAGCGAAAACATCTACGATATCGTTATTTGTAACACGCTAGAATCTTTCCCTGCAGTTTATGCATTGTCCATTCAAAGGTCTGTACAAGTAATTTACTATACTCATAATGAGAGTATGGTGTTTCTGAACGATAGAACCTGGCGCAATGAATTTACAGAATCATTCAACGAAACTTTTAATTCGTTAATGAGCGTGGCTGGCATTACAATCGCGACTCAGACTACACGAAATCTTATTGAGTTGTATGGTAAGAAGTTGCATAACGCCAAGCATCTTCCTATTCCTATGACCGAAAAGTCTTTGTTAGAACCGCATTACAAAAAGCGTGAAGGTGTGCTTTGGATCGGTCGTTGGGAACCTAGAAAAAATCCCGAAGAGTTTATTCGTGTTATTAAAGAAACAGGATTGCCCGCAAAAGTTATTACCAATGCTAACGGTGCTAAGAAGTTTGAAGCAGCATTAAAAGAGATTAATGCTACATACGAAATTAAGGCAGGGGTCTACGGAAAAGAGAAAGTGGATTTCCTAACATCCGCGCGGGTAGCATATAACCCTGCAATCAGAGAAAGTTTTGGTCTTGCATTTTATGAATGTATGGGGCATATGCCAACGGTTGCACTAAAAGGAATGTCCTGGTTAGAAAACTTTAATAGTAATTATTACTACAGCGCAGACCGTAAGGGTATATCTGACCTTGTAACTAAACTATATAATGAATTTGATACTGCTGAAAAATGGTACCAACTTATGACGGTTAATGGTCTCGTTGATGAAAATGAAAAGGGTATTCAGGCTTGGTTGGATTGTTTCAATAGTTTCGCACCTGCTGAATCCAATTCGGAAAAGGCAAAGATCAATGAATATGATACAATCAAATATTCTGAATTCATTTCAATTCTAAATAGAAAAGAATTATCAATCGACGATGTTCGTTCTGTATTGACGAACAAGTATAAGTATAATATAATCTATACTGATAGCAATACGTATCTATCTAAAGATCCTAATTTTAAACCACAAGAAGAAGCGCAAGGCTTAGAGGCATTATTTGCATGAAGACATTTGAATACGTTATTTCTGGACCAGCATATCTGCGTCTAGGTTCGGAGCAATGTAACGATCCCGAAACACTACAGATGATCTTGGATATGATGAATAACGTATGTCATAACCAAAATAATCATACATTCTCTCTACTGTATAATGGTTTTACCGAAAAGAACTTTGGGCCAAAACTACAGAAGTTTAGACCAGCTATTAAGAACATTCATGCAGACTCAGGTGGTCTACAGATTGTTACTCGTGGTCTTAAGAATACACCTGAAGTTAGAGAAAAGGTTTATACTAATCAGGCAACGCATGCTGACATTGGTATGGCTTTTGATGAAATTCCCGTAAAGGCAACTTCTACATCTGGTACATCTTCAAAGATTGATACCAAGCGTCGTTTTGCTGATATGGAAAATTTTGAGGAATATGCGAGGCAAACAGGTAAGAACGTTAGAGCGCAGATTGAAAAGTTTAACGAACTGAATAGTCAGTGCAGGCCTTTCGTTATTATGCATGGCTCGTCATTCGAGACATATCAGCTTTGGGCTAATACTATTCTTGAAGAAGTGGGTGATCTAAAGCATCGCATCGGCGGTGTTGCTATGGGATCTGCTGCTCTTGGTATGGGTCAGCTTGAGGATGTTAAGCGAGCATTTTATGTAACGGGTATGCCCTTTGAACGACCATTTCATCTTCACGTTCTAGGTGTTGGCGCACTTCGTCGTATGTTGCCTTATCTGTTGTTTAGCCAAACTGGTCTATATGACGGTATTGATATTTCGTATGACTCGACAACACATTCTATGTCATTGGACAATGGACTATTTTATTTCTCACACTATAAAAAGTCTCCGGGCTCTATTTACGGCGGAACGTCTGTAAAGATGGGTAGAGAGTATTCTAATATTTACAGAACAGTGACTGAAGAAATTAATACAGTATGTGGAACAGACTATACGCCAGAGCAATATCATAAATTGATGAATACAGGTGTTGGCAAATACCTTGAAGAAGGTGGAACCTTTAAAGATATTATGCAAGCCCGACTAGGATTTATTCTTACAAACGTGCATAATTTTACAAAAGATGTTTCAGAACTTACAAAGTCGAAAGATCAATTCTTAAAATTCTGCAGAGAAAAAGATTGCGAAAACGAATACGCTACATTGTTTGAAGTTAAGACACCCGATGACTTTAGACATTGGGAAACACACGTAGGCAAATATATGGATTCTGATCCAGTTAACACACAAGCACCAGTATCACTTGAGGACCTATTCACATGACAACCGGAACAACAAATACTCTTAAACTTGATGAATTCAAACCACCAGCTGCATACTTGAAAAAGCGCAGCTTTATCTGGGTCACCTTCCAAAAAGAAGGCATTCACAAATATCCTGCTGCTGCAACTGATCCTAAACTAGCAACAGGTGATTGGCTCGATGTATCATTCTTAGGTACGCCTCATAGACATATCTTCCATTTTAAAGTTCAAATGGAAGTATTCCACAACGATCGAGATGTAGAGTTTATCCAAGCTAAACGTATCATGGAGCGTTGGTACAGCGATGGCACGTTGCAGCTTGACTATAAGTCTTGTGAAATGATGGCAAATGATTTGTATATGAAATGTATTTCTATGTGGCCTGATCGAGATTATGTTATTGAAGTTTCTGAAGATGGTGAGAATGGCTGCAAAATTTATTTTGAAAGGATCGCTGTATAATGGGTAAGTTATTTTATATGGGTCTAGAACCCTATGAAGGTCGTTATACTTTGCAGCTTCAGCAATGGAGTGAAGAAGTATTTAAGCGACGTGGCATTGACTATGAAATCATTACTGGCGACACACTTGATTCGTCTAAAGCTATTGTAACAGGCCAAGTTCTTGATGCACATGGCCGAAGCTATTATTCTTTGACTCAGATGGCTAACCTTGTTAAGAAAATGAAACAAGGTGAGATTACATACGAGGATACTATTTTCTTTGAAGATATGTTTACGCCTGGTATTGAATCATTGCCTTATATCATGGATCAACTAGGTTATGAACATCGACCAAGTGTTTTTATTCGTTGTCTTGCTCAGACCATCGACCCCGATGATTTTGTCCACGTATGGGATATGCAAGACTGGATGGGACATTATGAAAAGATGTGTGATGTATGGGTAACAGGTGTACTTGCATCTAATGAAGAAATGGTCGCCCATATGAAGATCGCTGGCTGGAAGGCCCCGATCTATAATATTAGTGGACTTGCTTTCGGTAAGAATGAAGTTCGTTCTAGAGTTCCCGTAATTAAACCTTTCAACGAACGTAAACAACGAGTCGTGTTTGCTGCAAGATTCGATCAGGAAAAGCAGCCAGACTTTTATATGGATATTGTTGAGCGTTATCAGAACTTTTTCCCCGATGTGGAATTTGCTGTTCTATCTGGCGGCCCACTAAGAAGTAATGATCCTAAGTATCTAGAACGTGCTCGCGCATTAGAAAAGACACATAACTTTAAGATTTACGAGAATCTTAAAAAAGATGAATACTATGAAATTCTAGCTGATTCGCGAGTATTGTTTAATTGTGCATTGCAGGATTGGGTAAGTAATACAGCATCGGAAGCAGATGCGCTAGGAACGAATTGTTTGTATCCTGCTTATAGATCTTTCCCTGAAACATTCGCGAATGATAATAAGTGTCTTTACATCCCATGGTCACAAGATGACGCAATTAATAAATTGATTTATCTAATGAACCATGAAAGACCCAATCTAGGCAAGCTGTCTGATTGGACAGATAAAACTATTGATCGCTGTCTCGATATTATGGGTCTAGGTACAAGTGGCCCTGAAGAGAATATGAAACATCATCACAAATGGTATCGTGGATTGAAGGATTATAGAAACCATGCAGCAGAAACAAAATACTAAAGCGGTTGTAGTTACGGGCTATGCAGGATACATCGGAGGACAAACCTGCATAGAACTAAAGAAGCAAGGTTACGAAGTATTTGGTATTGATCGTCGCCTTGTTGAGCATACTACTCATTTTGTAGATGAGTTTGTTACTTCTGATTTTTGCGATCACGATTCATTGTCATTGATTAAAAAGGTCAAGCCCGTTGCTATTATACATTGTGCTGGTACTAGCCTAGTTGGCCCTAGCATGGTAATGCCTGAGGTATACTTTGAAAATAATGTGGCAAGAACAAATAGACTGTTGGAATTTGTTTCACGCTATGCTAAAGATGCAAAAATTATTTTTAGTAGTAGCGCTGCGGTATATGGTGATCCCGGTAATCAATCTAGCATAATTGAGGGAATGGATACCAATCCAATTTCACCATATGGTGAGTCTAAGTTGATGGTTGAAAAACTATTGCGTTGGTATAAGCAATGTCATGGTATTGATTATGTTTCATTTAGATATTTCAATGCTGCTGGAGCTGACCCCGAAGGCAAGCATGGGCAAGAACCAAACGCAACACATATTATTGCCAAATTATTTGAAGCGGCATTGAATAACACCGAATTCAATATGTATGGTTCGACTTATCCTACAAAGGATGGAACTTGTATTCGTGATTATATTCACGTAGCAGATATTGCACGTGCCCATGTTGCTGCTATAGACAAATATATTTCTGGGATATATAATTTAGGATCATTAACAGGCACATCTAATTTAGAGATGCAAATGCTTGTTGAAAAAACTATTGGAAAAGAAATTGTAACAGTATTCCAACATATGCGAGCAGGTGATCCTGCTAGATTAGTAGCGGATAGCTCAAAATTTAGATCGCTTGCAGACTGGACACCTCATTATAGTAATGAGGATATTGTTAAAGATGCATACAAATGGTATACAAGTGACACGTACAAAACATTACAGAGGCCTTTGCGACGTTCATTCCCTCTATAAACATTCTGCACGTCTTTAAACTTGCTACCTTTAAAGGAGACTAGAGATGGATAATCAAAATGATGTAGGACATATTTGGCGTTCTGCAAGACAATACAAATACACAAGTACAAAAGAATATCACGATGCATTTCCGTGTGCATATCGTCAATGGCGCGCTGATAGCCATTGTAATTTAATCCACGGTTATAGTTTCAGTATGAAGTTTTATTTTGGCACCGATAATTTAGATGCACGAAACTGGGCTGCTGATTATGGTGGTCTAAAAGACCTTAAGAAAGTTCTTGAAGATCAATTTGACCATACATTGATTGTGGCGCAAGATGATCCTGAGCTTGAGACATTTATGATGTTGCAAGAAAAGAATATGGCTAAGATAATTGTATTACCCGCTGTCGGTTGCGAAATGCTGGCGGATCAATTATACAAGTATGTTAATGGAGTTTATATTCCTGAATACTGGGGCCCTGGAGAAGCAGAACGCCTATGGTGTTATCGAGTAGAAGTTCGTGAGACACAATCTAACATGGCTTTTAGAGAAGGTCATCGTGAATGGAATGAGGACTTATTCGCATGAAATATAATATCTATGATATCGGCGGCGAAGTTGTTAAGGACAACGAAACGTATGTTCTTAAAGACAACAAAGCTTTAAATAATCTTGTACTTAGTTCCACTGATCTAAAGCCCGGACAAAGTACACGTGGGCATAGTCATCCCGGGCAGGAAGAAGTTTATTACTTTGTTTCTGGTACGGGTGAAATGGAACTGGATGACAAGAAATTTAATGTCCAGGGTGGGGATGTTGTTCTAATACCGGACGGTGCCTTCCATCGTGTTCACAACAGTTCAAAAGTTAACCCATTGTATTTTGTTTGTGTATTTGACGGCAAGCGAAATCACTAATATGAAATTATGCTTATTGGGCGACACACATTTTGGTGTCAGAAATGATTCGAGAGCTTTTCATCAGTATTATGAGAAATTCTATAGTGAGATATTTTTCCCATATCTAGAAGAACATAATATTGATACTGTTATTCAATTGGGCGACTTGTTTGATCGTAGAAAGTATATTAACTTTCTTTCCTTGGCTGAATCTAGAAGATACTTCTTTGATGAACTAGCAAAAAGAAATATTAAACTTATTGCCTTAATTGGTAACCACGATATCTTCTGGAAAGAAAGTCTTTCTGTAAATTCCCCGAGATTGCTTCTTAAAGATTACACTAATATTACATTGGTGGAAAATCCCACGGCTATGATGTTTGATACTATGAAGATGGACATTATTCCTTGGATTTGTAAAGAGAACGAAAAAGAGATAGCGTCGTTTATTACAGAGAGCAATGCCGACTATTGTCTTGGACATTTTGAATTGTCTGGATTTCAGATGATGAAAGGTATTGAAAGCCATGATGGTATGGATAGATCATTATTGTCATCTTATAATCATGTCTTTAGCGGACACTATCACACTAAGTCTACTCAGGATAACATTACGTATCTAGGTACACCATATGAACTTGCATGGAACGACGAAGGCGACGTAAAAGGTTTCTATGTTCTTGATACTGATAAGCCGGAGGATGTACAGTTTGTAGTAAATACAAACCAAATGTTTGTTAAGTATTACTATGATGACGAAAAGGAAGATCCTCGTTCTATAGATACATCCTACTTTGCTAGCAAATATGTAAAGCTTGTGGTCGTCAATAAGAAAGACTTTTTGAAATTCGATAAATTTATTGAATCAATTTATAACAAAAGTCCTATTGAATTAAAAATCATCGAAGACTTTTCGGAGTTCGAAGCCGACGCCTTAGATGAATCTATTGACTTAGAAGATACTATGACATTATTATCAGAGTATGTCGATAATATTGAAACAGATGTAGACAAAGAGAAACTAAAAACACTATTGAAAACTCTTTATGTCGAAGCTCAGCATTATGAGGAAGCATGATAAGATTTACTAAAATTCGATGGAAGAACTTTCTTTCTACGGGTGGACAATTTACAGAGATTGAATTTACAAAGCATCCATCTACTCTTATTGTGGGGGAAAACGGTGCGGGTAAAAGTACTATTCTAGATGCTATTTGTTTTGCCCTATTCAACAAACCATTTAGAAATATCAATAAGCCTCAGCTTATGAATAGCATTAACGGCAAGCATCTTGTCGTTGAGGTTGAGTTTACTATTGGCAAAAAAGATTATAAAATCATTCGAGGAATGAAGCCAGGTATATTTGAAATATACTGCGACGACAATCTAATGAACCAGGATGCTGCAGCAAGAGATTACCAAAAGTATCTTGAGGAAAGTATTCTTAAGTTAAACTATAAGTCTTTTACTCAGATTGTTATTCTCGGTTCAGCATCCTTTACGCCGTTCATGCAGTTATCACTTGGACATAGACGTGAGATCATCGAGGATATTCTAGATATTCAAATCTTTACCGTCATGAATAGTTTGTTAAAGGACAAAGCTAATGACATTAAAGCCTCAATTACGGAGATTGAGAATAGTATTACTTTGGGTAAAGACAGAGTAAAGGTGCAACAACAGTATGTTGCTACACTCGAAACAGATAAACAGAAAAAGATTGATGACACAAAGAGTCGTATTGAAGAAGTTAAGGCAGAAATCGCAGGCCTAAATGCAACCGTTGAAGAAGAAAAGAATATTTGTGATACTTTGGAGCAATCTATAAATGATGCTGACGACAAGAGGACAAAGCGATCAGAACTTTCTAGTTTATTGAAGAAGCTAGGCGAAAAGATTAAGACGCAGGAAACAAGCATTACGTTCTATGAGGAACACGATGTATGTCCTACATGCAATCAAAATATGGATGATGACCTTCGTACAACAGCTAAGGAAACACATAAGCATAAGATTGACGAAATCCAAACTGCTATACAAACTCTGACCGAAAAAATAACTGAGATTGATAATCGTTTAACAGAAATTTCTGATATAGAAGACAATATTACAGACCATAAGAATAATGTAGTTCAATTACAATCTAAGGTAATTGCATCCCACACATATCTGCAGAAGCTTCAAAATGAGCTTGATTCTAATAATACAGATACTGCAAATATAGACGAAGAAAAGACAAAGCTAAAAACACTTGCTAAACAAGTTTTATCGCTTGCAGAAGACAAAAGTAAAATTACAGAACAAAAACATTACCTGGATATTGCATCTGTACTACTAAAAGATACCGGTATTAAAACTAAGATTATTAAACAGTATCTACCTGTTATTAATAAATTAGTAAATAAATACTTGGCGGCAATGGATTTCTTTGTTCACTTTGAATTAGATGAGTCCTTTAATGAGACAATTAAATCTAGACATAGAGATGAATTTAGTTATGCCTCATTTAGTGAGGGTGAAAAGCAAAGAATTGATTTAGCATTATTGTTTACCTGGAGAACGATTGCTAAAATGAAGAATAGTGCAAGTACAAATCTATTGTTATTGGATGAAGTATTTGATTCTTCACTAGATGCCAACGGAACAGATTATGTTATGAATTTATTAGATACTATTGGTAATGACACTAACGTGTTTGTTATCTCGCATAAAGGCGACCAGTTATTTGATAAATTTAAGTCTGTTATTAAATTCCAAAAATATCAAAATTATAGTAGAATATCAACATGATTATTAGAAAAGACCAGCTTAATTTAATTGAACCTGAAAGTGAATTATTGCAGCGTCCGCCTGCACTGTTTGACTTCGAAAAGGACGGTGCAGATGCCGAAATGATTTCGAATCTATTATTTGAGAAAATGAAACAACTAGGCGGGGCTGGGTTAAGTGCTAACCAAGTTGGTCTTGATATTAGAATGTTTGTTATGGGATTGGATAATATTAAAATTGCAGTATTTAATCCTGAGATTATTTCTTATTCAGAAGATACAGATCATTTTGATGAAGGTTGTTTATCTTATCCAGGATTAATGCTTAGAATTAAACGCCCTAAATCTATTAATGTTAGATATTATAATCAAAATAATGAGTTAATAGAAACTCCTGTAGAAGGATTAACTGCTAGAATATTCCAACATGAATATGACCACATGATGGGACATAATTTTACAGAACGAGTTTCTAAATTAAAATTAGATTTTGCTAAAAAGAAATTTGAAAATAAAAAGAAAAAGATTATTAAAAAATACGCAGCTAAAACAATGATCGAGGCTTTAAATGACCATACAAATTCCTAAAGAATATGATGATGGATATGACTTCGGATTTACCGCAGTAGATTCTGAAGAAACAGTTATTGAAAAACCCGTAGTAAATACCGAACCAATTAATCAAAATCTATCTAGTTTAGATGATAAGGTTTCTGATATATTATCTAAAATAGATGCATTAGAAGAAATTATTAAAGCAAGTGCTGGTGCAGGTAAAGAGTTTGATATAGATTCATATCGCCAGTTAGTTGAAAAAGATGTAAAGGAAAAATTAATTAAATTAGAAGGATTAATTCTTCCATTATTAATTAATTTAAAAAAGAATCCTGATAAAGATATTATCAAGTGGCCTAATCGAGTACCCGTCATTGACTCACAAATACAAAAAATTCTAGCCATAACAAGAGCAACTTAATAAAAAGGTTTTACCTTTTAGGATTGACACCGTTGTCGCCAGGTGTTATAATTAGACATAGTAAGGAGCAACTATGTCAATTGAACAATCTAAATCTATTCTGGCAAAACTTCTAGCTCAAGAGAACATCTCAGTCGAGCACCGCAAAACCACAACTGCATACTTTGACCCGAAGAATCGGGTGCTGACGCTTCCTATTTGGAAGAACATGAGCAACAACGTTTATGACTTGCTTGTAGGTCACGAAGTAGGTCACGCATGGGCAACCCCGCCCGAAGGTTGGCACGATCAAGTTACAGGCAATTCTCCGGGTTTCAAGACTTATCTTAACGTTGTCGAAGATGCTCGTATCGAGCGCAAGATCAAGAGCATGTATCCTGGTCTCAAGTCTTCTTTCTATGCTGGCTATCGAGAACTAGTCGAACAAGACTTTTTCGGTATCACAAAATATAACCTTAAAGTCAACAAGCTTTCTTTGATCGATCGTTTGAATTTGCACTTTAAGATCGGTCCCTTCATGGCAGTCGAATTCAAACCCTCTGAACAGGTCTATGTTGAGCGTATGGAGAAGCTTGAGACCTGGGCCGAGGTTGTGGCTCTTGCTAAAGAACTTTATAAGAAACGCATCGAAGAACTTGAAGACATCACCGAGGGCGATGTTGAGCTTGTAGAGTCTGACGAAATGGATAAGGACGATGACGGTGACGGCGATTCGACCGGCGAAACTACTTATGAGTCTACGTATGATCCTGAATCTGTAACAGATGCAGAATTTCGTCGACGTGAGAAAGAACTAATCGACCCAACGATTCTTCCTTATCGTTATGCTAACCTACCTACAGTTGATATTGATAAGTGTATTATTGATTACAAGACTTTGTACTCAAAAACAGAATGGCCCGCTCCTCGGCCGGATGTAAAATCTGACAAGACACTGCACGATGAATATAAGAGCCATAATTCTCGATTCATTCAGTATCTTGTTAAAGAATTTGAACTTCGTCGAAATGCGGCCCAAATGGCACGTGCAACAGTAGCACGCACCGGCGAGCTTGATATTAACAAAGCATTCTCATACAAGATCAAGGATGATCTGTTCAAACGTGTAACTAATATCCCCGGTGGAAAGAATCACGGAATGGTAATGTTTGTTGATTGGTCTGGCTCTATGGGTGATGTTCTAAAAGCTACTATCGAGCAAACACTGGTGCTTGCAGATTTTTGCCGAAAGGTCAACATTCCTTTCCGTGTATTTGCATTTTCAGATCATCCAGAGGCTTCGGTTTACGCACATCATAAAAATATCTATACTCAGAAACCCGATGCAAAATTCTCAATGCGTGACGGTGATATGTATATCGGATATTCTACGTTCTATGCTCTTGAAATTTTGTCTAGTCGTATGAGTATTGCAGATTACAATTTTGCTCAGCAAAAACTATTGTTTATTGGCGATTGTAATCAACGACGTCATGGGTATCTTCAACGTCCCTTTGACGTTCCAGATACACTTCGCTTGAATGGTACGCCTTTGAATGAGAGTATTATTTTTGCGACAAAGTTTGTGCCTGCATTCAAAGAACAACACCGTCTGGATGTGGTGAATACTATTTTCTTGACTGACGGTGAATCTAACGAAATGGATTCAATCTGTAATAATGGAACTCGTCAAAGTCTGAATACCAAGTATGGTCTGCCATATCGGTCACGTTCTAATACGATCATTAAAGATCGAGCAACAGGTCACGAAGGTCATGCTAAACCCGACCAGCCCATTACAATCGCATTTCTAGAATTGTTCCGTAAAATTACAGGTACAAATGCTATTGGTTATTATCTAATTAATTCATCTAATAAAAATACAATTATTAATACTGCACACCGTGCAGGTATTAATGCTAATCCAGATAAGATTATCAGCGATATTAAAGAAAATAAATTCTTTATGGTTTCTGATTATGGATATAGTAAATATTTTATTGTTAAATCAAGTGATATTGAAATTACCGATGATATTATTAATATCTCTACAGATGAAGCAAAATCTTCACCGAAGAAACTAGCCAAAGCATTCACAGAAATGCAAAAGAAAAAGTTGGTCAATCGTGTTCTTTTGAATCGATTTGTTGCAGAAATTGCTTGACACCTGCATCAAACGGCTTTATAATTAATTTGTTCACACACCCACAGGAGTTTACATTATGAAATCGACTATTGACAAAGCAGCTCTGATCGCCACTCTTAAAGACAAGTTTGGCACATCTGTTAAACGTAAAGATGTTCTGACCTATGTTAAAGAAAAGAACATGCCGATTCCCAATTGGCTAATTAATGGTGCAGAGTATAAATCTGGTATTCGTGGTATTATTAATCTTGGAAGTACAGTTATGCCTACAGAAGAAACACCTGCGCCCGTAATCAATGCCCAGGTATTGCAGATTGAGCCGCTTCGTCAAAAGAAACTTCTTGCAGAAGTCGGTGATCTAATTCCGGCGAAAGATGCACATTATGTTCCTTTCGGGTTTTACCGTGATCTGGAATCTATTATCAACTCGAAAGTGTTCTACCCGGTGTTTATCACTGGTCTTACGGGTAACGGTAAGACTACAATGGTCGAACAAGTTTGCGCTAAACTGAAGCGAGAATGTATTCGTGTGAACGTTTCTATTGAAACTGACGAAGACGATTTGGTCGGCGGTCGAACTCTGATTGATGGCAACATCACATTCCAAGAAGGCCCAGTCCTTTTGGCAATGCGTCGAGGTGCTGTTCTGCTGATTGACGAGATCGATCGTGGTAGCAACAAACTAATGTGTATTCAAGGTATTCTTGAAGGCAAGCCTTTCTTCAATAAAAAGACAGGCGACGTTATCAACCCCGCTCCTGGTTTTACTGTTATTGCTACAGCAAACACTAAAGGTCAAGGTTCGGATAGCGGCAAGTATATTGCAGCACAAATTTTGGATGAGGCGTTCCTTGAGCGTTTCCCAATTACTGTTGAACAAGAATATCCCACATCTAAGATCGAGCGCAAGATTGTTATCAATAACATGAAAGCTCATAACTGCGTGGATGAGGATTTTGCAGACAAGCTTGTTAAATGGGCAGAGGTTATTCGCAAGACCTATATGGAAGAAGCGATCGATGAAATGATCTCGACTCGACGTCTTGTTCATATTGTTCGAGCATTTGCTATGTTCAAAGATCAAAAGAAAGCTATTGAACTTTGTATTAACCGCTTTGATGCAGATACAAAGAACGCATTCCTTGATCTTTACAAGAAGCTGGAAGAACCTGCTCCGACTCAGGATACAGTACAGCCTTCACCGAATGAAGACAAAGAAATCGAATTCTAAATTTTTTATTTTATTCAAAGGGCGCCCAGCGCCCTTTTTCCTGTTTCTATAGGCTATAAATAATTTAGATATTATAATTACATAATAAGGAACTGAAATGAAAACAGCATTAATTACTGGTATCACTGGACAAGATGGTTCTTATCTAGCAGAACTATTATTGGAAAAAGGTTATAAGGTACATGGTATTATTCGAAGAAGCTCTTCAATCAATACCAAGCGCATTGACCACATCTACAACAATCCAAATCTAAAACTACATTATGGCGATGTGACCGACTCTTTATCACTAATGAATGTGATAAAGAAACATAAACCCGACGAAATCTATAACCTTGCGGCGCAAAGTCACGTTGCTGTTTCTTTTGAAACGCCTGAGTACACTGCTATGGTTGATGCTTTAGGCACGCTAAAAATTCTAGAAGCAGTTAGACTTTTGGATATGCAGGATAGTGTTAAAATTTATCAAGCATCTACTTCGGAACTATATGGACTCGTACAAGAAATTCCTCAAAAAGAAACAACACCATTTTATCCTCGATCTCCTTATGGTGTGGCTAAATTATATGGCTATTGGATCGTCAAGAACTATCGTGAAGCCTACAATATGTTTGCTTGCTCTGGTATTCTTTTTAACCACGAGTCCCCTCGCCGCGGACATAACTTTGTTACAAAGAAAATTGTAAATGGTTTAGAGGCAGTCAGCGCTGGTCGTCAAGATGTTCTTTTGCTAGGCAATCTTAACGCAAAGCGCGATTGGGGTCATGCTAAAGACTATGTCGAGGCAATGTGGTTAATCCTACAGCAGGACACTCCTGATGATTATGTGATTGCAACGGGCGAACAATATTCGGTTAAAGAGTTTGTTGAACGTTGCGCTCCTTATTATGGTTTAAAGATTCGCTGGGAAGGCGAAGGTGAAAACGAAATCGGTATCAACGAATATAACGGCAAAGTTGTTGTTCGAGTTGATAAGAAATACTTCCGACCAGCAGAAGTAGAAACATTGTTGGGCGATTCTACAAAGGCTAGAACTGTATTGGGTTGGACACCTAAATATGATTTCGACGCATTGGTTAAGGATATGTGCCTGAACTTTGAGTGAGGTTTTTATGGAAAAGAATAGTAAAATATTTGTTGCGGGGCATCGAGGTTTGGTCGGCTCTGCGATTGTTAAAAAGCTACAAGAAGAAGGTTATACGAATCTAGTTCTACGTACACGCAATGAATTAGATTTGCGTGACCAACGAGCAGTTAAAAACTTCTTTAGTACAGAACGTCCCGAATATGTTTTTCTAGCAGCGGCAAAAGTGGGCGGCATTAATTATAATGCAACACATTCTGCAGACTTCATCTATGATAATTTAGCTATTCAGACTAATGTCATTGATGCAGCATATCGCAATGGTTGTCAGAAACTTCTTTTTCTCGGTTCGGCGTGTATCTATCCTAAGGTAACACCGCAACCTATTAAGGAAGAATATTTGTTAACTGCTCCCCTTGAACCTACGAATGAAGGTTATGCACTAGCAAAGATTGCCGGCTTGCGTATGTGCGAATACTACAGAAAACAATATGGGTTTAATGCCATTAGCTGTATGCCCGCAAACTTGTATGGCCCAAATGATAATTTTATCCCAGAACAAGGTCACGTTATTCCCGGTATTATTACTAAAATGTACCATGCAATTGCTGGCGGCCAAGACAGTATTGAATGTTGGGGCGACGGTACACCTACTCGAGAATTCCTATATGTAGATGATCTTGCAGATGCATGCTTTTGGTTAATGCAGAATTATAACGAAAGCCAATTTGTTAATGTTGGAAGCGATGAAGAATATACCATTAAAGATCTAGTAGAACTTCTTAAGAAAGAAATGTGCTTCAAGGGAGACATCGTTTGGAACACTAGTAAACCTAACGGAACTCCTAGACGTAAAATGGATAACAGCAAACTAAAGGCGCTTGGTTGGTCTCCTAAAGTAAAATTTGAGGAAGGTATCAAACGTACTATTCAGTCATTTAAGAAAGAAAAGGGGATGCTATGAGATGGCCTTTGATGGGTGAGACTATCACCTTTACCGACCGCCTAAAGATGGCGCATTTTGTTTTAACTGCAAAGCGATTCACGTATGGCGAGAAGGTAAAACAGTTTGAGGATGATTGGAATAAGTGGCTAGGTTCTTCCTATTCATTGTATGTCTCATCTGGTAGTACAGCAAACTTTTTACTTGTTGCTGCAGTTATGGAAATGTATGGTCTTAAGCCTGGCGATAAAGTATTGTTGCCCGCTTGCACTTGGATGACCAACGTAGCACCTATTATTCAACTTGGGTTAACTCCTATTTTCTGCGATGTTAATATGCAGAATTATAGTTTTGATCTAGAAGATGCTAAGTACATTAGTACAAAGCATAAGGATATTAAACTTATTTTTGTATCGCATCTATTAGGTTTTTCCGGCGACAATGAAAAGCTAAGAGAAATTTTCCCTCACGCTTATGTCATAGATGATGTATGCGAGTCTCATGGCTGTACTGATAGAGATAATGTTAAGCGTGGCGCACATAGTCTAGGTGCAACATTTAGCTTCTATTTTGGTCATCATATGTCTACGGTTGAAGGTGGTATGGTTTCTACATACAGCCCAGAACTGTATGATCTAATGCGAATGAAGCGTAGTCATGGCCTTGCCCGTGAGTCTATGAAGTACGACAAATATGCAGCAACATATCCTGCTATTGATAAACAATTCTTGTTTGTTACAGATGGCTATAATTTTAGAAACCATGAAATCCCAGCGGTGCTAGGTATATCGCAGTTGAAACGTTTGGATGATATGATTTTCCAACGTCGTAGAAATTATGACAAATACGTCGAGATCGTAAATTCGAGACCTGATTTATTCTATGGTCATCAGCATGACGTTTATAATAGTAGTTTCTGTTTTCCCTTCATCTGCAAGTCCAGAGAAACTATGTTAAGAATGAAAACTGCATTTTACGATAACGGTATCGAATATAGACCAGTTGTTAGCGGTAACCTATTGGCTCAGCCATTCTTAAATGGTTATAAAATGGTAACGAAGAAAGATGTAACTAACGCAGACATTATCCATAGTCAAGGTGTTTACATTGGTAATAATCATTTCATTAATGATAAAGATATGGAATTCTTGAAAGAAGTTGTAAAGGAAATAAAATGAGTCTAGGACAAAGTATTGAAGATATTATTAAACAAACAGTTGATACAGTATTGAGTAAAGGCGAAATGCCTGATACTGAATATATTGCTACAGATAACCTAGGCGAGATTATTGAGAAGCTTGCTATCATTCATATTCGTATGTGGATGTTAGAAGACGCTATTCAAGCAGCTACTTCAGATGAACAGATCGCAGAACTAAAGCGTAAATGTGATATTTGCTTCAAGGTTAAGCGTCCCAAGTTTGTTCAAGCTATTAATGTTCTTGTAGATGATGCTATTGCAAATAACAAATCTTTGAGAGAAGATTCAGTTAAATTGTATAAGGGAATTGACAATGCCTAAGATTGTATTCTGGAATAATTTCCATAAGGGTGATATGCACACCCAAAAAGAATTTATCAGACAAATTGTAACTGAGCTTGAAGGATATGAGTTTGGTTACATGCATGATAATCCAGAAAAACTTCTATTAGGTCTAGGTGTACCTACACTAGGTAGCCCATCTTCGCTAAGCCCACGTGAACCTTTCTACAAAGATGAGAACGATACTTTGTATGTTAATACTTGGGTGGGGTGTTTCTGGGACATATTCTGCGAGAATGGCGGAATCAATATGAATACCTTTATCGTACAATGGACAAAGATATTCGATTTCATTAATCAGGAGTGTGGTACTAATCTTAAAATTAAGAATAGAGAAGATTATCTACCTCGTGTTGACTATGAACAGTTTGACGTAAACAATATCAATGAGTTTTTAGCAAACAATAAAAATAAAAAAGTCTTGGTCTGCAACAACGTTCCTCAGTCGGGACAATCATTTGCCTCATCTATGGGTGAGTACATTTTGCCTTTGGCGGAAGCAGATCAAGACACCCTATTCATCTGCACGAATAAAATAGATACCAACGGGCTATCTAATGTGCTATTTACTGATGACATTATCAAGTGTAAGGATGGGTGTGACCTGCCTGAGATATCTTATCTAAGCAGACATTGTGATGTTATTATTGGTAAGAACTCTGGCCCATATGTATTTTGTGAGACATATGATAACTTTATGGATGAGACAAAAACATTCGTCTCGTTGAATAAGAAGCATCCAGACTTTGATACTATTAAAGAGACAATGTCTAACGGTGTAGACTATAAGTGTTCATATACTACAGTTCCTATTTTTAATATCGAATCACCTTCTGCTGATGACTGCGAACGTGTTTATAATGCTATTGTGAAGGCACTAGGTTATGAAGAAGCTTAAGCTAGGATTTACAGATACACATCCGCATCTTGCTCAATTCTTTTATTCTATTCTTAGTTCAAGATATGATGTAGAAGTTGTTACAGAAAATTTCGACTTTCTGATTTTTGGAGATGATAATTTTGGTAACAATAATTTAAATTATTCCAAAGATGATTGCGTAAAGATCTTCTTTACTGGTGAGAATAGACGACCAGAAAATTTTGATTGCCATTACGCGATTTCCTTCGATCATAACTTTGAACCGTGGCATTATAGATTGCCATTATTTGTCGTTTATATGTGGGCATGGGAACATATCCATAAGATGAAGTATGACTATAACTACATCTTCAATCCCGAAATAAAAGACAAAACAGGATTCGCTTCTTTTGTTGTCTCGAACCCTGGGTGTAAAGAACGAAATGAGTTTTTTAATATTCTAAATTCTAGAAAACCTGTTGACAGTGGAGGCAAACTGTTTAATAATATAGGTATGACTCTAGATGGGGAACAGGCAAAGATTGATTTTCTGTCATCCAGAAAGTTTAATATTTGTTTTGAACCCTACGCCCATCCTGGTTATGTAACAGAGAAAATCCTTCACGCATTCTATGCAGGCACTGTTCCTATTTACTGGGGTAGCGAAACTATTGCATCGGATTTTAATCCAAACGCATTTATTAATGCATACGATTTTAGTACACTTGAAGAACTTGCCGACTATGTAATGGAAGTAGATAGTGATGATCGCTTGTATAACGAAATGGTAACACAACCTAAGTTTACATCAAATATCCCTCCCTCCTATATGTTGTTGGACAATTTTTTAAATTGGTTTGACGCCGTAGTCTATAACAAAATTTTACAACGATGAAAATACATACATTTATTTTTAATTGGCGTGGCCAATATGATAAGACTAAACAAAAAGAACAACAACTAAAAGACCTTAACATTCCTTTTACCGTTATTAATAGTGATGAAGAACACGAAGAAGATGGTTGGGAAAATATAGGCGAAGAAAGTTATTTTACTGCCCAGTTCTTAAAGGCAGTTGAAATATTTTCTAAAACAGATGCAGATGCACTGTTCCATATTCAAGCCGATGCCAGTTTCGATAATTGGGGCGGATTGATCTACGATGCAGAAAAATACTTTGAAGAATATAATTGGGGCATTTATGCACCCAATGTAGATTACACATGGTATGATTCTAGTCGTGTTGATCTTAATGCGCTTGAACTAGAATATCCTAACCTTAAAATGGTATCCAACACTGATTGTACTTGTTGGTTCATTCATCGAGACATTATTAAAATGGCTTACGATAGAGGCGTAGACTTCTCGCCTTATAAGATGGGTTGGAGTTTTGATATTGTTTATACTGCTTTGGCTTACATGAGTCAAAGACCAGTTCTAAGAGATTATAACTATACTATTGACCATCCGAAAGGAACCAATTATAATACAGAACAGGCTGAAAAAGAAATGCAGGATCTTTTCTTCTCATTGCCTAACGATATTCAAATTGCATTCGCATCTATAAAAGGCGATAAGAATAACCTATACAATTACTACAAATAATATGCGATATGACTTTTTCCAATTAAACGATTTACTGTCTCAGAAGTTGCAGAGCGGTGAACCGTTTTCCTGCCTGCGTATAGATAATACTGCCGGCTATGTTATGGATTGTCTGTATAAAGGAGAGCTGCCATCTAAAGAGTTCTATAATGAAAACACTTTAGTAGAGGGTGGCGTATATCCTAACATTATGGAGTATGCGTATAATACTGTTATACCCATGACACATGCTGCAATGAAGAAATGTGATATCCTTGGCTTTGTGGATATGTCTGAAAGCATTGCACGTAATACACAATTTGTTTCTGAGTTTGGTGAGAAGCCAAACTTCTTTGGTCACAATGATATGTTGATTATGGATCCTGGTGCATTGTTAAATGTTACGGGTCATCACTATGTTAAAACACCTTGGCCTACATATCTAAAAGGCAAAAAGGTTCTCGTCATTAGTACCCATGCAGAAACAATACAACACCAATGGAATAATATAGATAAGATTTGGGGCGATAAGAAAGACTCCATCGTTCCATTTGACCTTGTAGGTATTATTAAATCCCCGTATCATCCTGCAATGGACGCACGGCAATATCCTGGTTGTGATACATGGGATAAGACTGTAGACTATATTATGCAGGAAATTAGACAATATGATTTCGATGTATTGTTAACTAGTTCTACAACATCCTCTCCTATCTATGCAGTATTAGCTGCTGAAATGGGTAAGGTTGGTATACAAACCGGAGGTGTGCTGCAACTATGGTTTGGTATTCTAGGTTATCGTTGGTCTGTGGAAGCAAACAACGGTTATAAACCATGGGCAACAATGTATAACGAACATTGGATGTACCCTCTTGAACAAGATGAGCCGGCGAATAGAAATAAGTACGCCTTTTTAGAAACAAACTATGCTTATTGGAAACGATGAATAAACAAGATATTATTAACGGCGTAGCCGAGTATATTAGAAATAAACAACAAAATAAAACCTGGGAAGCAGGAAAAGATTTTGTTAACTATGCTGGCCCACATTTTGATGAACGTGAGATTACAGATGCAGTTTCTGTTCTTCTAGATGGTTGGTTGGTTATGGGAGATAAGTCTCTTAAATTCGAGAAAGAATTTCCTAAACAGTTTGGAAAGAATCATGGCATTCTAACTAATTCAGGATCAAGCTCTAACCTTTTGATGATGGCTACTCTGACATCTAAGAGAGGTTATAACCTTCCTAAGGGAACAAAGGTGTTGATGCCTATTGCAGGATTCCCTACAACACTTAATCCAACTCTACAATTAGGGTTCACACCTGTTTTTGTAGATATTGAAATTGATACACTAAATTTAAATCTGGAACAAGCAGAAGCAGCGTTAAAGCAACATCCAGATATTAGAGTAATTACCTTTGCTCACGTATTAGGCAATCCTCCTAATATGGATAAGGTAATGGAGTTGGTTCAACGATACAATCTTATCTTTTTAGAAGATTGTTGTGATGCTTTGGGATCCACATATGACGGAAAACCTTTGGGCAGTTTTGGTGATATGGCTTCTTGTTCTTTTTATCCTGCACATCACATGACTATGGGTGAAGGTGGCTTCGTTGCGTGTAAAGACTATGAGACAGAAGTCATTGCTAGATCTTTCAGAGAATGGGGACGTGGTTGTTATTGCGTAGGCCCAGAAGCAAATAAACTACAATGCGGATCTTGTGGTAAACGATTCAGCGAATGGATTCCTTCCATGCCGGGTGAGGTGTTCGATCATAAATATGTCTATGATGAGATCGGTTATAATCTTAAGCCTATCGAACTGCAAGGTGCGATGGGACTTGTACAATTAGAAAAATTAGAGGAAATTCATGCCTATCGTCGCCGTAATTATCAGTTGCTATATGCTTTTTACTCTAAGTATGAGCAATTCTTCCACCTACCTAGAGCAACAGAGAAATCTGATCCTAGTTGGTTCGCCTTCCCGTTGACTCTTCGTAAGGATGCTCCTTTTACAAGAGACGAATATGTTCAATGGCTAGAACAGAATAGAATTCAGACTAGACCTTACTTTGCAGGTAACATTATGCTACAACCTGCATATTCACATATTATGGATCAAAATGTTGCAAAGAATAATTTCCCTGTTGCAACATATGTAATGACACATACTTTCTTCCATGGAACAAGTCCTGTTATTACCCCAGAACAAATTGAATATATCGGCAAAACAGCAAGTGCATTCTTGGATTTATATGTATGAAAAAGCTAAGTGACGCTGCATTAAACATAGATGGACAGCCCATGTTCAAGTACTTGGACAGGGCTAGGAAGTTGGAACAACAGGGTCGTTCAATGATTCATATGGAAATCGGTGACCCTGATTTCTCCACGCCTCATAATATTACTATGGCAGCGTTTAAAGCTTTGGCTGAGGGCAAAACACATTATACAAGTAGCTGGGGTGATCTAGAATTTAGAGAAGCAATAAGAGATGCTACATTAAGCAGCCGAGGGTTTTATCCTGATCTTAATCAAGTTCTAGTATTGCCTGGCGCAAACATTGGCATATTTTATGCGGTGTTTTGTTTATGTGATCCTGGTACAGAAGTTCTTGTACCAGACCCAGGGTTTGCGACATACTACAGTTCAATAAAGATGTGTGGTGTAAATGCAGTTCGTGTTCATTTGAAAGAGGAGCATGGATTTAGAATGCAAGCCGAGGATGTAAGAAAACTAATTACAGACAAAACAAGATTGCTTATTCTTAATAGTCCAAACAATCCGACAGGTGCAGTTATGACTAAAGAAGAATTAAAAGCAATATATGATCTATGCGTTGAGAAAGACATTTATCTCTACAGCGATGAAATCTATAGTCGAATGATTTATGACGACTATGAATTCACTAGCCCTAGCCAATATGACAAGTGCATGACCCATGTTATTTTAAGTAATGGTTTTAGCAAAGCATTTGCAATGACTGGATGGAGACTCGGTTGCTTGATTGGTCCTGCAGAAGTTATGGAAAGAATGGCTGCGTTGTTACAGACAACAAGTAGTTGCGTTAGTTCTTTCATACAAAGTGCAGGCACTGAGGCGATTCGAGGCCCACAAGATGCAGTATATAAGATGATGTTTGAATATAAACAACGCCGTGATCTATTGGTATCTGGTCTAAATACAATAAAGGGATTTAATTGTCAGACACCAGGCGGCGCATTTTATGTGTTTCCTAATATTACAGAAACGGGCCTAACAGATGTTGAGGTGTGTGAACAGCTAATGGATAAAGCAGGTGTTGTAACTGTACCGGGTAGTTGTTTTGGTGAACACGGTGCTGGGCATATTCGGTTATGTTATGCAACAGATATGTATAGTATCAAGTCTGCATTAAATCGAATTAACAAATGGGCGGAGAATCTATGAGAGTAAGTGATTGGATTGCTAATTATTTAAAATCTATTGGAGTGGAACGTGTTCATGGTCTAATGGGTGGCGGTGCTGCTGGTCTTAATGATGGTTTTATTAAGCAAGGTATGCCATATATTTGTTACCATCATGAACAAGGTGCAGGCCATGCTGCAATCGGTGAAAGTAAATTTACCGGAAAAGTCTCTGTTGTTAATCCAACGACTGGGTGTGCTGGAACAAATTGTGCAACATCTGTTCTTAATGCCTGGCAAGATAGCGTGCCTGTTGTTTTTATTAGCGGTAATGTTCGTAAAAATACTTGTAGCAGATACATTAATAAACAGCGTAAAACAAACATCAGAAAATATGGCATTCAAGAACATGATGTAGTTGAGACCTACAAGTCGATGACAAAATACTCTGTGTTTATTGAAAGCCCCGAGGATGTTTGTTACGAACTACAAAAAGCAATATTTATTGCAACCTCTGATCGTAAGGGCCCTGTTTGGCTAGATATTCCTAGTGATGTTCAAAGTGCGTCTATGCCTGAAAATCCAAGAACATACAATGATCTATCTATTAATATAGAGGGCAATTCTGAAATTTTTGAAACTTATAAAGACCTAATTAATAAGGCAGAAAGGCCTGTTGTTCTTGCAGGTTACGGTATTAGACAAAGTGATACTGTAGAAAATTTTGTAGAGTTTATTGAGCAATACAATATTCCCTATGTTAGTACATATGGTGCTCGAGATTATACAGAGTTCAATCATCCTCTTAATATTGGCGCAGTGGGTATTAAAGGAAGTAGAGCAGGTAATTTTGCGATGCAGAATGCTGATCTATTATTAATTCTAGGATGTAGTTTAAATAGTAGCGTAATTGGTTATGATCCTGCGCAGTTTAGTCCAAAGAGTTATAAAATACTAGTAGATATAGATTCCAATGAAATGGAAAAAGATATTATTAAAGTGGACAAAAAGTTCTGTTCCTCATTAGACAAATTTTTCGCGGGGATGAAATGAATAGACAAGAATGGATTGCAAAATGTAATGACTGGAAAAATAAGTGGCCTACAATTATTCCAGAATATAAAGCAAACAACGAAGACTATGTCTTTAATCTATATGCTGTTTTAGATGCTATTAACAAATATAGCAGACCCGAAGATATTTTAATGGGTGATGCTGGTAGCATTAGTTATGCTGGCCCTGTTGCTCTTGAGACTAAGCCGGGGCAACGAATGATCTTCAGTCCAGCTCAAGCGGATATGGGATGGGCAGTTCCCGCAGCAGTGGGTGTAGCCATGGCTAGTAAACAACCTGTAATTGCTATTGTAGGTGACGGCAGTTTTATGAGTAACGTGCAAGAACTTGCGGTCATCAAGCAACACAATCTAAATATTAAGTTCTTTATTCTTAACAATGATGGTTATCTTAGTATCAAGAATACACAAAGTAAATACTATGATGGTCGAGTATATGGTACAAGTACAGAAACGGGTATTTGGTTCCCTAGCTTTCACAACATTGCTATGACATTTGGTCTACGTTATGTTGATATGAGATTAGCACATGATCTGTTACAGATACCTTTACTTCTAGAAAGTCCAGAACCTATGATTATAGATTGTAAGTGTCTATCATCACAAGAAATTCTACCTGCTCAGGCATTGCGTGATGGCAAGCAAGTAGGCTTACATGATATGACGCCCTTCTTACCTGATGATGTTCTAAAACAAGAAATGATAGTGGAGCTATAATAATGAAAGTAGTTGTTATCGGTGCCGCGGGATTTATCGGCTCATACTTAACAAAACGTCTTACAGAAAAACATCAAGTGTTGCCAGTATACAGAGATACATTTGATGTGTTCGACAACCAAACAGTAAAAACTATTCTCGAAACTATTAAACCTGACTACGTGATAAATTGCCTATCGCATGGAGGATACGACTTATCTAGTAATAATTCAGAATACTTTTCTAAGAACATGACTTTGTTCTGGAACTTTTATTCTAATCAAGAACATTTTGGTAAGTATATTAATATAGGATCAGGTATTGAAAAAGTAGTAACGCCTAATTATAATAATGCATATGCTTTCTCAAAGAGAGAGATTTCTAAAATAATTAGAACAAACAATAAGTTTCTAAATTTCTACCTATATGGATGTTTCGGTAGCCACGAAAAAGATACAAGGTTACTAAAGAGATTTCTTGCAAGCGAAGAGCCGTTCGTTCTAAAGAATGATAGACGCTTTGATTATATCTCGATACAAGATTTCTATAAGTTTATAGAATATGAATTGGATGGCAAACTTGCAACCGAAACAACATTTACAGAAATAGATTGTGTCTATAATAACAAGATGCTCATTAGTGAGTTTCTAACTATGTTCTGTGATATAAATAATATTAGAAAGAACTTTATTATTGAATCGACAAGTGATGATGATTACATTGGCCGAAATCCTAACTTGCATGGGTTGCACCTTTACGGTATTGGACACGGCCTTAAAGAATATATGGCATGAAAAATAAAATTGTTTACATTACAGGATGCTTAGGTTTCATTGGATACCATGTGACCAAAAAATGTTTAGATGCAGGCTTTTATGTTTTTGGTATAGATAAAAAGACATATGCCAGCAATCTAAATTTTCTCCCAGAACTTCTCAAATACCCACACTTTAAATTCTTAGAATCCGATATCAACGATATCGAGCGAATTTTAGATTGTGACTACTTTATTAATACTGCCGCAGAAACTCATGTGGATAACAGTATTGTAAGTTCTGACGTTTTTCTAAAAAGCAACATTAACGGTGTTCATAAAATACTTGAGCTTATAAAGGTAATGCCTAAAGCTCGTAGACCGACACTATTGCATTTTAGTACGGACGAAGTCTATGGAGATATCGCGTCTGGTTTCCATACAGAAACAGATCTACTAAAGCCTAGCAATCCTTATTCTGCATCCAAAGCAGCCGCTGATATGTTGGTGCTTGCGTGGGCCAGAACATTTGATATTCCATACGTAATTGTTCGACCAACAAATAATTATGGTATAGGTCAGTATGTTGAGAAGTTTATTCCTAAAGCAATTAAGAATCTCACACTAGGTAAACCTATAATGATGCATGACCATGGTACTCCTAGACGAACATGGTTACACGTTTCAGATACGGCATCTGCAATTATGACAATAGTTAATTCGGGTGTCAAAAATGAGATCTATAATATCTCTGGAAATTACGAAGAACAAAATATTGCTGTCGCACGAAAAATAATTGACGAATTTTACATTACAACAGAGTATGAATCTTTTATGGACTTTACAGAAAAGAGACAAGGCCAAGATGTAAGATACGCTATAGATGACTCTAAATTAAAAGCATTGGGATGGGCACCTGTTGCTGATTTTGATACTGAGCTAAAAGCTATTGTAGATTATTATAAAGAAAATTTTATATGGTAAAGAAAATTATATCAATTAGCGTATGGGGAAATGATCCTCGCTATATTAAAGGTGCTGAAAGACAGTACGAATTAGCTAAAGAATTCTATCCCGATTGGAAGTTTAGAATCTATACTGACGATAGAAACAAATTTACGCATCTCAAGGATGCCATGATTGTAGAAGTCACTGACGGTAGTTATGGTATGTACTGGAGATTCGGCGCAATGTTTGAGGACAGCGAGAACATTGTTATTGTCAGAGATTCTGATAGTAGAATAACTGAGCGAGAAGCGAGAGCTGTTAACGAATGGTTGGAATCAGATAAAAAGTTTCATACATTCAGAGATCACGATGCACATTATGAATTTCCTATCATAGGTTGTGCATTTGGTTATAAAGGACGCTTTGATCTTGATACGTTTTATCGTATGTTAGATTATAGAAAACGCCTGGACAAATATCTCGGAGATCAACTATTCTTAAGGGATATAATTTATCCTTTGGTTGAAAATAATATGTTGGTACATTCGATGCATGAAGGATGGTTCGGGGAGACACGAAAACAATTAGTCAATCCTTATGACTTCTGCGGCAACGGATATGATGAGAATGATATGCCTTTGTATCCACCCACACTTGCAGAATGTAACGGATTCGAACCAAGCAAAGTTTCACCTGAGTTTAAGTTCAACAAAGGTGCACTTAAATGAAAAGCTATTTTATCGTACCTGTATTCAATAAAGAATTTTTAATTGCAGATGTTTATCTAGGAATTGTTAATTCTGTTACACCCGGTTCCGACTACAAAATAATTTTTATTATAGATGGATGTACAGACAATAGTGAGAACATCATTAGAAGTTATAATAATGAAAATGTAATTATATTGCGCGCCGATGATGTACATGAGATACTAAGTTTGAATATGGGTCTTAACTATATCAAAGACAATCTTGACCCACAATCTGGCGATTTAGTATTTACAGTGCAAGATGACGTTGTCTTGCAGCAACCTAGTATTGATAAAGCATTTGAAGGTCTATTCAAAGAATATCCAGACTTAGGTTATGTCAGTATGCGACTTGGTGCTACAATACACGGAAACGCTGACGGCATATTTGAATCTGATTTAGTCGAATCTGAATTCGGTCATTGGAAACAACTTGGTATGAATCATTATAGTATGGTTCCATACAGCGCAATAGTAATTAAAGATATTGCAGTAAGAAGTCCTACTTGTATGTTATGGGATAGATATGCAGAAGCCGGATTCTATGATGAGAATTTGGCTCCATGTGGTTATGATTGTCATGATATGAGTATTCGCATGAATAAGCTAGGTTATCGTAATGCAGTATTCGGTCTTAGATACAGAAGTGATGTTGAATGGGGTGGCATGAGAATGAATCCAGATACAAAGATTAATTCTAGATTCGGTGATATCTACGATAGGAATCGAAAATATCTTGTTACAAAGCATAGTGATTATTTTGAAGGTAAACGATGAAATATGAAGATATGACAATAGATCAACTAAGTAAAGAAGAAGTTGAATCTATTAAGGATAGAAATGTTCTTTATAACTTATTTAAGAACTCCTATCAAAATTTACCAGATGAAGTTAAACAACATCGAGAATATTTTACCCAAGAAGGTAGAGGCTTCGGTGAAGATGCATTTCACGCAATGTGGTATTACATTTTCAAACACTATCAACCTAAACAAATTTTAGAGATTGGTGTGTTTAGAGGACAAACTCTATCATTGTTTCAGTTGCTAGGGAATCTGTTTAATATAGATGTTAATGTAGTTGGTATTTCTCCAATGGCATCTATTGGCGATTCTAAATCTAATTATGTTGATATAGATTACGAAGCAGACATACTACAGAACTTTGACCAATTTAATCTAAAGCATCCTAAACTTGTTCGCGCATTTTCTGCAGATGCTAATGCGAGATATGAGATTAAAACAAATAATTGGGATCTAATTTACATAGATGGAAATCACGATTATATTAATGTGTTGATTGACTACTTTAATTGTGTGGATACTCTAAACCAAACAGGTATTATTGTGTTAGATGATTCTAGTCTTTATACAGACTTTAATGTCGAAGGTGCATTTAGAGGCCATGAGGGTCCATCGACTGTAGTACGAGATATTGTTAGCAAAGAGCTTGATAATTTTATTTCGGTTGGTCATAATAATTGTTTTAGAATTCCTCCGTATGAAGAATAAAGTAACAGTAATTACAGCAACAACAGGTTCTCCGTATCTAAGAAAAAATTTAGAATCTGTTGCTGCTCAAACATATGGCGACGTTCAACATCTTGTTTTTGTTGACGGTGAACACCATATGGATAAAGTTAAACCGCAGTTGGATGGAATAAATGCATCGGTTATAGTTTTACCATACGCAACAGGCATTGAACAATACAACGGGCATAAGATGTATGCTGCGGGAACATATCTTGCGAAAGGTGATTACATCTGCTATTTGGATGAGGATAATTGGATCGATCCGAACCATGTGGAAAGTCTAATGGCAGTAGCTGACGAAAATAGTTATGCCTGCTCGCTTAGAAAGATAGTAGATTCTGATGGCAAATATATTTGCAACGATGATTGCGAAAGTCTTGGAAATTGGATTTCGGTTATCAACGACTACTTTGTTGATGTAAACTGTTTCTTTTTTCCTAAACGACTTGCACTACAACTAACACCATTATGGTATAGACGTGCAAGACACCCTGATGATCAACCTGAGGTCGATCGTCTATTGACATATACTCTGAGAGAAAATAAAATAGAGTGTAAGGTAAGTGGTCTGTATACTGTAAACTACAGAGCAGGCAACAGATCAGATTCGGTTCAAGCCCGGTTTTTCTTACAGGGCAATGAAATTATGAAACAACGATATAATGGAGTTTTACCATGGGCGAAATAGATTACAAATACAATGAAGGTGAGCTAATTAGAGAATTGAAAGAATACATTGATTCTACATACGGCCAACATTATTCATTGTCCAAATATCAAGCATCTGAATTTATTATTGATAACGGTCACGGTGTCGGCTTTTGTGCTGGCAATGTTATGAAATATGTTCAACGTTATGGAAAGAAAGCAGGAAGGAATAGACAAGACCTATTAAAGGTGTTACACTATGCTTTAATGCTGTTGTATGTTCACGATGCAGAAACAGGCGAAGGCGTTGAAAACGATGAGCCGCAATATAAAGAACCAATCCAATTTCACCCAGTTTAATACAAAGGATATATTATGCAATTTAGTAATGAAACGATTCAACTATTGAAGAACTTTGCTGCAATTAACAGCAACATTCTTATTCGCAAGGGTAAGACACTGTCTACAATTAGTACAGCAAAGAATATCTTTGCTAAGGTAACAGTTACAGAAGACTTTCCGGTCGAGGTACCTGTTTATGATTTGAACTCTTTGTTGGCGTTGTTGACTTTGATGGAAAATCAAAATGTTGAGTTTGGTGATAAGTCGTTGACTATCTCTAAAGATAATGGCAAGTTTGAGTATTTCTATTCTAACGCCAGCGTCATTGTTGCAGCACCAGATAAGACGATTGAGATTGATGAACATTTCAAGTTCAACCTTTCCTCTGAAGATGTTAATATGCTTATCAAGGCAGCAAATATTACAGCTGCTCCTACAATCTCTGTTATCGCAAAAGATGGCAAGGTTACATTGGCAGTAGGCGACAAGAAAAACGATACAGCAAATACCTATAAAAAGACTATCGGTGATAGCTCAGAAACATTTGAGTGCCATATGTCTGTAGATAACTTCAAGATTGTTCCTGACGCATATGAAGTCACTATCTCTAAGAAGAAGTTGTTCCACTTCAAGCACGCCACAAAACCGCTTGAATACTTTATCGCAATGGAGCCGGATTCTGTAGTATGAACACGGCCACTCGCAGATCATTTGCAAAGACCCTAGGTCTTGTTGGTTTGGTTGCAGTAGGAATCGAAGGATATAAACAAGCAAAAGAACGCATCGTTTATAAACAAGATGAGATTCCTTCTGCAGAACTTGAACAACAACTTGAAGGCAAGCCGGTTCTTCAGTTGGCAGCAACATACGGAAAACCGAAATACAGAAATTCTTTTTATCTTGTTGGAATGGAAGATTATGAAGAAGGTACTCGTAAAGATGTTAAAGTGCAAATAGTACCTGGGCCTGATGGCAAACTGTATGTCAAGGAAAATGATTCCTGGCGTAAAATTTAATATTATGGAGTTGTTATGGAAGTTCGTGAAGATCAATTTTTGTGGGTTGAAAAGTATCGCCCTCGTAAGCTAGATGAATGTATTCTGCCCGCCGAACAGAAGAAGGTATTCGATGAAATGCTTTCTAAAGGCGAGATTCAGAATATGCTATTGTGTGGTGGTGCGGGCATGGGTAAGACCACTATTGCCCGAGCATTGTGTGAAGAACTAGGAACAGATTATATCATCATTAACGGTTCTGAAGAATCTGGTATTGATGTTCTTCGTAGCAAGATTAAACAGTTTGCGTCTACTGTTTCCTTTAGTGGTAAGACCAAAGTTGTTATTCTTGACGAAGCAGATTATTTGAATCCTAATTCTACTCAGCCTGCCCTCCGAGCATTCATTGAAGAATTCTCGGCAAACTGCCGATTCATTTTTACTTGTAACTTTAAAAATCGTATTATTCAACCTCTGCATTCTCGATGTGCGGTTATTGAATTTAAGATTGCTAAAGCAGACAAGCCGAAAATTGCAGCATCATTCTTCCAAAGAGTTATTGAAATTCTTAAGCATGAGCAAATCGAAGCTGACCCTAAGGTCGTTGCTAAGGTAATTGAAAAGCATTTCCCTGACTATCGTCGAATTCTAAACGAACTTCAGCGTTACAGTTCTTCGGGTAAAATTGACGAAGGTATCTTAGTCAATATGGGCGAAGTTAATATGAAAGAACTTACCCTGGCTCTGAAGGAAAAAGACTGGAAGCGTATGCGTTCGTGGGTCGTTAATAATATTGACAATGACCCACAAACATTGTTTAGAAAGTTCTACGATACTTTGGCTGACGATGTTGTCCAAGTCCCGCAGCTTGTTCTGTTGCTTGCAGATTACCAATATAAGTCTGCATTCTGCGCAGACCAGGAAATTAACCTGGTTGCATGTCTAACCGAAATTATGGCTTCGGTACAGTTCAAATGAGAATTTCGGGTATAATTTACGATGTAGAATACCTCGAGCCAGACCAGCTTGGGGGTAATCTGGGCACCGCTGATTTTGATAAACAACGAATTTGTATCTCAAATCGAGCAACATTTCAAACTAAGCGTATTGCCCTGTTACATGAGACTATACATATATTAGACAGGACATATGGGATTGGTCTGGATGAAAAACAAGTAGTTCTTCTTACCCATGCTTTAATTGCGTTAAAAGAGGATAATCCAGATGCAAATATTATTTAATACTTTTTCTAATACTATCCAATGGATAAAGGATGATTGGTCATCTAACCGTTTACGTTTTATTGTTGAGTTGCTTGCTTGGGGTATATCTATCGGATGTTCTATCACCATGGCGCTCACAGTACCCGAACCTCCACTTCTCACTTTGTATCCTATTTGGATCAGTGGTTGTGCTATGTACGCTTGGGCTGCTTGGAGTCGTAAATCTTTTGGGATGTTGGCTAATTACATTCTGCTCACCACCATTGATAGTATTGGGTTGGTGAGGATGTTGTTATCATGAGTATTTTCGGTGAACCTAAAAAAGAGATCAAAGTAGAGCCCTATAAGGCGCCTTCGATTTCCCCTTTCGATTTTATAAACTCTATCCATTATACTAAGGAACAGCTAATTGTCGACGATTGGTCTGAGAAACAGTATAATCCATTCATTATTAATAAAGGACTTTCCTACGGTGCAGATACGGTAATCCCTGCCAATGAAATGAATTCACGTCCCCACCTGGACAAAAAACTACAATTTTCGTTCTTAATAAATAATATTAAGCCTCGTAAGAGATTCAATAAATGGATCAAGGCTGAGAAAATTGAAGCGATAGAAGTAATCAAGGAATACTATGGATATAGCACAGAAAAAGCCCGCCAAGTACTCCCACTTCTTGATGATTCAAAAATTGATTATTTGAGAACAAAACTAATAAAAGGTGGCAGTAATGGCAGATGAGATTTTCCACATTGATTACCCAGGCTACAAGCCGTTGGAGGTAACTTTGGTTCAACCTGACGATTTTTTGAAGGTCAGGGAAACGCTTACCCGTATCGGGGTAGCATCACGTAAAGACAAGATTTTATACCAATCGTGTCATATCCTACATAAACAAGGTCGTTATTTTATCGTACATTTCAAAGAGCTTTTTGCGCTAGACGGAAAAGTTGCAGACTTGACAGATAATGATCTACAGAGACGAAACACTATTGCTAAGTTGCTTGTTGATTGGGGCTTAGTCCAGGTCGTAAATGCAGAGGCATTTAAGGATATGGCACCGCTTTCGCAGATTAAAGTTATTGCTTTTAAAGATAAGAATGACTGGAATCTACAGACCAAATATAATATTGGCAAGAAAAGACAAGGTACAGAGCAGTAATCTATATAAATAATTATATCCCCGGGATGGGAACTAGCAGTCCGAGGTTAAGGCTAGTAAATAATTTCTCGGGCCAATAAACCCTTACCTTAGGGCTGTTAGATGTTACAGTAAAAATATCCGTGTAATTACACCTCCGACACGAAAGTTCGGACCAGTATAAGGTAAGCTGGGATTCTATGCCGTTAGGGTAGAATATTTTTAAACTCGCTTATTTAAGGAGACTATTATGAGCACAATGTACGCAGACATGGCTATTGACGCTGTTCAAAACGCCAAATTAGAAGTTGTTCGTCATCTTGTTAAGGATGAACAAATCAAGAAACCCCTAGAGCATTTTGTAGAAGCCCAGCGCGTCTATACCAAAGCTGTTACTAAGTCTGTAATGGACGTTGCAACAGTTGTAGTTGAGACAACAAATCGCTTCTTTTTCGGTTCTGCAAAATAATAGGAGGTTAATATGCAATTAGGTAATATTACTTTCGGTCCTCAATTTAAGGACATGGATAAGTTCTTCGTTGGTTTTGAAGATCAGTTCAACCGTATTGCAAAGATGCATGATGATCTAACAAAGAACATTCCTAACTATCCTCCATATAATATTAAGAAAACTGGGGATAACACTTATGTTATAGAATTGGCTGTTGCTGGTTTCGGTAAACAGGATATTGAAATTGAATTGGCTGACGGCAAAATGGTTGTTAAGGGTAATATCAGTTCTCAAGAACAAGAAGAAAACTTCTTATTCAAGGGAATCGCAAACAGAGCATTTACTCGTACGTTTGCTCTTGACGATCATATTGAAGTTAAAAACGCCGAGATGTTCAATGGTATGCTAAAAGTGTTTTTGGAAAAGATTATTCCTGAGCACAAGAAGCCAAAGAAGATCGAGGTTACAGATAAATCTGAAGGTACTTCTAAAAGAAAGCAGCAATTGCTGACAGAAGAATCTAAGGATTAAACAAAAGAAGAGGGGCGACCCTCTTCGTCATTATGGGATTGACATATGAATATAAAGTTGTTACAATTTACGAATGGTGATGTTATTATAGGGGAGTATAATTATGATGTTGTTAAAAATCCCTTTTTGTTAACATATCATGTCCATAAAGAGGAAGATGGTCCTGTTCTATCAATGGTGCCCTATGCGTTATTTGCAGTAAATCATAGTATAAATGTTAACCCCAGTAACGTGATATGGAAAGCAGACCCTAATATTTACATGATAGAGGATTATAAAGTAGCAGTAGATCGTGTACATAATCCCCCTAGTGAGACTACAGAATGAAAAAGAATGCTCCTGGACCAGTAATTTATCTTGACCCTAAAACAGGTCAGCCTGTATGTGATTCAGTAAAGTGTAAAGATAAATTCAATACAAGAAAATATGATGTTAAAGAAACAAATTATAAATGGTCAGGTGGCCCAGTAACACATAAATTTTATTATTCGTTATGTGATGAATGTGGAAGGCAAAATATCACAAATAAAGATAAAGCCCTTACAGGACAAAGCTTTAGGCGTGGTACTTTAAACAAAGGCGTAGATCCAGAAATTGAGGTAAATGATGGCAAAGAAAATTAAATCAGTTGTTAAACGTTCTAAACAGGGCGGCAACGCAAAGACATCTACAATGTCTAAGACAGAAAAACGATCCTACAAGAAATATCGAGGTCAAGGACGGTAATATATAATAAGCCGCGGGGTAGCGCAGAAGTAGAGCGCCGGGCTCATAATCCGGAGGTCGGAGGTGCGATTCCTTCCCCCGCAACCAGTTAAAATGAAGAAAATACTATTTACCCTTTTGGCGTTGTTCTATATGAGCAACGCCTTTTCTTTTAAGGTTACCGCTGAGAGTTGGCTTGTGGCTGACGGCGACGGTAAGATTATTCAGAGCGAAAACGCAACTGAAGTGAGAGCCATTGCCAGTATAACTAAGCTTATGAATGCTATAGTTGTATTAGATGCAGAATTACCATTAGAAGAAAAGATTGGGCAGTTCACACGATTACAGTTGTTACAAATGTCGTTAGTACATTCAGATAACAATGCCGCGAAAAAGTTATGCGAAAGTTATCCTGGTGGCAATTATGCTTGTATTCGAGACATGAATAGAAAAGCACAAGCGTTAGGTATGGAAGATACTAAGTTTGTAGAAGCATCTGGACTAAGCCATATGAATGTTAGTACAGGGCAAGACTTAGTTAAATTAGTTCTAGCTGCTAAAGAATATCCGCTTATTGTAGAAGCGTCAAGAACATCGCAAATAAAAATCAAGACAAAGAAAAGTCTTCTTGTCTATAATAATACCAATCCTATAATTGGTAAAAGACATGAAGACTTTCTTGTTAGCAAAACTGGTTATAATAGAGCATCAGGTGGCAGTATAGTTATGATGCTCGCAAAATCTAATGAACAACGAATTGTTGTGGTTCTTGGTAGTAAGACTACGAGAACTCGTATCCCAGAAGCAGAATTTATTGCGGCTGCCTATTAAGTTTTAATAGATGTAGTTTCTCAAAGAGCTTGATATACATCCACCCTATATCAATCTCAAACCAGCGCTTACTCAATCTAGAATTGCCTGGTTCTACGTGATGGTTATTGTGAAGTTCCTCACCACCAATAAGAATACCAAAAGGTATAATATTCCTTGAACTATCTTTAGTATCCTTATTACGGTACCCCAACCAGTGTCCGACTCCATTTATAACTCCTGCTGCCCAGAACGGTATCCAAGCTATTTGTACTAACCATACCAATAGTCCAATTGGTCCGAACAATAATAAGTCGATGGCTAATAAACAATAAACGCCTAGCTTAGAATACTTACTGTATAGATTTTTCTCAAGCCAATCGTCAGGTGTACCTACACCATATGCATTGACCATATCTTTATCTTTACTTGCTTTGGTATAAAGCAAAACACCTTTAAGTAAAACTGTCCAGTTGCCAAATACTTTTGGGCTATGTGGGTCGCCTTCAACGTCTGTAAATCTATGGTGTTTACGATGTATGGCGACCCATTCTTTTGTAACCATTCCAGTAGTTAACCAAAGCCAGAATCGCATAAAGTGGGATAAAGCAGAACTAAACTCTATTCCTTTATGTGCCTGGCCTCGGTGTAAAAATACTGTTACGCAAATAATTGTTATGTGTGTAGTTATGAGTGTGTATAAAAGTTCTAGCATCTTAGTCTAACATTTTAGGAACTTGTCCAGGTTCTAGACCAAGATCTTCCTGTGGTTCTATTTGTATCTGTCCCAATCTACCAGGAGTTTGTTGCAGCCCCTGTACCGGTTGATTAAATGTCGGCGGGGTAAATGAAGGTGCCGCTGATTGATACATCTGCATTGGTTGTGGTCTAGGTGCCATAGGAGGCGCCATGGGTGGAGCCATAGAAGGCACTGGCGGTGTAGGGCTTGCTAATCTATTACCGTTATTCATTTGCATACCGGCCATAGCTGCTTCTTTACCTGTACCCGCAAGCATTATACCTGATAATGTACCACATAGGAATGTAGCTACAGGAATAATTAGTTCAAAGAACTTTGAATCTATTGGGCTGATTGCGCCGAGAGGTTGTGTCACAAAAATAATAGAATAAAGAACAACAAACACGATACCTATAAGTGTTACGGCTAAGCAACCACCTATGAATACCTTTAAACGAACCATCAGTTCTTCAGATGTGTATCTTTCTCCAGGCTTGCTAGAATGTTCTATCGGCTTTTTGTCATCTGTCATTTGCAACCTCCTTGTGGTTGTGTAGTATTATTACGATCTACTTTCACTTCAGGTTGCTTTTTAAAAATATACTCAGGGCAATCTTTGTTTACTTCGCAACGAGGAGCTTTGCAGAAATCTTTATCCCAGTTGTCAGGGTCCTGACAAGGATATCTATAATGTGCTTCGCACCCAACTAACAATAATAAAGATAAAGTTATGAAATATCTCATAAGTATCTCCAATTAATTATTTAACATTCTTACGAACATTCTTTTTTCTGTTGTCTTTCCATTCAACACAAACGACTTTAAAACTAGTAAAGTCAATGTATCTCCATTTTACGCATTCTGTGTCGGGCTTGTCGTATAACGGGCCCTGCAACAAAAAGGACATTATTATTGTCACCATCTTCCGGCGGTTACACCGATCTGATAAATTAAGTAAACTAAGAAACCAGCAATAACTAAAACAGCACTTAGTATTGAATACCAGAATGCTTGTTCAATCGCCTCTTTTCTTTTTCTTATTCTTTCTCGTTCTGCTCTTTCTTTTTCTTCTCTAATTCTTCTTCTAATTAGCACGAACTCATTATAACCTGATAATCCTAGATGTTGTAATTCGCCGTATATAAACATATGACGAATTTCATTTTCCATCTGAATCAATTTAGATTTTGCTGCAATTAAATGCAACGCCTCTTGTGTATCATTTCCTTCTAAGGACCCACCTGATTTCTTTTCTGCTTTCTTTATGAAATCATGCAGGTCGCTTGCGTGCCTTGCCCATTTACCTAACTGACCAAATATATCCTGGGCTTCTTTGCCCATGTCGACAGCTTTTTTAATGCCCGAGTATGCGGCCGACAATGCGGCGAAGATTGTAATCGGATCCATTATTTATTGGCTAGAGGATTATCAATAGCCTTTTGAATTTTGTTATCAGTTTCTCTACGAACACGCTCCAATTCAATCGCAACATCTCTTTTTAGCTTATCCATATCGTCACGAGTTTTATCTAAATTAGCACGTAGATCTCTTTGCATTGCCTTTAAGTCTTGATCTGTTTCACGCTGTGCTTGTTTAACATAGCGCTCTACCTGCTCTGTCACTGACTCGTTACGACGAATATCGCCTTTTAGATCAGTCTTAATATCTCTGGTATAGTCAGAAGTCTTTTGGCTATTTTCTTCAATAACCGCAAGACGCTTATCATACTCTGATAAATCTGGCGCTGTATACTCAGCAATCTTTTTCTTCATACTCATATAATCTTTGTACGTTTCAAATGCTCCATACAATGCACCTAATGCAGAAGATACGATAGTGAATGCTACCATAAGTTTTGCAGGTGTAAATTCATACCCACCTATACTAATAACGGTATCTTTACTAGCATACTTTTTAGCTGCCGCTTCTAATTTGTCTACTTCCTTGTTAAGGTCCTTGCCCTCAGACATTTTAATTCCTTTCGTATTGTTGATTAACCATTTGTTGGTGCAGTATATCGCTACCACCCTGAAGGCCTCTCAAAACACGCACGTTGTCTACGGTTCTCTGATTTTTATAAATTTCTTCAGTTTTATAAAACATCCCATCTCTTAATGTAAGATTTGTATATGCGCTGAAACCTGCAGGTATAGTTGCTATGGTAGCAATATCTACGCTGCCGGCTGCATCATTGTTCTTCACGTCTTTTTTAACACTATCGCCTGATGTTTGCGTTTGTGTTGTTTCAGCTGGTTTATTTGTTTCTTCTAATATTGCCTGTATGTCTCTAGGGATAGTACTTGCAACATAGCTTGTTTCTTTTTGTACTGGATCTTCAAATTTAGGTTGCTCGTATTTTGGAAGCTCCTGAATTAAAGAAAGAACATTTTGTTGAGTTGTTTGCGATGGTGTAAACAACGAGTAAATAGATTCTTGTGATCTGTTTAAAATAGATGGTGTATATACTTGCTCTTGTTTGAATTCGGGTTGGATAAAATCGCCAGGCGCTTTTAATATTCCAACCAATCCATTCTGTAATTGATTTGTAGTTTGTAATCCTAAACCCGCACCATTGTTTAGATTTGTTGTTGCGGTTTGTGTTTTGGTTTGTTGTGATTCTGCAATACTAGCAGACGTTAAAGTTTTAGCAACATTTTCAGCGTCTCTTACTGCAGCACCAGATAAACTACTTGCAGTTTCGTTAGCTTGTTGAACAGCAGAAGATTCAACTGCAGAAATTCTTGACTGTTCGTTTTTTACTATATTCAATATTGTATTTAATGAAGGTCCACTTGCTTTAGCGTCTTTATTTGCATCTACAGTCGCAACAGGCTGAGCTGTTGAAGTTGAGGAAGGTGTTCCTGATACTGTAGCAGATGTGGTTGGAGTTGGACTTGAATTTGTTGGCGCGGTTGAAGTATTTTGTACAGGCTGAGTATTTACTGCAAAATTATCCACTATAATTTGTGTAGGTGTAACTTCAACCGTAGTAGTAGTCGTTGTGGTTGGACTTGCCAATTTACTTAATGCTTCTAAATAACCAGGGCAAGTTGGACTACTTAATACATCCACACTACATGGATCAACCGAATATTTTAAACTAAAACTAATATTGTAAATTTCTGGGCCATATGGACCCGCCCATCCATTGTTATCTCTACCTACAAAACCATATTGAACACTGCCTAAGTCTTTTGCTGCATAAGGGGTAGTAAAGTTTTCAGAGTAGTTAAATGATGTCCAATTAAATTTATAGTTTAAATCATAGTTTTTATTGAATACAGTAGAGCCCTTTGGGTCATAAAAACTAACATAAGCAGTTAAGTAATCTACTCTTGCATCATCCCAGCCATTACCATTCTTTGCGGTAAAACCAAAATTGTAGCCATTGACTCTTAGACCAGAACCAGAATTAGGAAGTATATTTGCCACTGCCTGCATCTGATACAAATTTGTTAGCCCAAATGAAAAGTTGATATTATTATCTGGTCTAACGATAGCATTAGGTCCGCAATACCCAGGATTGCCCCAAGTCCAGCAAGTTAAACTATCTTGGTAAACACCATTGACCCAAGACGACGGCCCACCATAGGGAGTGTTTTGTACTACATTCCCTGTGGTGTATACTTGTGTAGGATCTAAAGCTGTTGCGGTTTGCGAATTAGAAACCGAATAGCTTGTAGATGCTAGCACCAAGCAAAGCGCCGATACCAATTTTCTTATACGTATCATCTGACTTAGGTTCGTCTAATTGTGGGATTTTATCTGGATTGGAATTCCAGTATGATCTAGCTTGTTCACCTATTTTTCCCTCTACTGGGCAAGGAGTTCCTGCTGCCAACATAGCGTCAAAGACACGACGATCTTGACACATTGTTGCTACAGCAGCAACCTTCATACCCATATCATAAAGAGTTTTAGATAGCTTTAATCGTTCACAATTCATATCACGAACAGTGCCGCCAGAACTAACACCAAATATTTGTGTTTGAACTGCGCCAGATGTACCTGTTGTACAAAGATCATTATTGCCACCAGACATCATATTAGGAGAGAATGCACTTGGCGGCGGTGTTATTAACCTTTGTTGTATGTTGGTCTCGTTTATGTTACGATTAGTCATATCACCAGTTTGTACGTTCTGGTTTATACTTTGACTGGAACTCAGATTCAAGTTTGTATTTTTATTTTCACTTGTTGATGTAGCAGTTGTAGTGTTAATATTTCTATTTGTCATATCACCAGTGTTGATATTATTATTTGTAGATGTACTTACGTTATTATTGTTATTTGTATTTACGTTTGTACTTGTGCTGGTGACATTGCTAATATTACGAACCGTTTGATCTCCGTAGTTATAATTAGTATTTGTATTATTACTTGTAGTATTGTTATTGTTATTAAAGGTCTGAGTTCCAGAATTTACGTTGTAATTTGTGTTCGTGTTGGTATTTGATGACGTGTTCACATTATTATTGTTGTAGGTCATCGTCCCAGAATTGACGTTATTGTTATTATACGTCATCGTTCCGGTGTTCACGTTGTTATTGTTTATTGTTTGAGTTCCACTGTTTACGTTATAATTAGTATTTGTGGAAGTATTATTATTTGTACTCGTTGAAGTACTATTTACCGTAGATGTACTGGTACTAGTAGCTGTACTAGTATTGGTATTGTTTGTATTTACGGTACTAGTAGAAGTTGAATTATTGTTAGTATCTACTAGCGTTTTTGAATCGTATACGGTTTGTGTGAAACCAGCACCACTTAGCATAACAAAAAGCAGCCCGCTGGCTAACTTTTTGTTCATTTTGTGCTCCCTATCTGTTATTTTTATTTTGGATCCTGCCGATATATTTATACTCTTGAGGTATTTTGGACAGAATCTATTGATCTTTATTTAAAGATCCTATATAATCTTAAATTATTTATCGAGGTATTCTATGAAATTCTATACAAACGTGAATCAGTATAGCAACAAGATCTTTGTCAGAGGCGTTAATAATGGCAAAATCGTAAAAGATAAGATCGAATTTCAACCAAAACTATTCCTAAAATCTCAGAAGCCTTCTAAGTACAAATCGCTGTTCGGGGACAATCTGGAGGAAATCCAATTCGCGGATATCCGAGACGCAAAGGACTATATCAAGCGATACAGCGAAGTTGAGAACTTTGAGATCTATGGAAATACGAATTTCGTCTATCAGTACATTACAGAAACATTTCCTGGCGAAATTGAATTTGATATCCAGCAGATTAAGATCTGGTCTATCGACATTGAAACTACTGTAGAAAACGGGTTCCCTGATACTAGAAACCCGCTAGAAGAAATTCTGTTAATCACTATTCAAGATTATGCGACCAAGGAAATTATCTCCTTTGGTAGTAAACCGTTTAAGGTATCTAAGGATAACCATACTTATGTTAAGTGTGATAATGAGTATGATCTGCTAAAACGATTTGTAGATTACACTGCAGAAAATCCTCCGAATATTTTTACCGGTTGGAACATTGAGTTTTTCGATATGCCATATATCGTGAATAGGATCATTAAACTTCTCGGTGATGACAAGGCAAAGGAACTATCTCCCTGGAACGTTATTGGTCAGCGTGAGTTTACTCGGTTTAACAAAACAGAGTTGGCAGTAGATATTCTTGGCATTTCTATTCTAGACTATTTGGACTTGTATAAAAAGTTTACATATTCTGCACAAGAATCGTATAAGTTGGATCACATCGCAAAGGTCGAGCTTGGTAAAGAAAAACTAGATTATAGTGAGTATGGTTCGTTCAAAGAGTTCTATACTAAGAACTGGCAAAAGTTTGTCGAGTATAACGTCATCGACGTAGAACTTGTTGACCAGCTAGAGGATAAGATGAAGTTGATTGAACTTATCCTGACAATGGCATACGACGCCAAGTGTAACTATGGTGACATCTTTTCCGCAGTACGAACCTGGGATTGTATTCTGTGGAATCACTTGTGGAATAAGAATGTAATCGTTCATCAGCGTGAGGGTAAACCAGCACGATCCATTGTAGGTGCATTCGTTCAAGAGCCAGTACCAGGAAAATATGATTGGGTCGTATCCTTCGATGCGACAAGTCTGTATCCTAGTATCATTATGCAGTACAACCTTTCTCCAGAAACATTGGTTATCGGAAGCGCAAAGGATACAACTGTTGAAAAGATGTTGACTTCTAGTTATGACCTCAGTGATCTAACAGAAAAAGATGTTTGTATGGCGGCGAACGGCTTTATGTATAAGCGTGACAAGCAAGGCCTGTTTCCTGAGATCGTTCAAAAGTTGTTTGACGATCGTAAACGGTACAAGAAACTAATGTTGGAAGCGCAAACTAAATACGAGGAAACGAAAGACAAGAATTGGCAAAAGCAAATCGCAAAGTATAATAACTTTCAGATGGCGAGAAAGATTCAGATGAATTCGCTCTTCGGTGCATGGGGCAATGAGTTCTTCCGATTCTATGACTCCAATATTGCTGAAGGCATTACTATGACAGGGCAATATGTTATTCAAAAGGTCGGATATGCCTTGGATGAGTATTTGAACAAGGTGTGTGGCACTAAGGATTATAAGTATTCGTTCTATTCAGATACAGACTCTTGTTATATCACTTTAGATCCACTTGTCCAAAAGTTTTATAAGGATCAGTCTAAAGAAAAGATCATTGAGATTCTCGACAAAATCTGTGAGGAAAAGATCGTTGGTGCAATCAACAAGGCGTGTGACGAGCTTTCAAACTACACTAATGCGTTCGAGAAGAAGATTTACTTCAAGCGAGAAGCGATTGCAGATCGAGGCATCTGGGTTGCTAAGAAGCGATATGCGTTGAATGTGTATAACAACGAAGGTGTTCAATATAAAGAACCTAAGCTGAAGGTCATGGGATTGGAGATTGTCAGATCGTCCACACCCGAGCCTGTTCGTGATGCGCTTAAGCAAGCGGTTAAACTTGCTCTGACAAGTACCGAGTCCAAACTACAAGATTATATTAGAGACTTCGAGAAAGAGTATCGTAAAATGGATGCGGAACGCATCGCATTTCCTCGCGGAGTAAACGGGCTCGATAAATACAAAGATAGAGCAAATATATATAAATCCGCAACACCGATGCACGTCAGAGGATCGTTGTTGTATAACTTCTATATTCGTGAGAAAAATATTGAAAAAGAGTATGAGGTTATTAATGAAGGTGACAAGATTAAGTTTGTCTATTTGAAAGAACCCAATCTAATTAAAGAAAATTGTATTGCGTTCATTTCTAAGATTCCGGAAGAATTTAATCTTAGACAGTATGTTGATTATGACACAATGTTTGAGAAATCATTCATTGAACCTCTGACTACTATTCTTAATGGCGTGGGTTGGACAGCTAAGCCACAAGCTACATTGGAAGGATTATTCTCATGAATATTAAAGCAATGATACTCGTAGGTGCACTTGCACTAACAGGTTGCAGTTCAGTTAAAGAATGGATACCTAGTTTCTGGGATGATAACCAAAGCAAGGTAACGATTGATCTAAGACAAAGTGTTAATCAATTAGATTGTTCTAAAGAACACTTACCACAAATTGTTCCTATTAAAACAAATCTAGAATGGCTTCAACTATATTCGGAAAGTAAAAAGACGACCGATGTAATGAAGCTAATTAAACCTATGACAGAAACGGTGGATGACTTTTATAATCGTAGTAAACAAAAACAGGGATCCACTGCTTATTGTGAGTTGAAGAAAAAGCTCATGGTTGTGCAGGCGAGAGCAATATCCGAAACAATACTTAGGAGATTCTAATGGAACAATTAAGAGGTTTGGTGGGATGCGGACACGCATGGGCTGAGCAACGAGCACTTATGGCGCTTGAACTATCAGATCAATACGCCACAAATCAAATTACAAGAGATGAATATCTTGAACTGCTTCAAGACCTAGTTAGAACAGATGTACTAGATCAAGAGGCAAATGATATGCAAGTTAAAGCTGCACTTGTTACTGCGGTATATGGATTGATGCAGGTGGTATAATTGAAAACAGCTTTGTTATTTCATATGTTGGGACTAGGTGATCATATCTCATATAATGGCCTAGCTAGAAGATTGATTTTTGAAAAGCAACTAGAAAAGCTATATATCCTTGCCTGGGAAAAATATGCTTATCTGGTTGCTTATATGTACAGAGACGAACCAAGAATACAGGTAGTCGCAATTAGAGACGGTGTTGAATACTACGATTCACGCCAAGCAATAATTCATTACAATACAGATGCAGTATATCTATTAGGGCATGCTGTATTGCCAGGTCAACCATTTGCGGATGTGGTTAGACCCGACGCAGAATATAAACAAGTATCCTGGGCTGACCTTTCAGCAAAATATCCGTATGGTCATAGAAATTACTATGAGTTTATGAATATAGATTGGAAGCATCGCTTTACAGATACGATGTATGTTCGCGATATGCAAGAAGAGCAGCGCCTCTTTAATAAACTAAATCCGAACCATGAGGAATATGTTTTTGTTCAAGATGATCCCAACCGAGGATTTTCTTTTGATAAAGACAAAGTATTGAACCTAGTAGGCAAAGATGTTAAAATTATTAGTAATGATACATCCGAGAACTTATTCCATTATGGTTCAATCATCCAAAATGCAAAGCAAGTTCATTTAATGGAATCGTCATTTAGATGTTTTGTTGAAACAGTTCCAACAGAAGGTGTTGAGTTTTATCTACATCATTACATACGCAATTCTGAGAGGTTAGTATATGACGGTAAAATATGTCCCGTTGAAACTAGAAAGCCTTGGCAGGTTATACTATAATTGAAAAGGAAATAATATGTCGTTACTAGAGAAATTAAAAAAGAATTCTACAATTAAAGAAACAGAAATACTTAACAAATCCAAATTCTTCTCTAAGAAGGATATGATTCAGACATCCGTGCCTATGATGAACGTGGCATTGTCTGGTAGTTTAGAAGGTGGGCTTACACCTGGTCTAACAGTTTTTGCCGGGCCATCTAAGCATTTTAAAACAGCATTCTCATTGCTGTTGGCTAAGGCATACACCGACAAATATCCTGATGGTGTTGTTCTATTCTATGATTCAGAGTTTGGTTCTCCACAATCCTACTTCGATAACTTTGGTATTGATACGAACCGTATTCTGCATACTCCAATCACAGACATTGAACAGTTGAAGTTTGATGTAATGTCTCAGCTTAATAACATTGAACGAGGTGACCATGTTATCATTATCGTTGACTCTGTTGGTAACCTTGCATCTAAGAAAGAAGTTGATGATGCATTGGAAGGAAAGTCTGTTGCGGATATGACACGTGCTAAACAAATGAAGTCTTTGTTTAGAATGATTACACCGCACTTGACTATTAAAGATATTCCGATGGTTGTTGTTAATCACACCTATGCAGAAATCGGTTTGTATCCAAGACAAATTGTTTCTGGCGGAACTGGCATTTACTATTCTGCAGACAACATTTATATCATTGGTCGTCAACAAGAAAAAGACGGTAACGAAATTACAGGTTACAACTTTATTATCAACGTCGAGAAGTCTAGATTTGTTAGAGAAAAATCTAAGGTGCCAATTGAAGTTACATACGAAGGTGGTATCAGTAAATGGTCTGGCCTACTAGACATTGCACTTGAATCTGGTCATGTTATCAAACCATCTAACGGTTGGTATTCTAGAGTAAATAAAGAAACAGGTGAAGTTGAATCTAAGAAGTGGCGAGTAAAAGATACCTACAGCAAAGACTTCTGGCTTGAGGTATTGACGGACAAAACATTCCGCGAATATATTGATAACAAGTATAGAATGGCGGGCGGAGATATGTTAAAATCTGCTATGGAAGATATTGATGTGGATGAGGAGTTCGAGAATGCAAGCGATCTATGAGCCATGGGCAGTAAGTAAGATTGGTAAGGAAGATCTTTGGGGTGTAAAAATTATCGAAGGTGAATATAAAGGAGCGATCATTAGTATCAATTCTTTAGACTTCATCGACGATAATTCTGGTGAATGTGCTCTTGACTTTAACTTTATCCAAAAGCCCGAAGGCAAAACAGATGAAGATCTAAAGTCGGAGGACTTTAACAAAACACTCACACTTATTATTAATGATATTCTAGAGAAAGCGGTTAATGAATACAAAGATCGAGACGGTGATTCTATCACAGCTGGTTAATGATGATGAGTTTATGAGGAAAACGATCCCGTTCTTGAAGCGGGATTATTTTCTAGACTCAAATGAACAGCTAATATTTGATAATATCGTAGGATTTATTGAGCAGTATAATACTATTCCTAACAGAGACGCTTTGATTATTGCTACTCAAAATAATAAGTCTTTGAATGATGAACAGTATAAAGAAGTATGTGAACTTATTTCTACATTGGTTCCAAGCGAACATAATAAAGAATGGTTGTATAAGGAAACAGAAAAGTTCTGTAAAGATAAAGCAATCTATAATGCCATCATGGAATCTATTAAGATCATTGATGGTCGAGATAAAAATAGATCAGAGGATGGTATTCCTCAGTTGTTGCAGAATGCACTTGGTGTATGTTTCGACAACAACGTAGGTCATGATTACTTAGATAATTCTGATACTCGTTATGACTTTTACCACAAGGTTGAATCTAGAATTCCGTTCGATCTAGATTTCTTTAACAAGATTACTAACGGTGGTCTGCCAAATAAAACACTTAATGTTGTATTGGCAGGTACAGGTGTTGGTAAGTCTTTGTTCATGTGTCACGTTGCTGCATCTGTATTGGCGCAAGGCAAAAATGTTTTGTATATCACTATGGAAATGGCGGAGGAACGTATTGCTGAGCGTATTGATGCGAACTTGATGAACATCACTATGGATCAGCTTAAAGACTTGCCAAAAGCCATATTCGATAATCGTATTGAAAAGATTAGAAACAAGACTGAAGGCAAATTGATTATTAAAGAGTACCCTACTGCTGGTGCTCACGTAGGTCACTTTAAATCTTTGTTAAATGAATTGCAGCTAAAGAAACAGTTCAAGCCTGATATTATTGTTATTGATTACTTGAATATTTGCGCTTCATCTAGATTTAAAGCAAGTGCAGCAACTAACTCTTATACTTTGATTAAGTCTATAGCTGAAGAACTTCGTGGCCTTGCGGTTGAGGAAAATGTTCCTATTCTATCTGCTACTCAGACTACTCGAGGTGGTTATGGTAATACAGATGTTGAACTGACAGATACTTCTGAATCGTTTGGTTTGCCTGCGACAGTAGACTTTATGTTTGCTTTGATTTCCACTGAAGAACTTGAACAGTTGAATCAACTAATGGTCAAGCAGTTGAAGAACAGATATAATGACCCGACCGCAAATAAACGGTTTGTCATTGGTGTTGATCGAGCGAAAATGAAGTTATATGATTTGGAACAGTCTGCTCAAAAGGGTTTGACTGACTCAAACATTGATGTTGACACAACCAGAAGTAGCAATTATAATTTAGGTGAAGTATTTAATCGAAGAAGAGACCTATCGTCTATTAAGGTGTAAACATGAGAAATTATTGGAGTTGTTCTGATTTTGCTGATTGGGTTCGAGGTATACCTAAAGGCAAAGCCAAGACCGGCAAAGGCTGGGATGAATGGGAAAAGGAAGCAAAAGAAAAACATCCAATTCGTTATTGGATAGCTGAAGAAGCTCTAGATAGAATTCAGACTTTCGTTCGCCTACCTATTGATACACTGTACAACATCAAATACTACATTAACAATCGTTGGATCACTAAGACTCACGCATTAACAGCACATCCAAACGATATTAAGCGTGGGCAGTGGTGTGATCTTAGCCATCGCTTCCTGCCCTGTCTTTTTAATGAGCTACGAGAGTTCGTCGAAGTAGAACTTGCGTGGTGGCACCTTGCTTGGAGCCCTGAAGAAAGACCTAAGTATAATATGCCATGGTGGGCAGTAGGTTGGTGGCGTATTAGAACTTGGCGTTGTCCACAAGCTGGTCTAGACAACCTTAAATGGCAAATAAATCTCAAAGCCGAAGAAAACTATGGTCTGAACCCTGGCGATGAAGGTTACGGAGAACCTACTCGTCAAGCCATTAATGCAAAAGAAATCTACGATCTTTACATCTGGTGGACAGAGGTTTATCCGAAGAGACCTGATCCACATGACGTTGGCGGTTGGACTGCGTACTGCGAAATGCGTAGAGAAAAAGGTTATAGTCTTCTTGACATGGAGTCTGAAACACCTGAAGAAGCAGAGATCGCTAGAGTCGCTCTTGACAAGACACAAGAGATTGAAGAACAATATCGCAAGGAAGACGAAGAAATGATGATTCGTCTAATTAAAGTTAGAGATTCCCTTTGGACATAAAGGATAACATCATGGATAAAGTTAAAACTAAATCAACTGCTAGTAAAGTGCCTGCAAAGAAAGCGACGCCGAAACCAGCAAAGGTTGAAAATATCACATGGCCGAAAATTACAGTAGGCTCACATCTGACCGTCACGGAATTCGATGACGGTCGTACTATTTTAGCATGGGATGATGACGTGCTTTTGCAAGAAGTTAGAGCAGCAATCGCATCTGTAGAAAATCAAACCACAACAGAAAGTAAACCTAAGCGTTCGACAAAGACTAAATAAAGGATCTACTATGTTATTGAAGTTGCTTGAAAAGATCGGTCGAAAAAGAATAATCAAGGACAGACATGGTGATGAATACATGCATCGCTACTACCTTGGTTTCAAGGAGAAACAAGATGCATTCGACGATGTTAAACCCTACCCCAACATCTTTATCCACAAAATCTTCAAATCCGACGAAGATAGAGACCCTCACGATCATCCCTGGACATACCTCACCGTTATCCTCGGTGGAGGATATTGGGAATACACCCCAGTTTTCGACTCAAAAGGCGCCTTTGTTACAGAGGTCAGTCGCTGGAGAGGACCTGGAAGCGTTATATGGCGTAGAGCCACCGACCTTCACCGATTAGAAATGACGGAACCTACAACGACTTTATTCATTCACGGATGGAGAAAGCGAGAGTGGGGCTTTTTGACGAATAAAGGCTGGATTGACCGAATTACTTATATTAAAGGGAAACTTGCAAAGGTATAAATAATTTCTGAGGGGGTAGCAATAATGCAAGTTTCCGTAAGAAATGCAAGAGATAGAACGCTGACTACACTTTTAAAGCTAGCAGCCAATTCGTTCGGCAAGGCGTTGCTATCACCCCAGATGCTCAAAAATATCAATCTTAAGATTATTATCCGTGATCAATTAGACGCAGGTGGGTACTGCGATTACGATCAAGACGATTCAAGTTGTCCGAGAGATTTCACTATAGAAATCTGCAGAACCAGAAAAAAGATCAATATGTTCAAAGTTCTGGCGCATGAGATGGTTCATGTTAAACAAATCGCTCGTGGAGAAATGAAGGATAGATACGTAAAGAGCAAATACGTTGTAGTATGGTTTGGTGAAAAATATAGTGAAGAGGATGTTTCTTACTGGGATCAACCATGGGAGATAGAAGCCTATGGTCTAGAAAATTCCCTTGTTGCAAAATTTCTAGTTGAACACGATCAATTTAAAAATTTAAAGCAAAGGCATAGTGATTGGTTTGCAGAAGAAGCTCTGAATAGAGAATAACAACTAAAGGAGCGACAAATGGGCAGTATAGTTTTTACATTATATGATATTATTCAGCTCTTACTTATGCTTGGTGCTTGTTATGCTTGTTATAGATGGGGGCACCATAAAGGTATGAATGATACAATAGATTTCTTCGAAGCGGAAGGTATAATCAAAAGAGAGGAAGAGGCTTAATTTATACCACCGTTGTTCTTTAACAACACCGAAAACCCGAGCATTTGACTCGGGTTTCTTTTTCTGTTATACTTATGGTATGGTTACAGAATTTAAGTCTAGCAAAAAGGTAAAACCTTTTTATTACCTAAAAAAGTGCTTGACTCGGTGACCGATTGAACATATAATAATGGTATGGTTAAGAACTTCATTGTAGGTAGCGACGTAGAAATCACGACAAAGTGGAAATCAAATCTGCTTTGGCGAGACTATGACGTCAACACTTTCAAGGGCAAAGTAGTTGCAAATCCTAAATGGCTTGACAACGACTACGTTTCCGTGTATACTGGGAATACAGATTACCCTGTATCCTATATTCACAAGAAGTTCATTGTGGGATTCGATATGGCTGAGAATCGTAGCGATCTGCGAATATTCAAAGTCAAATCGAAGACTAAAGGAAGTGTCTACAATGTCACTTCCGTTGGTGGCAAGGTATCTTGCGATTGTGTTGGTTTCCAATTCCGCAGATACTGTAAGCATTCGGATTCAGTCAAGAAGCTTTTGGACAAAGAAAGTGCTTGACAAGTTGAACAGAATGCTATATAATTTGACTTGTGATTGTTTAATATCTTTTGAAAAGGATCTATATTATGTCTAAAACTTCAGCAACATTCACCGTCGCCGGTGTGTCTACTCAGAACGGCGTTACTAAAGTGCGCTTTGCTAATGACTTGGCATCTCGTGTCAAGCTCTTGTCTAAAGGTGGGCATTCCCCTCTTGAACTTATTGAGTTGCCTAAGGCAATGACTAAGGCTGAGGCTTGCCAGCATCTTCTTAGTGTTGGCGGAGTGTTCAATCAATGGACTGATCTGATTAATCAGACCATGGATAAGAAGTCTGGCGTTGTTGTGGCTCAAGCCAAAGCAGCAAAGCCTGCAAAGAAAGCGACCCCTGCTAAAGCTGCAGTACCTGCTAAGAAAGCAGCACCGGCTAAAAAGGCAGTCCCCGCTAAAGCACCTAAGGCATCTGCCGAAGATGATTTTGAGATTGAGGAATTGAAAGAGCTTGCTGAGGCAAACTAATTCAAAAAAGTATCACTAGAACCGTTGGTCAGGCTATATATAATATATAGCAAGGAAAGTAAAATGTTACTAATATCTAAACCCCTACACTGCGAGAGCAATTATATTGGCAGACAGCCAGTAGAAGCCTTTGCACGCACAAATTCATGGGATGAATTTACCGAGGGGCGGGATAGTTAAGTAGTATACTACGTTCTTAACAAAACCCTCGGTACCCCTAAAGTCCGAGGGTTTTTCTTTATATGACAATTTTTAATAACCTTGTGCTTGACAGGGTTTCTAAAAGGTGTTATAATAAGCATCTGGTTTAGAAGTGTTCTAAACATTGTTCTTTAAAAATTTGCATTCCAATTACCCGGTTAGCTCAAAGGTAGAGCACACGACTGATAATCGTGAGACAGAGGATCGTTACCTCTACTGGGTACCATATAAAAACACATTACGGCAACCTGCCTGAGGGAGAGGATACCGAACTAGTGTCGGGTAGTGTGTTTCTATATAGTTTATGCTCGGTTCGTCTAGCGGTCCAGGACAACGGCCTTTCACGTCGTAGATCACGGGTTCAAATCCCGTACCGAGTACCACAAATTGGAGGTGTAGGAAAATTGGTAACCCCAGCGGACTGTAAATCCGCCGCCCCTGGCACTACTTGTTCGACTCAAGTCACCTCCACCATATTAAGGATGCGAACAGCAATCTTTTTTAACTTTAAGCCAAACGAGTGGTCCGGTTCGATTCCGGCTTGTGGTGTAATGGTAGCATACCCGTCAAAAGTAAAAAGGCATCCTGTTAATAATGGCTAGGTGGCAGAGTGGTCCAATGCAGCGGATTGCAAATCCGTAAAGTCGTCAGTTCGAATCTGACTCTAGCTTCCAACAAAAAAGTGCTTGACTTTTTTAGTACAGGCATTATAATAAGTACATAAATTAATAACACGCCTCGCAGCGTTATTAAACTAGTGTTAGCTCTGCTAATTACTAGCGCAAATATAAACGGTGCATCAACGATGTGCTTTCGGTATCCGCGATAGAGATACGGCTAAAGTTCGTAATGCCAAAAGTATTTAGGTCTCAAAGTGTTCATGGACGCACGCAAGCCTGTCACGCTTGAAGAAGGGGATCGTTACCCCTTGGGACCGCCAAGATTTAGTAAGTGCTGTTTACAGCAACCGTGTCACAAGTCTAGGGTTGAGGCTCTAGTTTAGTATGTTTACATACACCGTGTTGCAAGTGAAGGGTTGAGGCTCTTCCTTACTAAATATTTTTATCTCAAAGTTTTATTCCGGAGTAGCACAGCGGTAGTGCAGTTGACTGTTAATCAATTGGTCGTAGGTTCGATCCCTGCCTCCGGAGCCAGTTATGCGGGTGTAATTCAGTTGGTAGAATGCTTCCTTGCCAAGGAAGATGTCGAGAGTTCGAGTCTCTTCGCCCGCTCCAGTTTTAGGATAGTAACAGCAATCAAAAAGCATACATTTGTAACTGTAAAAGCAAACTCTATCCTGTTATTTTTTAGCCCCGGTGACGGAATTGGTATACGTGTTGGTCTTAGAAACCAAATTTTAGGAGTTCGAGTCTCCTCTGGGGCACCAAGTTTTGTAAGTGTAGATGTTGAGAAAGCATGTATAGGCATATATGTGTGAGGCGGATATGAAACCCCGACAAGTAACAACTAGTACTACGTACCTCTAACCAGTCCGCGGCTTATCTAGAAAATACTGGTAAAATGGTTCCGAATGAGGGAGGCGGAACTACTTACAAATTCATTCTCGCTTTGACTTATGGCGTACAATAGGATAAATTATAAGTCATTTTTAAAGTACATTATGAAAAGAATTCCGAGATAAATCGGTAGGTAACATAGTGTATTTTAAAAATTGGGGCCATAGCTCATCTGGGAGAGCGCCTGTTTTGCAAGCAGGAGGCGGTCGGTTCGAGTCCGACTGGTTCCACCAAATTGCCTGGATAGCTCAGGGGTAGAGCGTCTCCCTTACAAGGAGAGGGTCCGCGGTTCGAAACCGTGTCCAGGTACCAATCATCGGGGTGTAGCGCAGCCTGGTAGCGCATCTGCTTTGGGAGCAGGAGGTCGTGAGTTCGAGTCCCACCACCCCGACCATCATAAGGAAATGCTATGTCATATGTACCATTGAGAGATAAAGTTCTGTTGGAAGAAACAGAAAAAGCTACAGTCACAGAAAGCGGAATTTATTTAGGTGACGCTCGTGCAGATAACAATACACGACCAGGTCGTGTTCTTGCAGTAGGTCCAGAAGTGTCCGAAATCAAAGCAGGAGATATTGTTTACGTGATGTGGCAAAAATCTCATATCATCAAAGAAGGCGATAAATTGCTTGCAATCGTAGGCATAGATGATATAATTGCAGTATTAGAAGATTAATGTGACCATAGCTCAGTAGGATAGAGCATCTGCCTTCTAAGCAGACGGTCGGGGGTTCGAATCCCTCTGGTCACGCCAGTTTTAGGATAGTAACAGCAACCACAATTTACACTAGACTTATAATCTAACCAGTAAAATTCTATCCTGTTATTCCCTCTTCGCCAAGTTGGTAAGGCATCGGATTTTGATTCCGACATTCGGTGGTTCGAGTCCATCAGGGGGAGCCAATTAGTTGGGGCGTAGTGTACTCTGGTATTAGCACACTGGTCTTTGAAACCAGTAGATTGGGTTCGATTCCCGACGCCCTTACCATATTATTTTTAAACGGAGAACGACATGAAACGAGGTAAACTCTAGTGTCATCCCAGGTCCCGTATTGGTCTTGGATGGCACGTAAAATCAATTTAATTACGACCATCCCTTGCTGGCGTCAACGGTTAGCGTACCGGACTCTTAATCCGCGAGGTCTCAGTTCGAATCTGAGGCAAGGGACCAATATGGGATTGAAGCTTTAAGGTGAAGCAACGGACTTTTAATCCGTAGAACTGGGATCGTCGGCCCAGCAGTCCTACCATATAAAAACACATTAAACGCCCACCCATCGTGGTTGATGGCCGGTAGTTGCGTCTCTAACCAAGCCGCTTCATAGTGTGTTTCTATATGGTAGTTTAACTCCGTGGTTAACTCCGCCAGGCCGATACGCTCTATAGAGCGTGTCGAAGCAAGGAGCTACCATAACCTAAAAAGATAAAAATGTATATTTCACAAATAGCAAGAATCAACGATCATTATATGGGTCGTGATCGAGAAAAAGTTTATGTTACTTTGAAAGATGAAAACGGAGCTACTTATACCAGATATGAGCAGTACCTTTTCACGCCTTACAACAAGCAAGGTAAACTAGAAGAATTACAAAAAGGTAATACCATAGATTTAAAAGCTTAGCGGTCCTTAGTTCAATGGATAGAATGCCATGCTTCGAACTTGGAGATGTGGGTTCGATTCCTGCAGGACCGGCCAATTTGCCCTGGTGACGGAACGGTATACGTGTCGGATTCAAAATCCGAATTCTGAGAGTTCGAATCTCTCCTGGGGCACCAATGGTATTCTTAGTGTAGTGGTCTGCACACGACGTTGTGACCGTCGTAGTATGAGTTCGATCCTCATAGAATACCCCAAACAATTATGCCAGGATAGCTCAGTTGGTAGAGCAGAGGACTGAAAATCCTTGTGTCGGCGGTTCAATTCCGTCTCTTGGCACCAAATATGGAAGCGTGGTAGAGTGGTCTAATACGTCAGCCTTGAAAACTGAAGATTCTTAATCGGGTCCGTGAGTTCGAATCTCACCGCTTCCACCAGTATTCTTGCAAGAAGAAAACACTGCGCCCTGAGCCTCACCGGGCGGTATGTCAGTTACAAAACAGTAGGGTAAGAGTCCCAAGGAGAGGCACGAATACAATAGTGAGATGCGAGAGTTGGTCTAATCGGCCTCCCTGGAAAGGAGTGCATCGTGCAAACGGTACTAGGGTTCGAATCCCTATCTCACTGCCAACGGAAGATTAACTGAGTAGGACTCAGCACTGATTCGAAACCAGTTGGACTCAGAAATGGGTTGGGGATCGAGACCTCAGTCTTCCACCAGGTTGACACTAAAATCAAAAGATGTTATAATTAATTTTTAAGGAGTTAAAGATGCCAGCAGTATTCATTGTTAGTGATACGCACTTCGGGCATGCTGGTGTCTGCAAATTCTTACGTGAAGATGGCACCAAGCTTAGACCATGGGACTCACCTGAAGAAATGGATGAGGCAATGGTTAAGGCCTGGAACGAAACAGTTAGACCTAATGATAAAGTTTATCACCTCGGCGACGTAGTTATTAATCGCAAAGCTCTACACATTCTTGGTAGACTGAATGGTGATAAAGTTCTTATCAAAGGCAACCATGATATTTTTAAGTTAGAGGATTATACTCAATACTTCAGAGATATTCGTGCATATCATGTAATGAACAACTACATTCTTTCCCACATTCCTGTTCACGCATCGTCAAAGGGAAGGTTTGCAGGTAACATTCATGGGCACCTACACTCTAACAAAGTAATGACTATGGACGGTAACTTTGTTGATCCATGGTATCAGTGTGTTTGTGTAGAGCAAACTGATTTTAGGCCTATTACATTTGAAAATGTATTGAAACGATTTGAAAAATAAGGAAGACGGGCAGGACGGTAATGCAGCGGATTGCTAATCCGTAGACCGTAGTAATACGGTCAGTGGGTTCGACTCCCACGTCTTCCACCAGTTTTAGGATACTTGCAGCAAATTCACAGCAATGAAAGCCGTGTGTTTTAGGTTCGATTCCTAAATTCCCCGTTAGGAGAATTAGCTCAATTGGTAGAGCAACGAAAAAGAGTATCCTGTTATTTTTGCCAGCGAGACTGGGTAGTCAGAGAGGTCTTATAAACCTTTTAGCGCCAGATTAGCGTTCTTGAGAGTGTTCGAGTCACTCCGCTGGTACCATTTTGGTGATATGACGTAGACGGATGCGTAGCGGTTTCATAAGCCGACGAGGTTGGATCGTTACCAACTATCACCACCATATATAATGCGTCCTTAGCATAACTGGAGAATGCACTGGTTTACGAAGCCAGGGGATGGGAGTTCGAATCTCTTGGGACGCACCATATAAAGCTCCTATAGTTAAGTGGTATAACGTATCCTTGGTAAGGATAAATTCTGAGTTCAATTCTCGGTGGGAGCACCAACAAAGGAGTTACTTATGAGCGGCAAAGGTTCCAAACCAAGACCATTCAGTGTAGATAGTGATACCTACAGTAATAATTGGAATGCAATTTTCGGTAAGAAAAAAGACAATACTGGTACAGATAAGAATGAATATTATGATGTACTAAGTACAGAAGAATCATTAACAGAAAACGAAAAAGATAAAACAGAATAATTATGCATCCCTGATGTAATGGCAGCATGACGGTCTCCAAAACCGTTCGTCGGGGTTCGAGTCCCTGGGGGTGTGCCAATATTCGTGAGCAGGTTTAATTTCGATCTCAGCGGCCCTGACGATCAAAAATTAAAACCTTTTTATTAATACCCTGACGGTTGACAGAGTCATTGAAAGACATTATAATAATGGTATAGTAAGTTAAATGCGGGTAGACAGGACAAGGGGCGTCCAGCAGCCTTCCAAGCTGAAGATCGCGGAGTTCGACTCTCCCTACCCGCTCCAATTTTGTTAGGTGGTACTATGAGAAAGCAAATTAACATCGAAGAAATCAAGTCGTTTATCGACGCCCAGAGTCCCGAAACCAAAATTTACATTGGTGCGGATTCAGAACGTTACAAACGTGATGGTGTTTGGTATGCCGACTATACTCTTGCTGTTGTAGTACACATCGACGGTCGTCATGGTTGTAAGATTTTCGGTGAAGTTCAAACCGAAATCGACTATGACAAAAAGAACAGTCGCCCTGCAATGCGACTAATGAACGAAGTTTACAAAGTATCAGAACTATATCACAAGCTTGTTGATGTTGTTGGTGATCGAGAAGTCCAAATACATCTTGACATCAACCCGCAAGAATGTTATAATAGTTCAATAGTAATTCAACAAGCCGTAGGTTATATCAAAGGAACTTGTAACATTATTCCGATGGTTAAACCGAAAGCTTTTGCAGCAAGCTATGCCGCAGACCGACTAAAGGAAGTCTTGGCGCTTGCAGCTTGAGAATAAGCCGAAGTAGCACAACGGTAGTGCAGCGCTCTTGTAAAGCGAAGGTTGAGGGTTCGATTCCTTTCTTCGGCACCAGTTATTAGGATGAGTACAGCAGTCACAAAACGAAAATAAAGTACTGCCCATTCACGGAGGACCACCGTAAGGTGTAATTTTATGGGCTATGGGGCATACCTGAAATAAAATAGCGATGCTGGTTAACCAGATAGACTAACATACTCGAATGTATGTTTGATTTCAGTGGGGAATTCGCCCGAAAGGGAGCACTGGGGTTCAAGAACCAAGTTAATACTAACCCGACCATCCTGCTTATATTATTAGAATAGGTTCAGCAAACATCTAGCGGTGTAATACCCGCATTATAGGAAGGTGAGTTTCGAGTTTTCACCATAATCAAAAAGTAGAAAACTATTCTGATGTATAGGTTAAAATAAATCATAACCTGAAAGTGAGAAAAAATATGAATACTTTTGTTGAAGCAGTAGCAAATCAAGAAGCCCGTACCACTAACGGTATGAAGGCTCGTAAGTCCACCGCATCCGCTGTTGTAGATTTGTTCTACAATATTGGTGCATCCCGTGGCAAGAATGTTATCCCCGGCTTTACTGCCGCACTTGCAGAGAACCGTGACTTGGCACTTCGTGTTGCAGCATGGGCTCGTGATGTGCGTGGTGGTGCAGGTGAACGACAACTCTTCCGTGACATTCTTGTCTACTTGGAAAAGTACGACCCCGAAGCAGCTAAGGCTCTTTTGGCTAAGGTACCTGAGCTGGGTCGTTGGGACGACTTGTTCGTCTTTAAGACCAAGGAGCTAAAGGAAGCAGCATACACTATGTTGGGTGACGCATTGCGTGAACGCAACGGTCTGGCTGCTAAGTGGACTCCTCGTCAAGGCCCTATTGCTTTGGAAATCCGTAAGTTCTTCGGCATGTCGCCTAAGTTCTATCGTAAGTCCTTGGTTAACCTAACTAAGGTCGTTGAACAAGATATGTGTGCTAAGAACTGGGATAACATCAACTTCTCTCATGTTCCTTCGGTTGCGGCATCCCGTTACAAGAAGGCATTTAACCGTAACACTGAAAAGTATGCAGAATACGTAAAGTCGTTGGTTAAGGGAGATAACCCGGAAGTTAAGGTCAACGCAGGCGCAGTATATCCATATGATGTAGTGAAGGGAATCATCCCTAACTCTTATGTCAAAAGCGCTTTTGACAAGACAGAGCTTGACCTAATTGAAAAGCAATGGGAAGCTCTTCCTAATTACGTAGGCGATGCTAACATTCTTCCTTTGGTTGACGTTAGCGGGTCGATGTCTTGTCCTGTTGGTGGCTATGGTTCTAAGAATAAGATGTCCTGTATGGATGTTGCTGTTTCGTTGGGACTTTACCTTGCGGACAAGAACAAGGGCAAGTTCAAGGATACTTTCTTGACATTTAGCTCTTCGCCAGAACTACTTACTCTAAAGGGTAATATTGTTCAAAAGGTTACACAAATGGTTGCTTCTAAGTGGGGAATGTCCACCAACCTACACGCAGCATTTTCAAAGATTCTGTCTGTAGCGAAGAAAGGTAATGTTCCGCAAGAAGAAATGCCAGATATGGTATTGATCTTGTCCGACATGCAATTCAATGCTTGCATTGAGCATGACGACAGTGCAATCAAAATGATTGCTCGTAAGTACGAAGAAGCAGGCTACACCATGCCTAAGGTTGTATTCTGGAACTTGAATGCTGCATATGGTAACACACCAGTGAAGTTTGACAAGTCTGGTACTGCTTTGGTATCTGGTTTTAGCCCATCTATTGTTAAGCCTTTGTTGGCAGGCAACCTTGAAACTTTCACCCCAGAAAGTGTCATGTTGCAGACCATCATGCAAGACCGTTACGCGGTATTGTAAGTGCTCAATTCTGACAGCACGTTAAACACGGTCAGACGTCGATCTTAAATGACTGCGCCGGCACTACGCAAGGTGTCTCCGTACTCGGTAAGCGGAACTAATTTCAATTTTGGTTAACCTATTGGTTGACGAAAATTTGCCAAGGCTATATAATAAGTGTTTTATGCGGGTGTGGTGAAATAGGTAGACACAGGAGACTTAAAATCTCCCGCTTCGGCGTGCTGGTTCGAGTCCGGTCACCCGTACCATTATTCTAAAACTATGAAAGATAATATGTCACTAACTTTACAAAATATTGAAAGTGCTTTGGCGGGTGAGTCTATGGCTCATATCAAGTATCGTTACTTTGCCAAAATTGCACGTGAGGAAGGCTTCGAAGAAGTCGCAAAACATTTTGAACATACTGCAGATCAAGAAATTCTTCATGCTTGGGGTCACCTTGAGCTGTTGATTGGTAAGCCTAATACCAAAGAATGCCTTGAAAAAGCTATTGCAGGTGAGACTTATGAGTATACTGAAATGTATCCTAAGTTCGAGCATCAGGCAAAAGCAGAATCTAATATCGAAGCAGTTAAAGAGTTCAACGAACAAGGTCGTGAATCCTTGCAGCATGCTCAAGAATTTAAAGCAGTATTGGCAAAAGCAGAAAAGCGCTTTGCTGCTCTTAAGGGTGTCGAGAAGCGTCATGCTGAAGCATACCAAAAAGTTCTTGGAGGTCTAGCATGAGCGATAATCAATACGAATACAAGCATGTCTGTCCTGTTTGTGACTATGTTCATGAGGACAATGAAACTACTCCATTCGATCAAATGCCTGCTGATTATGTTTGCCCAGCATGCGGTGTCGAAAAAGATTGGTTTGATAAACGAGTTGCATGATTGATTGTCTAGTCATCGGTGATTCTATTGCCGTAGGTGTTCAGCAGTTTAGGCAAGAGTGTGCGATCTATGCTAAGGTAGGTATTAATAGCAGAGATTGGAACAACAAGTTTATCGGCAAAGACCTACGTGCAAATACAGTTATTATTAGCCTGGGGTCTAACGACTCCGGCAATATTAAGACTGCTGCAGAGCTAAACGAACTAAGACAATCGGTAACATCCAAAAAAGTAGTTTGGATTTTGCCTTCTAATAATAGTGACAAACGAGACATCGTAAAATTCATAGCAGAAAAATACGGTGATATTGTGTTGGGTGTAAATCAACTATCCAAAGACGGTGTGCATCCAACAGTCGCTGGTTATAAAGAATTAGCAAATAATACAAAATAGTTTTTGCGCCTGTAGCTCAGTTGGTTAGAGCAGTGGACTCATAATCCATTGGTCGCGGGTTCAAGTCCCTCCGGGCGCACCATTTAACGAGGTAATTATGTCCAATCAAGTAACATCAGAAGATGCAGTCAACCAAGTAGGCAATCGTTACGATCTTGTTTTGATCGCAGCACGCCGAACACGTGAATTGAAGCGTGGGCATAAGCCATTGATTGATTCAAAGCATAAGCCAGCAGTAACGGCTCTAAATGAAATTGAACAAGGTAAAATTGGCAGAGATTACCTGTTAAAATTGAGAAAACGGTAAACTAAGCTATTTAGCTTTATCGTCATCTATATTATAATAAGCATGTGGTGAGTTAGCCGCAATCGTTATTTTTTTTTTTATTTTAATGGAGATTTACAATGGTTAAAAATCGTGTTTTGAAAGTTCTTGAGTCTGGTCGTCAATTTACACCCGCTCAATTGGCAGGTCTTACCGGTGCATCTGAGGACAGCATTCGTCCTCGTATTAGCGAACTTCGCGCCGAAGGTCACGCAATCTATACTAACACTACAAAGAATGGTAAGGTTGCATATCGTCTAGGTACTCCTAGCCGTCGCATGGTTGCCGCAGCTTACGCAAGCATGGGCAGCGACGCTTTCACTCGTATGTGATCTAAGTAACCGAGCACCTTGCCCGTTTGAGCTTCATTCAATAAAGTGCTTCCGTATGGCGTAAGCGGAATTTATTAGAGTATATCATGCCACTATATCTTGTTGAAACAATTACTACATTCAAACATCAATATATCATTGACTGTAAAGAAGCATCTCATGCCGAAGATACAGTTGTTTGTAATGAGGCAACAGAACTAGATCAAAAATATCTAGGTGAAACGATTGTAACTACTAGAGAAATTACTACGAATGAGTTTTACTCCATGCTTCCAACAAGCATGAATGGTCATCTAAAGGATAAAATTATCCATCAAGTTCAGTATCAGGCTGAGCGCCCAGACTACTCAAGTAATATCGAAGGGCTTGGTATTTAAATGTATAACTTCGAAGACGAAGCTGTTAGAAAAAAAGCTAAATCGCTTTGGTATATTCGCAAAGGAAACCCTGCACTTCTAAGTAAAGAAGATGCGGAGTTCGTTGAAGCATTTTGCAGTTGGGACTATCAACGCAGGAAGAAAAAGATTGACCCCAACAAGCTAGCAGAAGTCCAAAAGAAAAACAGAGAAGCGTATCGTAAAAAGAAAGCGCAACCTGAAAATTTTGGCAAGCTAGAATATACTGCTCTTAAATCGAGAGTTAATTCCAAGAAAAAAGAAGGTCGTGTTCTAGGGTTTGATCTGACTCCAGAATACATTCAAAAGGTCTTCGATTCTTGTCAGGGCAAATGTGCTATAACCGGGCTTCCTTTTAGCATGGAACTTGGGACTAAAAAGAAACGAAATCCTTTTAGACCCAGCGTAGATCGAATTAATTCGAGAAAAGGGTATGTCAAAGGCAATATCCAGATTGTTCTCACTATCGTGAATACAATGAAAATGGATTACACCGACGATATACTGCATCCAGTTATACGGGCTTGGTCCTCTAATATCTAAAAAAAACCGGCGAGCAATCGCCGGTTTTCTACGTGTTTCTCGGATTACTATGCCTTATAAATAATATAAGAACATAGACTTTAATGGGAATACAATGATCTCTCTAAAAGACCTACGCCTAAATTTTGACGTCTTAAACGAAGCTGCAAGGGAAACAGGCGCAGCATCCGACGCAGAAGGCAAATTACACGAACTATTAACAGGCTACCATTTCAATAAGGGTAAGCATGTTGAATCCTATCGTGAAGAAGGCAAAACACCGCAAGAAGTGCACGATAATCTAAAGGCTGCTGTTTCTCCAGAAACTTATGAACGTATTAATAAGCATGCGGAAGAAATGGCATATAACCTACACCATCATCTAAGACAAGAAGGTTTTAGGGGCAAGGTCAGCAAAGTAGCTTGGACTTCACAAACTAAAGACGTTGAGCACTTTACCGGCAAACCTGATCCGAACAATGAGTCGGATATTATGGTTGAACTAAAGCACGGCGCAAGTTCAAATAAACCAAATGGTACAGTTGAACACCTAGGCTTTAGTATGAAGTATGCTAATAATGCACCTACACTAAAGAATAAAACACCCAAGACAATGGGTGAAACTTATGGTATCGACCATAAGAAACTAATGCAACATCACGAACAGCATATGGAAAGTGTTCGTAAACAATTAGGTGTTGAGAAGTCTTCTTCTGGTGCTGAAATGCACTCCAAATATAAAGAGCTCAGAGGAACTGCTAAAGGCGATAGTATCGAAAGAACATCCCATGCCTCAAGAGTAGCAATGATTGGCGAATTACATAAACACCTAAGTAATATGTCACCTGAAGAATTGCACAAGCATATTCTAAACCATATTGCAGGCGAGACTAATTCAAGAGTGTTAATGGCAAGTACCACATCAACAGGTCAACACCATATTATTGATACCAGAGAACATTATAATAAGATTCTAAAAGAGCACGCAAAACATCTTGCAGTTAAAAAGGGTGAAGGTACGACCTTGTCTATTACAGGCAAAGGCGGAAAACCACTGTTAAATATACAGGCAGTTAATAAAGGCCGTCCAACAAAGACACCAGAATTTATTGCTAAGCCTGGTGCATCATTAATGGGTAAATAATGTTATCATTCAATAATTTTTTAGTTGAAGCTGCGAGCGAAGACAAACTAAAACACCTAGAGCATTTAGAAGACCATGTTATAAATGCAGGAGCAGATGGTTTTGCTCATGCTGTTCATAATTTGGAAGACGTTCATGGTAAACTAAAAGGTGGTAAGAATAACACCACTGTAATGACCAAGTATGATGGTTCACCATCTATTGTCTTTGGTCATAATCCAGAGAACGGCAAATTCTTTGTTGCATCTAAATCTATTTTCAATAAGAATCCTAAATTAAACTACGATGAAAATGATGTAGATGCCAACCATGGACATGCTCCTGGTCTGGCGCAAAAGTTGAAAGCAGCTTTGCAACATCTACCTAAAGTTACACCGAAGGAAGGTGTATATCAGGGTGATCTAATGCACTCAGGTGTTAAGAATAGTGACAATCCATATGGTGATATAGAAGAAAAAGGTGGTAAGTATCACTTCAAGCCAAACACCATTACCTATTCTACAGATAAGAATTCTAAAGAAGGTCTTGCTGCAGGTAAATCTAAGTTAGGTGTTGTTGTCCATACCGCGTATAAAGGTAAGACAATTGAAAGTATGAAGGCTGATTATACACCTGATGTATCACACTTTACCCAACATCCAGACGTACATCTAATCAATAACAGAGAAGACGTACACTCTGCAAAATTAACACCGGAGCAAGAAACTAAATTTAAGCGTCATCTAAACGCAGCTAAGAAGGCATTTGCCGAAGCACCGATGACTGCTTTACATGCTATATCAGGTCACGAAGAACATCTAAAGAACTATGTGAACTCCACTGTTAGAGATCAGACAAGACCTACAGTAAACGGCTATATAAAACATCTTGAGAGTAAACATAGAGCAGCAATATCCAAGCTAAAGTCGGATAAAGCTATTGCCGAAAAGACAGCATCTATGCACAACGAGTTAGCTACCGCTAATCGTAAGAGAGATCATTTTGAGCACGTACTTAAGATGCACTATCAATTACAACGTGCTAAGGATGAATTAACACACGCCTTGTCGTCTGCTAAGTTCCCATTCGAGCATTACATAAACGACAAGAAAGTTAAGCCAGAGGGATTTGTTGTTGTTCGTAATAACAGACCATCTAAATTTGTTGATAGAGATGAATTTAGTCGTGAGAACTTTGCTGCAAGACCAAGATAATATATTACTATCACCCAGGCTCATAGAGTATGCTAACACCGTGTCAATAAGATGTCTATAAAAAGTATTAAAGAAAAAGAACTTTTGGTTAACTTTGCTAAATCGTTAGGGCAAGAGATTGACCCACGTATGGTTGAAGAAGTCGAGCGGTTGAACAAGATCAAGGCGCAGATACAAGAATCGGTTAAAGATAATGTTTTTATTGATCTATCTAATGCTATAAAGCAACAGTCGCAACCTGTTTTGGTTGAAAGTAATTATCCGGTGCCTCCATCGCTGGATGACCTAATGAATCTAATGGAGGAAAAGGAGACGGAGAATGAGTTGGTTCAAGCACAAACCACCGAAGAACCCACCCTTACCGAAGAAACCAAAACCGATACCCCCGCCGATAAGCCAGCAACCCTTGCAGAAGTAACAGCAAAATTTATTTCGGAAGCACCTAAAGATAGTTTCCAACAACCCGATCCACTACCTGTACCAGGTAATTTGGCTGAGATACAAAAGAAGTTAAAGTTTCTTGAGCAATGGATCGGTAAAGTATCAATGGCTGGGCCTGGCTCTGGCGAAACAAGATTTAGATTTTTGGATGATATTAGACGTGAGACTATAGATGATACTCACAAGGTATTAAGATATTATCCTTCTCAGAATCCTGCATATAGTAAGTTTGGTTTTGGTTTCTTAAGTGGAGATCAGGGCCCTATCTATTCTATGCGTTATGACACGAATGGTTATACCAGTAACGCAAACGTAACCGCTGGTCTAACTGCTTGGAATAAAACAAAAGATTGTTTGGACATTTATCAGGCTGACGGTTCAGTTCTACAGACGGGCCTTGAAAACTATATTCGAGTATATAACACATCAGCCAATACAATAAACCAAGGTACATTTGTTCAATTTGGTGGAGTATATACTGATAATGAGGAAACACCTATTGCCGTTCCCTTTGTCAATGATGCCAATGCTGTTCCTTTATATAGCATAGGTGTTGTAACAACCACTATAGGATCAAATGCTGCAGGCAGAGCTACGGTGCTAGGAGAGGTTCATGGTATAGATACTTCGGGTAATGTTTCTGGCGAATCGTGGAACGTGGGCGATTTACTTTGGGCTAAACCTGGTGCGCCGGGCAAATTAACAAAGGTCAAACCTACTGCACCGAATGTGGTTGTTTCCGTCGCTGCAGTGTTGAAAAAAGACTCTACGGATGGTACTTTATTAGTCCGTCCTACAATATGGCCCAGATTATATTACGCTAGTTTTTCTGATACAACAGATCAATATGCAGCAAACGTAAATACTGCATATGCTATAACATACAATACTGTAGATATTGCTAGTGGATTTGAAATAGGTACACCGAGATCTAGAGTGTATGCAAGAAATTCTGGTTTATATAACTTCCAGTTTTCTGCTCAGTATGTATCCACAAACTCCAGCGCTAAAGATGTGTATATTTGGATAAGAAAAAACGGCCAAGATATACCTAATAGTGCATCGAGAAAATCTATAACAGGTAACGGTGTTTATGATGTTCTAGCTTGGAACTTTATTGTCAGTATGAATGCTAATGATTATTTTGAATTAATGTGGGCGGCGAATGACACCACAATTAGGCTTGCAGCACCCGGAGCAACCTCTTTTTGCCCTGCGATTCCTTCAGTGATTCTAACGGTTACCGAAGTAGCTCTATAATTCAAAAATTATAAATAATAAGTCTAAACTATATTCTAATGGAAAACAATGGATTTCAAACAATTTCTCTCCGAGGAAAAGCACGATACCATCGCAGTTCTTAATGGTAGAATGACCCCTGTTACCAAGGGTCACGAAGAGAACGTAAATGGGCTAAAAAAGTTGGCAAAAGAACATAATGCCGATCATTTAGTTATTGCTACTCACTCCCACGATACAAAGACTGAAGGCTCTGCTAATAAAAATCCTCTTTCTCCAGCGCAGAAAGAAAAGCACCTTCATAGAGCATTCCCAAACACAAATATACAGATGACTTCTAAAGAGAAGCCATCCATTTTCCATCATCTTTCTGACCTTCATAAGAAAGGTTATAAGCACGTTGTTCTTGCATCCGGTGCTGATAGAACAGAGGATTATGAGCGAGTAAAGAAGTATAACGGTGTTAAGGGTTCTCACGGTTACTACAAATTTAAATCCATTAAGACAGCAAGTACAGGTGAAAGAAAAGAAGGCGTATCTGGTACAGATATGAGAAAACACGCCGCTTCTGGTAACTTTGAGAAGTTTAAAGAAGGCCTTGCATCTAAGCTTGCAAGCAACGAAAAGCATGCTAAAGACATCTATAACGATGTTAGACACGGTATGCATATCAAAGAAGATTACGAAAATCCAAACAGATTCGATTGGGGCACACCCGAAGGTACTAACCATGCCATGAAAATGACACCTGGAATGGAACCAGAAAAGATTGTTTGTCCTGTTGGCGAAACATGGAGCAAAGGAAAGGGAACGTGTGTTCCTATTCGTGAAGCATATATTGCTAACGAAATATTCAACCTTGGTTCTATTGTAGAAGCAACCGACGGTGTTGCAGGTGAAATCGTTTACAGAGGTTCCTCTTACGTAACTATACAATTAGAAAATGGTGAGACAACAAAGCGTTGGTTAAAAGACGTGAAAGAAAGCACCAAAGAAATAATTATTAGCAAGAAAAAAATTAAAGAAAATGTTTCTCCTGCTAGAAAAATTCCTGCTCTGTTAATGTCTAAAGAACAGTTAGCGGAAATGACCCGTGGTAATATGGAAATAGAATACATGGGTTACAAAACATCTAACCTTCATATGTCAACAGATGCTTCAGAAAAGCTAAAAGAACTGACTAGAAGAAATGATGTCAATCCTAAATTTGTTATGCAGGCTATCAGAGCGACGGATAATTATTTGCAGATACAAAAGGATGCATCTAACGAAGGTTTCGCAAAAGAAGAAACCGTCCATAGCTTTGTAAATATGGTAGCAATTGCTCACGATACATTAAATATGCTAGGCGTATCTGATCAAGAACTAGTATATATGAATGATAACCTTAAAGCAATGTCCGATCTAAGTATGCACCGAGATGGTTCTTTTGCTAACGAACCTTATGTCGCTGTTCCTGTTGCAGGATTAGGTGATATAGAAGAAGGTGTTGATTCTTCAGACTACAGAATTGTTGTTGATAGCTTGGGGCGTAAACGAAGAGTTCGTGCTAACAGAATAATTACAGATAAAGAAACAGACAAGGATACCGAAATGAAAGAATCCAAATTAAATCTATCTTCATTCAGAGAAAAGATCAAGGTAGAAGAGCAAACAGTTGATCCAAAATCATTAGATGCTATTGAATCTCCTACACACGCCAGAGATATTAATTTTAGAGGCGAAAAAGATGTATTCCATGGAATTGATAAGCCTATTGAAGGACAAGATGTTGACGGCAAACAGCTAGGCATGGTTTCATTCAAGTCTTTTATGAATGCTCCAGAAACACAAAAGGTTGCTGCAGAGCATGCTAAGGATAGACAAGATGTACACAGAGCGCAGGTAGAATTGGCACAAAGCCATAGCCCTGCATATAAACAAATGTCAAAAGCAGCTAGACAGGACGTATAAAAATGAATGAATTAGAATTAGCATTAAAGAAGGTACTTGCCGATACATTCACGATGTATTTTAAAGCACATGTATTTCATTGGAACGTAGAAGGGCCTGATTTTAAACAGTATCACGATTTCTTCGGTGGTTTATATGAGGAACTATTTGGTGCAGTAGATCCCATTGCAGAACATTGCAGAGCTTTGGGATACTATACTCAGACATCTTTAAATCAGATGTTAGATTTAAAAATTATTCCTGAGCAAGAACAAGTTTTAACTGATCCAAGATCAATGGCACGAGAGTTGCTAACAAATAACGATATGATTATTGTATCGTTGATGCGTGCATATCAAGAAGCCGAAAAGGCAACAGAGCTTGGTCTATGTAATTTCCTACAAGATAGAATTGATGTACACACCAAGCATGGTTGGATGTTAAGAGCGGTAACAAAATGATTAAGTTTTCAGATTACCTAGGGCAAGATCTAGAAGTTAACGAAGAAGAACTTGTAGAATCTGTAGAGTGGGAAGATATCGAAGATACCTATACCGCTGAGGATTTTATTGAAGTTCTTGATGAAGAGTACTTGGACGAAAAGTTATCCGTTACAGCTAGAATTAAAAAGGGCCAGAAGTTAAAATCTAGAAAGACTGCGTTTGCGCAGGCCAGAAAGATGAAACTACGCAGAACTTCTAACCCCGAAGTAATCGGTAAGCGTGCTAAAGTTGCAGCAAGACGTTCTATTATTAAGAAGTTATTAAAGGGCAGAGATAAGAGTAAGTTATCTGCTCAAGAAAAAGATAGAATAGAAAAACAAGCAACTATGATTATGTCTAATCAAAAGGGTCTTGTAGTTAGAATGATTCCAAAGGTTAGAGATTTAGAACGCCAACGGTTAAAGAGCAAATAATGGACAAGGTTTCTTTAGCTATACAGGAAAATCTTAATAAATGGTTCAAAGAAAAGTGGGTTAGATTTGGACCAGATGGAAAAATAAGAGGAGCCTGTGCAAGAGGAGATGATTCTGAGGGAAAGCCGAAGTGTCTTCCAATGGCAAAGGCTCATGCATTAGGTAAGAAGGGTCGTGCTAGTGCAGCTGCAAGAAAACGCAGAGAAGACCCCAATCCAGAGCGTAGTGGTAGCGCAATTAATGTTGCTACTCGAAAAGAAGGAATAGAAATGGATAATCAGGCATGTCCTCATTGTGGTGGACCTCTATTTGAAGATTTGTTAATGGCTGAAGAAAAAGACGCATGCTATTATAAAGTTAAGAGCAAGTATAAAATATGGCCAAGTGCTTATGCATCTGGTGCGTTAGTTCAATGCAGAAAAAAGGGCGCCTCTAATTGGGGAAATAAAAACGAATCCGAAGGTACAGATATGAAGATGAAGAAAAAGACATATTCAAAGTTAAAAGAGGAACTAGACCAGGTATATTGTTCTGAGTGTCTAGAAGACGAGTATGGATATGTCGAGGAAACCTTCGAAGTAACAGGCAATGAGCAATATGAGGACTGGGGCGAGTCTGAAGACCTAACAGAAGCAGAATATCAAGGCAAACAAGTCTCACTTCATAAGCCTTTTAGAACATCAGATGGCAAAGGTAAATTTGCTGTCTATGCAAAGAATGAAAAAGGGAACGTAGTCAAAGTTAATTTCGGTGATACCACCGGATTGACAATTAAGACAAGCAATCCTGAAAGACGTCGTAATTTTAGAGCCAGACACAACTGTGATAATCCTGGTCCAAAACACAAGGCCCGTTATTGGTCATGCAAGGCATGGTCAAGAGGTTCGGTTAAAGCCGGAATCGGCGCTTAATAAATATTCATAGAAACATCTTAAGGGAAACCAAAATGCAAAGAATCACTAACGATTTGTTTGAGTCTATCAGAAAAATTACTTCAACCGAAGTTCAACAGTTGTCTGAGGAATCTCAAACATTAGACGAAAAAAAGAAAATGAAAATGGAGAAGGAAGAGCCTGAAGAAAAAATGGAAAAAGAAGAAGGCGAATCCATGAAGGAAGCTCTTGTCGGTAAGCAAGCTGTTCTAGATAAAAATAAGAACAACAAGCTAGACAAAGAAGACTTCAAAATTCTTCGCGGTGAAAAGGCAATGAAGGAAGAAGAAGAAAAAGAAGATGAAAGTCTTGATGAAGCTTCTTACTCCGCTAAGGCAGCCCGCAAGGGTAAAGATATCGGCAAGCCAGGCAAAATGTTTGGTAAGATTGCAGGTAGTGCAGCTAAGAAATATGGCTCTGAAGAAAGAGGCAAGAAAGTTGCTGGTGCAGTTCTAGCTAAGCTACGTGCTAAGCATATGAAAGAAGAAGCAGATCTAATTGAATCTGTTACAGAAACAGTTATCAAGCATGATGACTTTGTAATTGAAGTTACAAATAATCCTACAGTAGGAGACTTCTTGAAGGCGTTGCAAACAATCGTTCCTGTTCAAGAAGAAGCAGATCAAGCGGAAGTTGTTGCTGCAGCAATGGAAGCATTCGACGAGCAAAACGTTGATGTTATCATTGAAGCATTTACACGTTCTGAGATTGGTGAGAAAATTGCTGCTCATAAAAAGGCAGGTAACCTAGTGGCAGGCGAAAAGTTTTCTGTTAAGGACGGAAAGCCATACGCTGAATATGTGGTAACTGATAAAGAAGGTAACCGCAAAAAATATATTCATCATGGCACGACACGTCGCATGGAAAGCATGCTAGCATCCAAAACAAAATAAAGACGGTAACTCGTTTTTATAAATAATAAAAATAGGAGACAAAAATGTCACAATGGGGTAAATTAGAAAGACTAGAACAAGCAGCAACAGCTACAGCAAATACAGGTAGCTCTACTATTGTTCTAAGTACACAACGTGCTACAGCAGCTAACGGCTGGGCAGTTGGTTATTCTGTAGTTATTGCTAACGTAGATTACAGAATCGCAGCAATCACTTCTGCAAATACAGTAGTATTAGACACCGCATATGTTGGTGCTAACGTTGCTGCAGCAAACGTTGCTATTCAGCAAGATCCAAAAGATATCAGAACAAATGGTTGGGGTACAACTTTTGCATCTGGTAGCGGAGCAAATACTGTAAACAAAGGTACAGTATATGGTGTTGACCGTACTGAAATGGGTGTTGCTGGTAATAAGGCTAACGGCTTTAGCCACACTGGTTGGACTTACTACAAGACATATACTAATACACAAGGCGCAACACGCCACAAGGCAGAGGTATTAGTTGCTATGTCCAAGAACTTTAACGCTAACGCAACAGGTACACTACAAACTGATGCTAATGACGGCTCTGTTCTAAGTTAATCCTTTCTCCTAGGGTGGGTTAATGGCAGATACAAGAGTATCGCAGCTTAATACTGCAAATGTAGTTAATAAGGACGACTTACTATATTTAGTACAAAATGATGAGAGCAAAAATGTAACTGCGGGTACATTATTTGCTTCTATAGTTGATCCTACATTAACTGGTAATATATCGTTGGGTGGTGGCATCGTTGATGTCATCACTGGTCCTGGTGTCATTGACATCACAACCACAAGAACTGATCTTTTTGGTGGCGTTTCGGCTGATGCTAACGCCATTGCAAACGGGTCGGTTCTTCCTTCCACGATTTATTTCTACACTGCGAACACATCTGCTTCTGGTAGAGGTCTAACCTTTAAACCAGATACGCCATTAAATAAAACCCTTTATGTTACCCATGCTCGCGGTAAGATTCACTTATCTGGCGCACCAGGAACAGTAACATATGGCCCAGATGATTGGGTTGGTTCAGATGGTTTAAGACCTTTCCCTCGAGGTTTACACTTCGTTAAGGGATCTACATATACTCTTGATGTTAGTGATCCAACTAACGCAAGTAATATTATTGGTCTTTCTACATCTATTGACGGTTTAAACACATTAGGTCAAGATTACACTGTTAATGTAACACGTAATGGTACTCCTGGTACACCTGGCGCTAATATTGTTTACTACTTCCCAGATGTTCCTACGGATCTAGGCGGTAAGAACTACCTAGATATTCCTCAGGGTGTTGACGGTCAGTTAAAGGTTATTAACCTTGTTACGACCAGAGGTGGTTCTTTCGTTATTACAAGTAACATTAAGAACAACCTTGCTATTGAATTAAGAAAAGTAGGCGACTCTGCTTTCTTAATGTATTCTGGTAACTCTTGGTTACTAGTTGGTGCAAACCCAGGCTTGGCAACAACCTTCTCTGGTACTTCTGATGATGTTCCAGAAGGTCAAAAATTATACTTCACTGTAGAAAGAGCAAGAGCTTCTATTAGTGCAGGCGATGGTACCATTATTTACGATCAAGGCAATGGTACTATTCGTGCTAATTTGGCTACAGTTGGTGCTGCAGAATTCGCTTTAGCTGCTGATAGCGCTAACACTGCAATATATTCTTTATATTCAGGGCAGGCAAATAACGCCAATACTGCAGGCTATGCAACATACGCAGGTCAAGCAAATAATGCTAATACTGCAAGCTACGCTAATGTTGCGGGTGTTGCTAATGTAGCGTTGACTCTTGCAACGAGTCATTATGCCAATATCTATGCTAATGTATTGGATAGATTCTTAACAACACCTAATGTTACTTTCAACGATATTGTTGTTCAGGGTAACTTGATCGTTGAGGGTAATGTAACAACCTTAAATACTGCGGTATTGACGGTTGAAGATAAAAACATTGTTATTGCAAATGGTGCGGTAAATGCTGCAGCAGCCGATAATTCTGGCATCCAAATTGAGGGTGCCAATGCAAGTATTATATACTATGCTACAGGCGACAAATTTGCAATCAATAAAAATGTAGATATTACAGGAAATGTATCGGCTACCGGTACTGCTACAGTCCCAACAGTTGTAGCAAATACATTAACTGTTTCTGGTAATGTAGATATAAATGCCGCGGGAAATATTACAATCTCCGGTACATCTACATCATCCACAGTTGTTGCTAATAATGCAGTAATCGCAAATGGTTTAACTGCTAATGGAACAATTAGTGCCGGTAATATTTCTATTATTGGTACATTCACTGCAAATAGTGCAACAGGCATTTCCCTAGGAACGCCAACACTTGGTTCATTAACAAGTAATGCTGCAACATTTACAACAGCAACTTCTGTTACAAACGGTATCGCTAAATTGAACGAAATTTTAGGTAAACTAGTTCCCCCAGCACCACCTGACTTCCCAGGCGGAACTGCTATTGCTGTTCAAAGCTTGTCATCTTATCGTATGGCAAACTTTACCCAAACAGATAGAACACCTCAAGCAAACGCAAACGTTGCTGGCGGTACAACAGTTACAACCGTAAGACGTGCTGCAACATATTCTACAAACACTGTTGCAACAAGAGGTCCTGGTGATACAGGTACAGTTACAGTTTATTTGAATGGCGCGCCTTCAGGTAGCAGAACATTAACAACACTATTGAATGGTAATGGCACATATAGTAACCTTATCATCACTAATAACTATGATTATGCAGTAGCGAATCCAAATATTACAGCCGGTTTCTGGTCTGTATTCTCTGCTTCTGCATCAGGTACTGTAGGCAATGGTTGGAATCAGGTTTACATTACTCATAGTACAACAGGCAATACAAATTCTTATAATTGGTATTATGACAATAGTGCTCCAGGTACACCTACATTTGCTAATGTTTCCATATTACCAACAACTGTAAGTAATACTTATTCAAGTACTATTCCTCATTATAATAGTTCGACTCAATTTACACTTACTGCTAACGTAAACAGATTGAGTGGTGATATGTATCCTACAAGTGATACATTCTTGACGGGTTCTGCAGGTGGAGCTTTCCAAACACCTGTAAGTAAAACATATGCTCAACAAGGTATTGTAACACCATTGGTGAGAAATATGTATGTTGAGAGCGGCAGCGCAAATATCAACACTACATCCAATGTGATAACAGGATTTGGATCTAGTGCGACTGGACCATCATTGAGCGTAGTTAACAGCTATGCTACAGGAACACAAGCTTTTGCTCCTGGTGCAACAGTGCTATATAAGACAGGCACATCGAGCACGATGGAGGAAACAAATATTACATTGACAGGTAGTATTGGTTCTGGCTCAGGTGCTGTCGTCCGAATCGAAAATCCTGGCTCAACTGATACACCTATATATACAGCAAGTGCGACTGCTTTTAATAGTCAATCTAGTACATTGCAAACATATGATGCAACTATTGTTGCTGGTGTATTAAAGCACGATCAAACAAATTATTCTACTGGTTATTTACCAGTAGGCCCAGATTTGAGTTCTGGCAGAAGTGGTGCACAATATTTCACATTCAAGTTTATTAGAACTTCTGTATCGAAATTTGATATTAAATGGACAGGTACTATTGCAGGTCTATGGGTAGCATTGCCAGGTAGTACCATTGATACATCATCTACATTAAATGGTTGGTTAGATCTAAGTACTGCTTATGCTGGTGCAGGTGTACCGGGTGCAGGAACAGGTGGTAATGGAAGTAACGGTGGAGCATTGGGAACAGTTGCCCCATTGAATTCGGCACAAACAAATAGACAAATCACTGCTACATTTGGTACTGTGAGCAGCTCCAGTACCGCAACAAATGAAATATACGTAAGAATAAAATTAACAAGCGGACAAAGCGTAACGGCATTGTCAGTATTAGCGGCGAGCAATTAAATGGCTGTATCAGATTCTCAAAAGGTAGACTTACTCTATAAACAGGCATTCGGTGTCACTAAAACCGATACCGCAGCCAATAAGAGCCCTAGCAACGAAGCGCTTGCTAGCCCACTCGTAGTACGTGGCGATACTATTTGGATTGAATCTAGCAGTATTCCTGCGACAGCAAGCCCTGTTGCAAACATTGTTGAGTTTACAGGAACAAACGGTGTAGAGTGTGTTGCTGACACAACAACTGTTCCAGTAGGTGGCGTATATCCTACATGGAAAACCAATCTATCTAACTGGATTAATACAGAGTTTGGTGTTTCATACTTAGTTAAAGTATATGTAGATAATCCAGGCTCAGGTGACCCTGCATCTACAGGTACACAAATATTTGCTGCTGGTTCGGGTGGTACTGGCGAATACTATTTTAATCACTCTTCAGGTGTTTTAAACTTTATCGGCGGAACTATTCCCGCTGCGTTAACATCTGGCAAAGTAATCTATATTGTAGGTTACAGATACATTGGCAAAACAGGTGTTAAAAGTGATTGGATAACTACTGCCAATGTTGCAGAGTCGGCATCTAATCTATATTACACTAATGAACGAGTTTATGCTAATGTTGCAGAAATGTTGCCAAACTATACAGGCAATATCCAAGCGCAAAACATTAACATATCTGGATTGTTAACAGGTGATGGCTCTGGCTTAACAGGTGTTAATGCTTCTGGTTATACTGGAACAACCGATGCGATTTCAGAAGGTTCTGTAAATCTATTCTACACTGATGAAAGAGTAGAAGCATATGTTCGCCCCAATTTAGAATCCAACCTTGTTCTAAAAGCTAACGTTGTTGACCTAACAACATCCAACGTTGCTGAGTTAGATAACCTATACTACACTAACGATAGAGTATCAGCATATGTTACTCCTTTGTTGGATCTAAAAGCAGATAAGACTCAGTTAAATACAACAAGTATTACTGAGGGTAACAAACTATTCTATACAAATGCTAGAGTTTATGCAAACGTAATAGCATTGTTACCTACTTATTCTGGTAATATTAATGCAGGCAATATTAATATTGCAGGTACATTTACTGGTAATGGTTCTGGTTTAGTTGGCATTACTGCAGGCGCATTTACGGGTAATACAGATACAGTCCGCGAAGGTCTATCTAATCTTTACTACTCTAATGCAAGAGTTGCTGCATATATTAGCGCTAACCTTACATCTAAGGCTAATGTAGTTGATCTAACAACAGCAAATGTTGCAGAACTAAACAATCTATACTATACCAATACAAGAGTTCAAGCATATTTGGAACAAGCGCAGGATATTATTCCTGCAACAGGATTCACATATGATCTAGGTTCCGAGACAAATCCATGGAGAGATTTATGGTTGTCTGGTTCTACTCTTCGTTTGGGTAATTTAGTATTAAGAGATTCTGGTGGAACTTTAGCAGTTACTTCTGGTAATGCTAATACCATTGCTCTAGTTACCTCGGGTGTAAGGGAAAACGGTGATACCACAAAAGGTAACGTATACTTTACCAATGCTAGAGTTTTTGGTGCAATTACAAACCAGGATGTAACTTTAAATACATTGACATTGTTGGGTGACCTATTCGTTCAGGGTAACACCACAACATTAAATACTGCCACTGTAAATATCGAAGATAAGAACCTACTTATCGCAAACGGTGCAGTAAATGCGGCAGCAGCTGACGGCGCAGGCATTACCATTGATGGTGCCAATGCAACATTCACATACTCATCTGCTGGTGATAATTTTGATATCAATAAACCTCTTGTAACACGCGGTAACGTAGTATTACACGTTGGTAATTCCACAAGCGATTTACAAGAAGGATCTAATCTATACTACACTGAGCAGCGTGCGAATGATGCAATAGATGCTCGTGTAACCAAAGCATTTGTTGATAATCTAAATGTTGATGCAGACACATTAGACGGTTACAATTCAAGTGATTTTGCTCTTGATACTGATCTAACAACAGCTAATGTTGCAGAACTTAATAACTTGTATTACACCAATGCAAGAGTTCAAGCATACTTACAAGATCAGTTAGATTCTAAAGCAAACGTAGTAGATTTAACTACTGCTAATGTTGCAGAGTTAAACAATTTATACTATACAAATGCAAGAGTTGATGCATATGTAACGCCTTATTTAAATCTAAAGGCTAATGTTGCTGATCTAAATTCTTCTAACATTATAGAAGGCGACAAGCTATTCTATACAAATGCAAGAGTCCAAGCATTTGTACAAGCTAATATAGATTCAAAGGCCAATGTTGTTGATCTAACAACAAGCAATGTTGCTGAAGGTTCTCAGCTATACTACACAAATGCAAGAGTTAGATCCACACTTGCTGCAGGATTAGGTGTTACTTATAACGAAGGCACTGGAACATTCTCAATTGGTCAGGATGTCGCTCCTAGCGCAAATGTAACATTTAGAAATCTAGCTGTTACTGGTAATGCTGTATTCTACGGCAACGTAATTACATATGGTGCAAATAATCTTGTTATCTCTGATAACATGATTTACTTAAATGATGATAGTAATTCAAACCCAGATTTAGGTATTGCAGCTAATTATAACGACGGAACCTACAAGCATACAGGCTTCTTTAGAGATGCTTCTGATGGTAATTGGAAAGTTTACGATTCCTACATTCCAGAACCAGATGCCAACATCTTTATTGATACCTCGCATCCATCGTTTAGACTTGCTAACATTCAAGCCAACGTATTCATTGGTGAATTCCATGGTGACGTTAAGGGCAATATATTAGGTTATATTGCATCCATTTCGAACTTCACTACTTCTGATTTAAAAGAAGGTGCTAACCTTTACTATACAGAAGCAAGAGCAAACGGTGCTATTGATGCCCGTGTAACTAAAGCTTTTGTAGATAATTTAAATGTTGATGCAGATACTCTAGATGGTTATAACTCTAGCGATTTCGCATTAGATACAGATTTAACTACTGCCAATGTTGCAGAGTTAAACAATCTATACTATACTAATGCAAGAGTTCAAGCTTACATCCAAGGCAATTTGGATTCTAAAGCTAACGTTGTTGACCTAACAACAAGCAACGTTGCAGAAGGCACACAACTATATTATACAAATGCTAGAGTTGATGCTTGGGTTGCGCCTAAGCTTGCAGCGAATCTTGTATTCAAAGCCAATGTAGTTGATTTGACTACTGCTAATATTGCAGAACTTAATAACCTATACTACACAAATGCAAGAGTTTATGGTAATGTTGTAGAAAGTCTAACCAACTTTACTGCAAATATTGTTCCTGCGACAAACGGTGTTTATAATCTAGGTTCATCCACAAAACGATTTAAAGATTTGTGGTTGTCGGGTACAACATTACACCTAGGTAATATTTCTCTTTCGGATTCTAACGGCAATCTACAAATTACATCTACTTCTGGCCCAGGTCAGTTGTTGACAGATGTAGTTACTGCCAATGTTTGGAATTACATCTACACTGCTAATGTAATTGAAACACCTGGCAACTTGTATTTCACTAATACAAGAGTATTCAACGCAATCACAAATCAAGATTTAAGTCTAAACAACTTAACTCTATTAGGTGACCTATTTGTTCAGGGTAACACTGTTGCATTGAATACTGCTACATTGAATGTAGAAGATAAGAATATTGTTCTAGCTAATGGTGCAGTAAATGGTGCAGCAGCTGACGGTGCTGGTATTACAGTACAAGGCGCAGATGCAAATATTACATATTCTGTATCCGGCGATAAATGGACATTTAACAAGCCAATTGAATCTGCTACAGTTATTGCAAACGAAGTTCAATCTAAAGTTTGGACAGGCATTTATACAGCTAACGTAGTAGAATCTCCAAGTGCTCTATACTATACAGATACAAGAGCATATGCAAATCTATTACAAGCAAGCATTAACGCCCTTGCAGATGTAGATACAGTTTCTGTCGCACCAGTAACAGGCCAATCTCTAATTTGGAATGGAAGTTCTTGGGCTCCTAGTTCAGTTGGTGGTTCTGCATTCGCAGAGACTGCAAATGTTGCTAATACTGTTCTAACAATTAGTAACTTCAGCACAACAGATTTGGCTGAAGGTTCGCAACTATACTACACCAATGCTAGAGTAGATGCTTGGATCGCACCTAATTTGGCTTCTAATTTGGTGCCAAAAGCCAACGTTGTTGATCTAACGACAGCGAATGTTGCAGAGCTAGATAATCTTTACTACACTAATGCAAGAGTCGATGCTTGGGTTGCGCCTAAGCTTGCCGCTAACCTTGTATTTAAAGCTAACGTTGTAGATTTAACAACAGCAAATGTTGCTGAATTAGATAATCTATACTATACCAATACACGTGTTGACGCATACGTTACACCTTTCCTAAATCTAAAGGCGAACGTAGTAGACCTAACAACATCTAATGTTGCTGAAGGTTCTCAACTATACTACACAAACACCAGAGTCCATGCAAATGTTATGCAGACTTTGGTTCCATATGCTACAAAGGTATATGTAGACGAGAGTGTTGCTAATTTGGTTGCTGGCGCACCAGCAGTTCTTGATACTTTATATGAACTTGCTAATGCATTAGGTAACGATGCATCGTTTGCAACAACAGTAACAAATACACTAGCTACAAAGGCAAAATCTACTGATCTAACAACAGCAAATGTTGTTGAACTTAATAATCTATATTATACAGATGATAGAGTTTATGCTAATGTAGTAACTCTATTGCCAGAATATGCAGGCAATATTGGTGCAGATTATGTAATTGCCACAAGATTCATTGGTAATGGTTCTCTATTGAGCGGCGTTACTGCTACAGGATTTAGTGGAAACACTGATCTAGTAGCTGAAGGCTTGAACCTGTACTACACCAATGCTCGTGTTGACGCATACGTTACACCGTCATTGAACCTAAAAGCAAATGTTGTAGACTTAACAACAAGTAATGTTGCTGAAGGTACTAATCTATACTTTACAAATGCAAGAGTTCAAGCATTTGTACAGGCAAATGTAAATTCTAAAGCAAACGTAGTAGATTTAACTACTGCTAATATTACAGAACTTACTAATCTGTTCTACACTAATGCTAGAGTCGCAGCATTTGTTACACCAAATCTAAATCTAAAAGCAAATGTAGTTGATCTAACTACAAGCAATGTTGCTGAAGGCACTCAATTATATTATTCAAATGCAAGAGTAGATGCATGGTTGGCACCGAATCTTGCAGCTAACCTAGTACCTAAGGCCAATGTAGTAGATTTGACCACTGCTAATGTTGCAGAACGCAATAATCTATACTACACTAATGCTCGTGTTGATGCTTGGTTAGTGCCTAATTTGGCATCCAATTTGGTGCCAAAAGCTAACGTTGTTGACTTAACAACATCAAATGTCGTTGAAGGTACTCAGTTATACTTCACTAATACAAGAGTATTTGATGCGATTACAAGCAAGAATGTAACATTCAACGACTTAACATTGTTGGGCGATTTGATTGTTCAGGGCAATACAACTACCCTTAACACCGCAACAGTTATCGTTGAAGACAAGAATATTCTAATAGCGAACGGTGCAGTTAGTGCTGCAGCAGCCGATGGTGCTGGTATCACTATTATGGGTGCCAACGCTAACATCTTGTATCGCTCTACAGGTGATAAGTTTACTGTTGACCGTCCATTAGAAGTTCAGGGTAGTTTTGTTCTAACTCAAGGAACAACGACAACAGATATCCCTGAGGGTGCGAACCTATATTACACAGATGCCAGAGTTTATGCTAATATTGCAGCTGCAAATATTAGTATTCTAAATGATGTTGATACTGAGAATTATCCTCCACAAGAAGGTTATGTTCTAAAATGGGTAAATGGTTATTGGGTAGCTAATAGTATTGGTCTATCTAGTGTTGAAACAGCACAACTTGCAGATGTTGCAAACACCGCGGTATTGGCTCAGGCTGCTAATATTGCTAATTTAGTTGTTTCTATTACCAACTTTACTACAAGCGATCTAAGAGAAGGTTCTAATCTATATTATACAAATGCAAGAGTCGCTTCTAATGTAATTACAACTGTTCCTACAATATTGCCTACATACACTGGTAATGTTAAGGCAGGCAATGTTAATGTTTCTGGCGCAGTTCATTATGCAAATAGTACAGGGGTTCTAAAAGTATATCAAGTGTATAATGAAATAACAAATAGTTTAGATACAGTATTTGCATAATTATGGCAGTTGCTACAAGACTTACTTCTGATGGAATTTTATACAACAATGGCAGTTTTGATGAAATAACCAAATCATCGAACAGCGTAGATCCTACTGCTGTTTACTCTGCAGAATTTGATGAAATTACCATACAAGGTTCAGGTGTTGCTAAAAGAGAAACCCTTGACGGTAAATTACTTGTATCCAAAGAGTTTGACGAGTTTTCTGGTGCTCCTGTAGTTGACCCTGCATTAAAGGTATGGTTGGATTCAACGAATACACGTAGTTATTCAGGTACAGGTTCTACTTGGAACGATCTTTCAGGTAACAATAGAAACGCAACACTAATTGCTTCACCCACGTTTGAAAATGTAAAAGGCGGGGCAATTAATTTTAAAAGTGCAAATTCAAATTATGCAACCCTGTCTGATCTAGGATCCCTATCTAGATTTACAGTTGAAGCTTGGGTGTATTTTAACAGTATACCGACAACCGATTATTTCCCATCTATAGTCACAAACACCTATTTGGGTGGTTCTAATGTTAACTTCAGTTTGGGGTTTAATGGTGCGAATGGTACTGGATTTTGGAATGGAAGATTGTGTGGTGGATTTTTCAATGGAGCGTGGCGCAATACTTTGGGATTTATTCCTGCAATAAATACATGGTATAATGTTTGTGTGACCTACGATGGCACCACTGTACGATTTTATAATAATGGAGTTCAAGATTCTTTTCTAACATATACAGGCACACCTGCTACTTCTGGATCGGGTGTTAGAATTGCAAGACGTTGGGATGATACAAACTATATAGATGGTTATATTCCTGTTGTTAGAATTTATAATAGAGCCCTAAGTGCTACTGAAGTTAAGGCAAACTACGATGCCTTAAAGAGAAGATTTTGAAACGGTGATCATATAAATATAATAATTAAGAGTTTTTAAAACAAATGGCAAAATTACTTAGCGGATCAAGAATATATGGTAATGCTACGGTAGACACCGTTCTAACCGTAGGCGGCAATATAAATGCAGGAAATATTGCTGTAAATACCGTTTCTGCCAATTCTTTGGTAGGTATTAACACCACAAGTATTCCTGAAGGTTCTAATTTATATTATACAGACGCTAGAGTAATTAATGCAGTAACAAGCACAACACTATCAAATCTAACAGTTAGCGGAAATGTAACTGGTACTTTTGTTGGTGATGGTTCTGGTATTACAAATGTAACCGCTACAGGTTTTAGCGGAAATACTTCTGGTGTTGCAGAAGGCGACAATCTATACTACACTAACGCAAGAGTAGATTCTTACGTTACCCCTTTATTAAACCTAAAAGCCGATAATGTAGACTTAACTACTGCAAATGTTGCAGAACTAGATAACCTATACTACACTAACGCAAGAGTAGATTCATACGTCGCTCCTTTGTTAGATAAAAAAGCGGATAACGTTGATTTAACAACCGCTAATGTTTCCGAATTAGATAATCTATACTATACTAATGCTAGAGTTGATGCTTGGATTGCACCGAACCTAGCAGCCAACCTTGTACCAAAAGCAAATGTAGTTGATTTAACTACCGCGAATGTCGCTGAGCGTAATAATCTATACTACACAAATACAAGAGTTGATTCTTACGTAACACCGTTCTTAAATCTAAAAGCCAATGTAGCAGATTTAACAACATCTAATGTTACTGAAGGTAACAACCTTTACTATACCAATGCAAGAGTTAGATCTACTCTTTCTGGCGGTACAGGTGTAACATATGATAAAGTTACCGGCCAAATATCAATCGGTCAAGATGTTGCTACTACATCTAGCGTAACGTTCAGTTCATTGGCAGTTACTGGTAATACTGTATTCTACGGTAATGTAACAACATATGGCGCAAATAATCTTGTTGTTTCGGACAACATGATTTACCTAAATGATGATAGTAATTCTAATCCCGACATAGGTATTGCCGCTAATTACAATGACGGAACCTATCAGCACGCTGGTTTCTTCCGTGACGCATCAGATGGCGGTAAGTGGAAGGTTTATGATTCATACCTTCCTGAACCAGATGCTAATATCTTTATTGATACTTCTGATCCGTCATTCAAGCTTGCTGATTTTGCAGCAAAAACTGTTTATGCGAATGTTGTTGGTAATGTAACAGGATTCGTTTCTTCAATCGGTAATTTTAGTACATCCGATCTTGCAGAAGGTTCTAACAAGTATTTTACAGATACCAGAGCACGTGACGCTGTTACAAATACAACATTATCTAATTTAACAGTCTCTGGTAATGTAACTGCTGCATACTTCTTAGGCGACGGTTCTAAGTTAGTAGGAGTTACTGCTACAGGATTTAGTGGAAACACTACAGGTGTTGCAGAAGGTGAAAACCTATACTACACCAATGCAAGAGTCGATGCCTGGATCGCACCTAATTTGGCTTCTAATTTGGTGTCAAAAGCGAATGTGGTTGATCTAACCACCGCAAACGTTGCAGAATTAAATAATTTATATTACACTAATGCAAGAGTTGCTGCTTATATCCAACCTAGTTTGGATGCTAAGGCTGACAATAGCGATTTAACTACAGCAAATATTGCTGAACTTGATAATTTATACTACACTAATGCTAGAGTAGATGCCTGGATCGCTCCTAATCTGGCAGCTAATTTAGTACCTAAAGCTAACGTAGTAGACTTAACAACATCTAATGTTACTGAGGGTTCTCAGTTATACTACACCAATGCGAGAGTAGATGCATGGTTAGCTCCAAACTTAGCTGCAAATCTTGTTCCTAAGGCTAACGTAGTTGATTTAACTACAAGCAACGTTACTGAAGGTTCGCAACTATACTACACCAACGCTAGAGTACACGCAAACGTTCTACAAGCATTAGTTCCATATGCAACTATTAATTATGTAGATGGCAGTATTGCTAACCTAATTAATGGTGCACCTGCAGTTCTAGATACATTGTATGAGTTGGCAAATGCGTTGGGCAATGATGCTTCTTTCGCAACAACTGTTACAAATACTCTTGCTCAGAAGGTTGACACTGTAGATTTTACTACAGCAAATATTGTTGAATTAACGAATCTATTCTATACTGAAGCCAGAGCAAACGGTGCAATAGATGCACGTGTAAACAAGGCATTTGTTGATGCTCTTGGCGTTGATGCTACTACATTAGATGGTCTAGATTCTACAGCATTTGCAAGAACAGGTGATCTAACAACATCTAATATTGCTGAAGGTACTAACCTTTACTATACAAATGCTCGTGTTGAAGCATATCTTGTTCCTAGTTTAAATAACAAGGCTAATGTTTCTGACCTTACAACAAGTAATGTTGCTGAAGGTTCTCAGTTATACTACACCAATGCAAGAGTAGATGCGTATATTACGCCTGCATTGAACTTAAAAGCCAATGTTTCTGATCTAACATCTGGAAATATTACAGAAACGAATAATCTATTCTACACCAATGCTAGAGTAGATGCTTGGATCGCTCCTAATTTAGCATCCAACTTGGTGCCGAAAGCGAACGTTGTTGATTTGACAACAGCAAATGTTGCAGAACTAAACAATCTATATTATACCAATGCTAGAGTTTACTCTAACGTTATTGGCTTGTTCGCACCATATGAAACAACAGCTAATGTTGACTATAAGCTAGGATTTAAGGCTGACAATTCTGATCTAACAACAGCTAATGTTGCAGAATTGGATAACCTATACTATACAAATGCTAGAGTCCATGCTAATGTTACGGAAACATTAACTGCTTATGCAACCAAAATATATGTAGATGAGAGTGTTGCTAATTTGGTTGCTGGTGCTCCAGCGGTCCTAGACACTTTATATGAATTAGCTGAAGCTCTAGGTAATGATGCATCTTTTGCAACGACTGTTACAAACTCTTTAGCTACAAAGGCTAAGACTACAGACTTAACAACAGCGAATGTTGCAGAGCTAACCAATCTTTATTACACCAATGCAAGAGTTTACAGTAATGTAATTGGTTTATTTGCACCTTATGAAACTACTGCTAATGTAGACTCCAAACTTGTTTATAAGGCAAATGTAGTAGACCTAACAACATCAAATGTTGTAGAAGGTACGAATCTATACTTCACACCTGGCCGTGCAGTAACTGCTGTTGAAAATACAACTCTAAGTAATTTAACTGTTTCTGGTAATGTTTCTGCTCTATATTTCTTGGGCGACGGTTCTCTACTTACTGGTGTAACAGCAACTGGTTTCAGCGGTAATACTTCTGGTATTCTAGAAGGCGATAACCTATTCTATACTAACGCAAGAGTTTACTCTAACGTTATTGGATTATTTGCACCGTATGAAACTACTGCAAATGTAGATTCTAAGTTAGTCTATAAGGCAAATGTTGTTGACCTAACAACAAGCAATGTTGTAGAAGGTGATAACCTATACTACACTAACGAACGTGTTTATTCTAACGTTATTGGATTATTTGCACCGTATGAAACAACCGCTAGTGTTAATGCAAAGTTAGTATATAAAGCAAATGTTGTTGATTTGACCACATCTAATGTGGTTGAGGGCAACAATCTATACTATACAGATGCAAGAGTTTATTCTAATGTTATTGGCTTATTTGCTCCTTATGAGACTAAGGCTAATGTAGCATTAAAGGCCAACATAGTTGATCTAACTACAAGCAATGTTGTAGAAGGTTCACAACTATACTACACCAATGCAAGAGTACATTCTAATGTTGTTTCTGCATTAGCAACATATGCTACGAAAGTATATGTTGACCAAAGCGTTGCTAATTTGGTTGCTGGTGCTCCAGCAGTCCTAGATACATTGTACGAGTTAGCTGGCGCATTGGGAAATGATGCTTCTTTTGCTACAACCGTTACAAACTCGTTAGCTACAAAGGCCAAAACTACAGACCTAACTACTGCTAACGTAATTGAACTTAATAATCTATATTACACGGAAGCAAGAGCGAATGCATCTATTAACAATGTAGTGGACAAGTATTATGTCCAAGCATTGAATATAGATGTGTATAATACACAAATCTTTGGTAAGATTACTAATGCTCAATTAGAAACACCATATGTAACAATTAACGGTGTTACAACAACATTGGGTGATTCTACAAATATTGCTGCTACATTATCTAATAGCATAACATTTAATGATACAGGTAACGGCGATAATCCGACTATTTTTGATGGTTCTGCTTCCAAGACTATTTCTTATAATACAATTGGTGCCGCACCTAATAGTTTTGTTATTACATCGTTGGCAGGTAAGGTTAACTATCCAGACCTAACAACAAGCAATATTGCAGAGCTAGATAATTTATATTACACAAATGCAAGAGTTTACTCTAATGTAATTGGTTTATTTGCTCCTTACGAAACAACCGCAAGTGTAAACGGCAAACTAGCATTAAAGGCTAACTTAACTAGCCTAACAACAGCTAACGTAACAGAACTTAATAATCTATATTACACCAACGCTAGAGTTTATTCTAACGTTATCGGATTGTTTGCTCCTTACGCAACTGTTTCCAACGTAAATTTAAAGGCAAATATATCTCAGTTGACTACTGCTAACGTAGTAGAACTTAATAACCTATACTATACAAACTCTAGAGCTTACAGCAATATAATTACCACATTGCCAACATATGGCGGTGATATACTATTGACTAACTTGACTGCTAACGGTCGAGTAACATTTAATCTACCATCGTCAGGTACTACAGATTTTACTATTGCTAGCGGTATTGCTACAGCATTTAAGACACGTTTTGGTACAACAGCTACTAACCAATATAGCTGGCGTACAAATATGTACTATGATGGTGCTAATTGGCAGAAGGATGATGCTTCAAGAGGCGCTTGGAGAAATAATCATTTAGTACAGACTACAGATACAGGCAGCGCAGTACAACTTGCATATGCTCCTGTTGGTTCTACAACCGCTGTAGAAATGATGTCGTTAAATGGCATTGGCAATCTAACGATTCGCGGCAATATCATTACAACCAACGGTGTGTTTATTGGTGATGGTTCTGGTCTATCCAATATTAATGCAGGCGTATTCTCAGGAAACACCGATACAATTCTTGAAGGTGTAAGTAATCTATACTACTCTAACGCAAGAGTTTACAGTAATGTAATTGGTTTATTTGCACCTTATGAAACTACTGCTAATGTAGACTCCAAACTTGTTTACAAAGCAAATGTTGTTGATTTGACCACTGCTAATATTGCAGAACTTAATAACCTATACTACACTAACGCTAGAGTTTATAGTAATGTTATCGGCTTGTTTACGCCGTATGAAACAACAGCTAATGTAGATAACAAACTTGTAACCAAGGCTAATGTAACTGATTTGACCACATCTAATGTGGTTGAAGGTAACAATCTATATTACACCAACGCTAGAGTTAGAACTGCTCTATCGGGCGGTACTGGTGTAACTTACAACCCAAGTACCGGTGCGATTTCCATAGGTCAAGATGTTTCGACAACATCTAGTGTAATATTTAACGATTTACGAGTTAACGGCAATGCTGTATTCTACGGCAGTGTGACAACTTACGGTGCAAATAATCTTGTTGTTTCGGATAACATGATTTATTTGAACGACGGTGATAGTAACTCTAACCCTGATATCGGTATTGCTGGCAACTATAACGACGGAACGTATAAGCATACTGGTTTCTTCAGAGATGCTTCTGATGGTAACTGGAAGGTATATGATTCGTATGCTCTTGAGCCTGATGCTAATATCTTTATTGATACAAGTCACCCTTCATTCCGTCTAGCAAATATTCAAGCTAACTTATTCATTGGTGACCTAAAGGGTAACGTAATTGGTTCAATGGTTGGAACAGTAAGTTCCATCAGCAACTTTACTACAAGCGATCTAAGAGAAGGTTCTAACCTATACTACACCAACGCTAGAGTTTACTCCAATGTTATTGGTTTGTTTGCCCCATATGCAACGATTGCTAGCCTAAATCTTAAGGCAAACATCGTCGACCTAACAACATCTAATGTTGTCGAAGGCAATAACCTATATTACAGCAACGCTAGAGTTCATAGTAATGTTGTTGCCGCATTGTCCAATTATACTGGTACAATCAACGGCACTATAATTAATGCAAGCAATGTAAACACTAATAACTTAATTGCAAATACAATTATTACTGGCGGTTCTGGTGGTAATATTGAGGGTGCAAATTATATTACTGCAAATTATATTCTTGGTAATGTAATTAGTCCTAGCACTGTTCAAGCTCAATATTTTGTAGGTAACGGTGCATTACTAACAGGTATTACTGCAGGTGCATTTACAGGAACAACTTTTGATATTGCAGAAGGCGGAAGTAACCTTTACTACACCAACGCTAGAGTTTACTCTAACGTAATTGGTTTATTTGCTCCTTACGAAACCATTTCTAATGTAGCATTAAAAGCTAACATTGTAGACCTTACTACAAGTAATGTTGCTGAAGGTACTCAGTTATATTTCACCAACTCTAGAGTTTACGCAAATGTTCTTGGTGTTTTAAGTAATTATGTTTCGGCTGCTAATTTGGCAGTTAAAGCCAACGTATATGATTTAACAACAGCTAACGTAGTAGAATTAAATAATCTCTATTATACTAATTCTAGAGTTTATGCTAATGTTATTGAGCTATTACCAACATATACCGGATTTATTTCTGGTGTATTTACAGGTGATGGTTCTGGATTAACAGGTGTTAGTGCAGCATCATTTACAGGCAATACTTCGGTAATTCCTGAAGGCGCTAATCTATATTACACTAACGCAAGAGTATATGCTAACGTTGTTTCAATGTTGCCTACATTCACAGGAAATATCCGTGCAGGTAACATTATTGCTTCAGGTGTAATTACTGGTGCTAACGGTTCGGTTGGCGGAACGATTACTGGCGCAAGCTTGATCCAAGCAAATATTTTAAGCGCATTTACTTGGAACAATCTATACACAACTAACGTTATAGAAAGAGGTACGTCCCTATACTTCTCCAATACCAGAGTTCAAAATTACTTAGCAGGTGTTTCGCAAGATATTGTTCCTGTATCAAATAACGTTATTAACTTAGGTTCACCTACAAAACGATTTAATAAGTTATACTTGGCAGGTAACACCATCGACTTAGGTGGTATGACAATTTCCGAAACAAGTGGCGAACTTGTTGTTATTAACCAATACGGTAACGTTGTTCTACAAGCAAATGGTATTGCAGGTGTTAACTCCTTCAATAACTTGCAAGGCGATATTACATTAGAACAGATTGGCGGCGCTGTTCGCGAATCTAATGTATTGATAACCGATTATATTACTGAGACTGGTTCTAATCTATTCTATAGTAATGATCGTGTGTATGCTAATGTTTCTATGGCGAATATTAGCATCTTCGAAGATGTTGATACAGTAACAAGTGCTCCGGTATATGGTCAAGTTCTAACATGGACTGGCACAGTTTGGGCACCATCTAATGTTGCTCAAAGTGCTGCTGCAGAAAATGCAAACGTTGCTAATAGCGTAGGCACTTTAAGCAACTTTACAACAACTGACCTAGCTGAAGGTAACAACCTATACTATACAAACGCTAGAGTTTATAGCAATATTATTCAGTTAGGTTACGCAACAACAACTTATGTTAACCAAGCTGTTGCTAATATAGTAAATGGTGCCCCTGCAGTATTGGATACTCTATATGAGTTAGCAAATGCGTTGGGCAATGATGCATCGTTTGCAACAACAGTTACAAACTCGTTAGCTACAAAGGCCAGAACATCTGACCTAACAACAGCTAACGTAATAGAGTTGACGAACCTATATTATACTAACGCAAGAGTTTACTCTAACGTTATTGGATTATTTGCACCTTATGAAACTAAGACAAACGTTGCTCTTAAGGCTAATGTTGTAGATCTAACAACATCTAATGTTGTAGAAAACACAAACCTATATTATACAAATGCAAGAGTAAGAGCAAATGTAATATCACTATTACCAACTCTTGCAGGTGCAGGTATTGCAATTGATGCGAATGGTGTTATTTCTGCTAATGTATTGACTGCAGAAATAAGCGTGCCGATGCAAGAATTCATTGGCGACGCCGCTACAACAATATTTACATTGAATAGATCAGTAACCAATGCTACAAATGTATTGTTATTGGTTGATGGTTTGGTTCAAACACCTACAACAGATTATAGTATTTCTGGAACAACATTAACATTAACTGATGCTCCAGCAACAGGCTCTAATATTGTTGTTAGATACCCATTAGGATTGTCCGTTTCTACAGCTGCTCCAGCATTGAATGGTGGTACAGGCGTTTCTGTTGTAGGAAGTAACATTTCTATTGGTCAGAACGTTTCAACAACAGCTAATGTAACATTTGCATCACTATCAGTTACAGGCAATACTACATTCGCAGGTAATGTTGTTGGTGCAAATATTCAAGCTAACGTATTCGTTGGCAATATTAGCGGAAACGTACTAGAAAGCGGAAATAGTTTTGCAATTGGTTATAGAGAAGTCCCACAAAGAACTGCAAGTACTGCTTATACATTTATAAATGATGATAGATCTAAGCATGTTTATTATACAGGCGCAGACGCAAACGTAACGATTCCTGCAGATGGCAGTACAACTGGAGGAACATTCCCAGTAGGTGCGGTTCTAACAGTTATTAATAACGGTTCAGGCAATGTGACTCTAACAGGTACTCCTACATTGTTTATGGCAGGAAACACAACGTCTGGTAGCAGAGTGCTAGGAACTAAAGGTATGGCAAGCTTAATTAAGGTTGCTGCAAATACATGGTTTATTAGTGGTGCAGGGTTAACATAATGGCAGGCGCACTGGCATTAATGGCGTCGGGTGTAGTTGCTCAGCAAGGACATAGTATGCGAAATGCTGCTTCCTCGGGCCCGGCTGCACCTGGACAACAAGCATACACAACAGCAGGAACTTATACGTGGGTTGCACCTGCAGGTGTAACTAGTGTTTGTGTAGTGTGCGTTGGGGGCGGCGGAGCTGGAGGTGTTCCTGGTTATCTAAGAATGGGTGCTGGCGGCGGAGGCGGTGGTCTTGGCTATAAAAATAATATTTCTGTTACTCCTGGTCAAAGTTATACAGTAGTAGTAGGTGCGGGTGGAACAGCTCCTCCCAAATCTCCTTATTATCAAGACGGTGGCTCTGGAGGTGATAGTTATTTTATAAACTCTACCACTGTTAAAGGTGCAGGTGGTAGCGGGGCAACTGGGTCAGGGGAAGTAGGCGGAGCAGGTGGTAGCTATGTAGGCGACGGCGGCGGCAATGGTGGCCAAGGAGGTTGGTTCGATTCTGGAACATATGGTTCTCCACCAAACGGCGCAGCTGGCGGCGGTGGCGCAGGTGGTTACTCAGGTACAGGAGGCGCAGGTGGATATGGCGGCGCAAGTCCCTATTAATCTGATCCAAAGAATTTAGGTACTGCTGGTTCTGGCGGTGCTGGCGGTGGCGGTGGCGGCAGTTATAATAACGGTGGCGGCTATGTTGGATCAGGAGCCGGTGGCGTTGGAATTTTGGGCGCTGGCGCGAACGGCTCTGCCGGCGGTAATGGTGGCGGTGGCGGCGGCGGCTCAGGCGGAGGCAGCGGTGCAGGAGGCGGATATAGTAGATTTGCAGCACCTGGAACATACGGTGGCGGCGCTGGCGGAAACTATAGCTCAAATTCCCAATCAAATGCTCCTGGTGCGTCTGGCGCCGTGCGCATAATTTGGGGTGCTGGTAGATCTTTCCCAAGCACTAATACAGGAGACGTATAATGGAATTATTCATTAGAGTAGAAAACGGACAGTTAAAAGACCATCCTATTATAAAAGAAAACCTTTTGCAAGTTTATCCCGACTTAGATTTTAATCTTTTGCCTGAATGGTTGATGCCATTTCAAAGAATAGAAGCACCTAGAATCGGTCCTTATGAAAAGAATCTACGTTGTGTTTATGAAATAGTAAATGGTGTTGCAAAAGACGTTTGGTATACAGATCAAATGACACCGGAAGAAAAACTGGCTAAACAAAACGCTATAAAAGATACATGGGCACGTGTAGGGTTTGCTAGCTGGACGTTTGACGAAAATTTATGCGACTTTGTTCCTCCTATTCCATATCCAAATGATAATAACAATTATTCTTGGAATGAAAATGAACAAACATGGGTACCAGTTTAATCTATTTTGAAATGAAAAATTGCTTTAATAAATAATAAAAATAAGTTCAGGATTGTAGATGCCAATACGCAGAATAGATCATACGTATATCAAAACAAGAGGTGCTAACACCAATGATATACTTAGAGTTAATTCCGGAAACCTAGAATATATATCCGGAAATACAGTGGTTATACAAGCACTGTATGGTCTTGCCGGCAACAATGTCACAATCGACGCTAACGGAAAAATTAATGCCACTGCTACAGGTGGTGGCGGTAGTGTTACACAAGCAAATTTAACAACAGCTAACGTTGTAGAACTTAATAATCTATACTTCAGTAACGCACGAGTAAAAGATTCTATCTCCAAACAAACTTTAAGTAATGCTACTTTTAGTGGGGATATTGTTGTAGGTGGTCTACTTCGTGCATCGGCTCAGGGTGGCGACGAAGGCGGACAAATTGAGTTAGCTAATGCCATAACTAACTCCACGTTAAATGGCCCAATCAATATTGATGTTTATCAAAACAAACTTAGAATTTTTGAATCTAGTGGTAGCAATCGAGGCGTTTATGTAGATCTATCCACAGCTAGCGGGGGTGTTGGCACTAACCTAATAGGTGGCGGTACTGGCACCATTACACAGGTTGGTAGTGTAACAACTGGCGGTGTTCCTAATTCAGAGATTGTTTCCATTCTGACTACAACAGGTGTTCTAACAACAGCTAACGTAACGGAATTAAACAACCTTTACTACACCAATGCTAGAGTTTACGCTAACGTTGTTTCAGCACTAACTACTTATACTGGCAATATTAGTGCAGGTAATCTAATTGCTAATTCGATTACAACTGCCGGTACTTCTGGTAATATTACAGGCGTCAACTACATTACTGCCAATTATGTTTTGGGCAATGTTATTAGTTCGGGTAACGTGCAGGCGCAATATTTCTTAGGCAATGGTGCTTTACTAACAGGAATAACCGCAGGCGGATTCTCTGGCAACACTACTGGTATCGCAGAAGGTGCAAATTTATATTACACCAATGCTAGAGTTTATTCCAACGTTGTTTCTTTACTAACAACATACACGGGAAATATTAACGCCGGCAATTTAATCGCCAATTCGATTACAACTGCTGGTACTTCTGGTAACATTACGGGTGTTAATTACATCACTGCCAATTATGTTCTCGGCAACGTAGTTAGTTCTGGTAATGTCCAAGCTCAGTATTTCTTGGGTAATGGTGCACTTCTAACAGGCATCACTGCTGGTGGATTCTCTGGTAACACTACTGGTATCGCAGAAGGTGCAAATTTATATTACACCAACGCAAGAGTTTACGCTAACGTTATTTCCTTATTGCCCACATATACTGGCAATGTTAATGCTGGTAATGTTATTGCAAATACAGTTATAATTGGTTCTAGATTAATAACATCGGGTAGTGGCGGCAACATTAGCGGTGTTAATTTTATTACTGCAAACCAAGTTCTTGCTAATGTAACGGCTTCGGGTAACGTTCAAGCGCAATATTTCTTAGGTAACGGTGCACTTCTAACAGGTATCACTGCTGGTGGATTCTCCGGCAACACTACCGGTATTGCTGAAGGCGCTAATCTATATTACACTAACGCAAGAGTATATGCTAATGTAATTTCCTTGTTGCCAAATTATACCGGTAATCTAAGTGCTGGTAATGTTAATACAGGTAACTTAATAATTACAACATCACTATCGACCTCCGGAGCAGGTGGTAATATTAGTGGCGCTGATTATATAATTGCGAACCAAGTTCTTGCTAATGTAACAGCTTCGGGTAACGTAACGGCTCAGTATTTCTTGGGCAACGGTGCTTTATTGTCCGGTATTACTGCGGGGGGATTCTCTGGTAACACGTCCGGCATCGCTGAAGGCGCAAACCTATATTATACCAATGCAAGAGTTTACGCTAACGTTATTTCGTTACTACCAAATTATACAGGTAATTTAGCTGCAGGTAACATAAATGTAGGTAATTTAGTAATATCCACCACAATAACAACTGCCGGCACTGGTGGTAATATTGGTGGGGCTAATTATGTGTTTGCTAATCAAGTTGTTGCTAACGTAACTGCTTCAGGTAATGTCCAAGCTCAGTATTTCCTAGGTAACGGCGCATTATTAACAGGCATTACCGCCGGCGGCTTCTCTGGTAATACTACCGGTATTGCTGAAGGCGCTAATCTATATTACACTAATGCAAGAGTAAGAGCTAACGTTGTTGCGTTGTTGCCAAATTATGGCGGTAATATTCTTGCTCAAATTGTTGAGGCATCTATTTGGAACGGCCTGTATACCGGTAACGTAACAGAATCAGGTATAAACTTATACTTCTCTAATATTAGAGCAAGACAAGCAGTAGGTGCAAGTACGGGTGTAATATATGATGTAAACACTGGTCTATTTGCTATTGGTCAGAATGTTGCACCTACAGCTAACGTAACGTTTAATAACCTTACAGTAACAGGAACAACTACATACTATGGTAATGTAACCACATATAATTCAAATAATCTCGTCGTTGGCGAGAACATGATTTATTTGAATGACGGTGATGATACATCTAATCCCGATATTGGTATTTCTGGTAACTATAACGACGGAACATATAAGCATACTGGCTTCTTTAGAGACGCAACAGATGGAAATTGGAAGGTATATGATTCTTATACTCCAGAACCATCCGCAAATATCTTTATTAATACCGAGCATGCGTCATTTAGACTTGCTAATATTCAAGCTAACGTCTTTGTTGGTAGTTTAGTAGGTAACGTAACTGGTCTTGTATCATCCATTAGTAACTTCTCTACTACTAACCTAAGAGAAGGCTCTAATCTATACTATAGTAATGACCGTGTTCGTTCAAACGTAATTTCATTATTACAAACATTAGCCGGCAATAACATTACTATTGATGCTAATGGTAAGATCAATTCTACTGCTACAGGCGGTGGGGGTAGCGGTAATATAACAATAGTATCTCTGGGAACTATTCAGAGCAGTGATACATATGTAGGTGGAAACTCAAATATTATTCTAACATCTACTGTAGTTAGCGCAAAAGATGTTATCGTTACAATAGATGGTTTGACACAGATACCTACATTAGATTACTATGTTGCAGGCAATGTTCTAGCATTCACAAGTGCACCTCCAGCAAACTCTACTATTGAAACAAAGATCATATCGACTGCAGCAACTAATCATAGTTATATTGCACAATATGTAATCCATCCATTCTTGTTAATGGGTGCATAAGGAAAGAAAATGGGAATAATCTATAAGGTTTTAGGGCAAATAAACCCAACTGCTAATACAATAACAGATTTGTATACTGCCCCGTCTGGTGCAAATACAATCATCAGTACAATATCGGTATGTAATCAAACGAACGTTTCAAGTAATTTTGATATTGCTGTTGTACCTAGCGGCGATACATTGGGCGCTAAGAATTATATAAACTTTAATACTCCCTTGCCCGCAAGTGATACCATTACTCTGACACTTGGATTGACTTTGGCAGCGGGTGATAAAGTTCGCGCAAATGTGAGATCATCGACTATTAGTGTAAATGCTTACGGAAGCGAGATAACATAATGGCATTTAAAACTTCTGGCGCAAATATCGTTAGAAAATCTTCTACAAGAGCAAGCGGTGTTGCTGCGTATGCCGAGGCGACAAATGAATTTGTTTTATTGGGAAGATCAGTAGAAGTACAAGATGTATCTATTAAGAAAACATCTGTTGTATCTGGCACTGACCTATCAAAAACAAATTTGGGTGGTCCTGCGATTACCAGTTTGGTTATAACAGATAGCAGCTATAATGCCTTAGATGATACTGCAGTATTGCCTGCAGGTGGTTATGCCAAAGTTATCGGTACAGGTTTTCAATCTGGCGCGGTTATCTATTTAAATGGTTCGGCACTAACTACAACTTTTATAAGTTCCACTGAGCTAAGAATAGTTATACCTGCGACAAGCCTTGGTACCTATTCTTTAATGTTGTTTAACCCAGATAATACTGGCGCAATTTATCTAAACTTAGTTACTTCTGAAGCACCATCTTGGATAACCAATGCAGGTAACGTTGCTGCTTATATTGAAACAACAAACATAAGTGCAAACGTCAGAGCAAATACTGCAAATAACGACAGTATTACGTATAGTTTAGTTTCTGGTTCTTTGCCTTCCGGTGCTACACTTTATGCCAACGGTTTAATTGCTGGTACAGCGCCGGCTGAGGCAAACTCAACCACATATTCTTTTGTTATTAATGCTAACGATACGCAGAATCAAAACGTGACTCGTTCGTTTAGTATGACCATCAATACAGATGTTGTTACATGGTCTTCTCCTGCGGATGGAACGATTTATACTATAGCCAATAGTACAGCGATTTCTAATGTGACTCTTGCTGCTACTAATTTAGCAGGTGGAAATATAGTTTATACCGCGAATACGTTACCTGGCGGTGTATCATTGACAAATAATGTATTGTTTGGAACACCTGCAAATGCATATGCCACAAGTACATTACTAACTGCCAATGCAACTACTACAGGCAGAACATCTACTAGAACGATTCATTGGTCTATTCAGTTGCCAGGCGATGAATTCTTTAAGTATGTCACAACATTATTAAGTGCAAGTAATTCTGCAAATACATTTGTTAAAGATTCAAGTATTACTAGTGCAAACGTCGTTATAAGCGGTGATACTAAACCATTTAACTTTAATCCATATACACCTGGTTATTATAGTAATTACTTTGATGGCACTGGCGACTTTTTAAGTACGCCTACCGGTCCTGCAGCTTTTGATTTCTCATCTACTAAAGATTTAACCTTTGAATGCTGGGTTAATCTTACTACGTCTGGACTCTATTGCTTATTTGACATACAAGAATGTCAACCGTTTAGATTTATATACAATTCTGGTACGTTTCAATGGCAAGCTACGTCAAGCGGTGGTACTATATTAAGCTACGCATACACTTTAACTCCTGGTAGATGGTATCACGTTGCATTTGTTAGAAGTGCCGATACATTGTATCTATTTGTCGACGGCGCACTACTTACTACAGCTTCATACACAAGCAATTGGGTCGCATCTGCCACCGGCGCGGTTCGAGTGGGATGCAATCGAGGTGATACTTGGTTCGTTAACGGATATATGTCTAGTGTTAGACTTGTAAAAGGAACAGCACTTTATACATCTGCATTTACTCCATCCATATCGCCACTTACAGCAGTGTCTGGAACAAGTTTATTAACTTGCCAATCAAACAGATTTCTCGACACTAGCTCTAATAATTTTACAATAACTAACAATGGTGATACAAAAGTAAGTTCGATTACACCATACACACCAAGTTCAAGTTACAGTACATATGGTAGTACATACTTTGATGGTACTGGGGATTATTTAAGTTGGTCTGGAACAAGTATAGCTGGCGATTTTACTGCTGAGGCTTGGGTTTATCCTACTGCTAATGACGCATCTGGTTATTGTGTACTTTACGGATCATCTGCGGCTAATAACCAGTTATATTATAATGCAAGTACCGGTGCAGTTGGATTAGTTTTAAATGCTACTACAGTTATTTCAGCAACAGGAGCAGCAGTTAAACTAAATGCATGGAATCATATTGCCTTTGTTCGTTCTGGGTCTACATGCACAATATATGTAAATGGAGCATCGGCAGCAACAGGTACAAATTCTTCTACATTCAACCTAGGATTCTTAGGAACATACGCATATACTTCGTTTGGTTATGAAGTTAACGGTTATGTGACAGATGCAAGAATAGTTAACGGCACCGCAGTTTATACCGGCGCATTTACTCCACCAACGAGTCCACTAACAGCAGTAACTAACACAGTTTTACTAACATGCCAAGGTAACCAACCAGTAGCAAACAATACATTCTTAGATAACAGTACAAACAATTCTTCTATAACAAGAAGCGGTAACACCACACAAGGTAATTTTAGCCCATATGGTGAAGGTTGGAGTATTAGTAATGATGCTACAGGGTTTATTTACGGAGGAACTCAAACAACTTGGGGATTAGGTGCTTTCACGCTTGAAGGTTGGTTTAATTTTAATTCATTTACGGCTAGTACATACATTATGGGTTTCGGTACCAATGCCGGCGGCCAAACTCCATATCTTGATGTATCGATTACAGGAACAGGAACAGCTATAACAGTCGAGCTATATTCAACTGTTACCTCCCAATGGATATTCAATGCACCTTTTACTTTCAATAAAGGTCAATGGTATCATATTGCAGCAGTATCTAATGGCACGACAGTAACTGTATATGTTGACGGGCAATCCAAAACTACCACATTACAACAAGGAACATTTCCAGGAACTTATAATCCTTCTATGAATCCGTGGGCCGGTGGCATTCTTTATGGTAGCGGTGGCACTCGTACTGACGGTTTAAACGGTTATTTCTCGAACTGCCGTTATGTAATAGGAACAGCAGTATATACTAGTAACTTTACTCCTAGCTCAACCCCTCTGAGTGCTATACCAAAAACCGTATTTTTGTCTGCACAGAGTAACAACTTAAAAGATAACTCTTCCAATAATGCAACAATTACGAAAGTGGGTACTGCACCTAGCATTCAAAAATTTAGTCCATTTGCAGGGACTACATTACCCACCCCATATTACAGTACGTACCTCAACGGTAGCAGTGATTATTTGACTACTCCGAGTTTCTCATTGACCCTTGCAACATGGACTATGGAATTCTGGTTGTATACTACCAGCACGACACAGTATCAAACATTTGTTCATAGGGGAAACGGTGCAGCATGGGGTGTCACTTCTATTTTTGATTTATATATGAGTGGCACTACAACAGGTACATTAGTGCTATTAAACGGTACAGGCGGAACATATCTCAATGGAACGACTCAAATTAATAACGGTGTCTGGCACCACGTAGCTGTAACTTACGACGGTACAAACTACCGACTTTTTGTAGATGGAAAACTTGATGCTTACCAAGCTGGATCGGCAATGAGTACAGCGTCATATCTGTTCTACATAGGTTACGATCCTAGAAACGCTAGATATACTAGTGGTTATATTAGTAATTTTAGATTTGTTGACGGCAGTGTTGTTTACCCAACTGGTAGCACTACTACAGGTTCAACAATATTCACACCGCCAACTACACCGTTAACAGCAATAACAAACACAAGTTTGTTAACATGCCAGTCAAATACATTTATTGATAACAGTACAAACAACTTTACAATTACCGCGGCAACTACTACAGTAAAACCAACAACATTCAATCCATTCACAGTAAGTTATTCTACAGGTCAGAGTTACACACCTGCAGTCTATGGTGGCAGTATGTATTTTGATGGCACAGGGGATTATTTGGGTGTAACCGTACCTTCTTTTGGCTCCGGGGATTTTACTATTGAAGGCTGGACATATAATACAGGATCAGTTGTCAATAACGGAGTTTTTCATTTAGCTACCTCTGGTTTTCCTTCTGCTATTACTGGTCTTGCGCTAGCTTATTTTACAACCGGCGGAGGATGGAATCTTTATTATGCAAACGGTAGCCAATCAAATGCAGGAACAAACCCAGTTGCAAATACTTGGTACCACTTTGCCGTAGTTAGAAGCGGAAATTCTCTAAAATTATACATTAACGGAATTAGCACCGTCTCGGTAACAGATAGCACAAACTATTCACTAACATCTATGAATATAGGTGGTTATTATTCTACATCTTACCTGATGACCGGTTACATTAGTGATTTTAGAATAATTAGAGGACAAGCACTATACACCTCAAACTTTGTACCACAAAACACGCCACTACAAGCAGTTAGAAATACAACGCTGCTATTGAACGGCACATCTGATAGTATATCTGATGCTAGTAGCATGGTGAATTTTGAAACAGTGGGTGACACAAAGGTAGATAACCTTGGTCCTTATAGTGGAAGTTATTACAGTGGGTATTCTACAGGTGCAAGCGGAGTGTATCTTACTGCACCGTCTGCTGCGTGGACAACCTTAGCAGGAACATTTACTGTAGAGTTTTGGATAAACTGGTTAGTCGCACCGGGAGCTACCAGCGGCTCATTTATGGGTGTACAAAGTAACGGTGGTTGGACTTTATATGCTGACGGTACTAGAATTTCTCCAAATGTATACGGTACTGGTAACATTTTCAACTCAACTTTTACACAATCTTCTATTGTTGCTGGCAGATGGTATCATATAGCAGTCACACGCAACAGTTCTAATTTAATGACAATGTGGGTTGATGGTGTTTCAGTTGGATCTGCTACAACATCTACCACCTACACACAAGGTGCATGGGCTATATTCAGTCCCGGAAACGTCGGTTTATTAAACGGCTACATCAGCAATCATAGAGTTACAAATACTTGCTTGTATACAACAACATTCACACCACCTACAACACCATTGACAGCCGTATCAGGTACTAGTTTGCTAACCTGTCAATCAAACAGATTTATTGATAATAGTACAAACAATTTTACTATTACAGTTAACGGTGTCACAAAAGTAGCAACACAAAACCCATTCCGCAATAATAGTGATTATTCTATGTATTTTGACGGAACGGGGGATTATTTAACAACACCTGCGTCTCCGAATTTGGCGTTTGCCTTAGGTGATTTTACTGTTGAATTATGGGCATTACATTTAGATTCCGGCGCTTACTCTGGTTATTTCTGGGGTAACAGTTCGGGGTTTGTACTAAGACGCACTAACGCAAACAAATTAGAAGTTTCGCAAGATAGCGTAGCAAGCATTCTTGTTTCAACTGCAACAATTCCAGTGGGTCAGTGGGTTCATATTGCCGTAACACGAAGTGGAACAACTTTTAGATTGTTTATAAATGGTACCTTAGATAGTAGTGTAACTTCTTCTGCTAACTTTGTATCTACAGGTGCAGCAACTATAGGTTCAATTTCAAATACTGCTGGTTATTATATGAATGGTTACATCAGCGATATGAGAATTACAAAGGGTGTCGCACGATATACAACAACCTTCACCCCACCAACTACACCATTCCTGGGTAAATAAATAATAAGAACAGTATAAAAGGTTTTTATCAAAAATGACACGTAGAATAGACGCCAGTTTAATTAGCGCAAATAACATAAGTAACAGCTTTGTTTTAGCTGCTTCTGGTGGTCTTACTACCTTTATTTCAATCGCCAATGTTCTTACCGCAGGTGACAATATCACGATTGCAGCTAATGGTAGAATCAGTTCTACAGGAGGCGGTGGCAGCGGAGGTTCCGGTGTAACGACGGTAAAGGTTGATAGTTTTGTTGCTAATGGATCACAGACAAGTTTTGTACTAAGTATTGCACCCCAAGCAAAAGATTATACTTTTGTTAATATTGACGGTGTTGAGCAATTACGATCTGCATATTCGCTTTCTGGTAGTACAATTATATTAAGTGAAGCACCTTCTGCTAACGCAAATATTGACGTAACTACATTTTATGCGTTATCGAATACGACTTTGGGTCAGCCTGCATTTGTAACAAGAACATATACCGGCACCGGTTCACAAACTAATTTTGCTGTTACATCTAACGTAATAAGTACAGGTATTCTTGTAACAGAAAACGGTATTTTGCAAACTCCAGAAACAGATTATACAGTTTCTGGTAATGTCCTAACATTCACAACTGCTCCTGCAAGCAATGTAGCTATACAGATTAGAGAACTTGGTACAGTTGTTTCAAACATAACATATAACACGGTTAACACAACTATTACTAGTACCGGTTCTTCGAATGCAAGAGTCATGGGTTATAATTTAGTATTTGGTTTATAAAACCTAGGAGATAAAATGGCGGCCCCAAATTTAATCGGCGCAACTACTATAATTGGCAAGTCTGCAGGCGCTAACCTGACGTCCAACACCGCAGTAACTATATTGAGCAATGCTGCAAGTAGTAATAAATTATTTAAAATTAATACATTGAACGTAGCAAACTATAGTTCTTCAGCAGCATCTATAACAATAAGATTTCATGATGCCGCAAGTTTAGGTGGCAATGGATTTCCTATTGTCGGCGGAGTAAGTGTACCTGGTAATAGTACTTTAAACGTTATAGATAAAACGAGCCAATATTATTTAGAAGAGAATGAAAGTTTGGGTGCGATTGCAGGGACGGCAAACGTATTGGTTGTTACTTGTAGTTATGAGGATATTAGCTAATGGTTAAACGATATGCAGGCGGTGTGATTTCCGCAACAGCCCCTAGTATATCCTTAAGCTCTGCATCTGGTATGTGGAGTCCCGTTGCTGCTATGCAAAATAAAATTTCTTGGCCGGGTAATGGTATACCTATAGAATATCTCTTAATCGGTGGAGGTGGCTCTGGGGGTGGAGATGTTGGCGGCGGCGGCGCAGGGTCTCAGGTACTTGCGGCATCTGCTATTGCAACCACCGGAAATATTTCTATAACCATTGGCGCCGGTGGTGCTGCGGGCGCAGCAACAGGATACGGTTTAAAAGGTAGTAATTCTTCAATAACTGGAACTGCTATTACTAACTCGTTTACAGCGATCGGTGGCTCTGGCGGGCAGGGTAGAACTTCAGGCGGAGCGTATGCAGGTGGTGTTGGATACAACGGTGGCGGTGGCTCATATGATTATTTAACAAGTTCAGCCTACAGCGGAGGATTCGCCGGTGGTTCAAGTACAGGCAGTGGATCTTCTTTAGGTTGTGGTGGTGGTGCTGGTGCTAGCAACGTGGGTGTATCTGGTACAACTACAGCTGGCGGTAATGGTGGACCTGGCATTTTTAGTACCATTACATTATCAAATGTTTCTTATGGTGGCGGTGGTGGCGGTTCTCAATATACCGGTGGTACGTTTGGTTCCGGCGTAGATGGGGGCGGAAATGCTAACAGCCCTTCGGGTAATGCCGGCGTATCTAATAGAGGCGGCGGTGGCGGTGGCGGAGCAACCGGTTTAGGTGGAGGCGGCGCGGGCGGCTCTGGATTTGCAGTTATTCGCTATCCAGATTCTTTCCCGGCCGCAACAAGTACTACCGGTTCACCCAACGTTGTTGTAAGTGGTGGATATAGAATATATCAATTTACAGGCTCAGGTACATTAACTTTCTAATATAACTATGAATATCGGACCAGGAATTACAATCGGCGGGGGAATAAATCTAATTCCTATTTTTGGTGATGCTACGGCACCTACTAGCGTTGAATATCTTGTTGTCGCTGGCGGCGGCTCGGGAGGAGGCAGTGCAAATAGTGGAGGTATGGGAGGTGGTGGAGCAGGCGGTTATAGAACAGGTAATTTAAGTGTTTCAACTAGCATCGCCTATACAGTTACAGTTGGTTCCGGCGGCGCAGGCGGCGTGGCATCAGGTAACAACGGAGGGGATTCTGTATTTTCTTCAATAACTTCTACCGGAGGCGGTCAAGGTGCTGGCTCAGGTACTGGTAGTAATGGAGGATCTGGTGGAGGCTCGGCATACAACTCATCATCATTTGGAACCGGTACTGCTGGCCAAGGTAACAATGGCGGCGGTGGTAGCAACAGTAATCCTTATCCTGGCGGAGGCGGTGGAGGAGCCGGTGCTGCAGGCGCAGCTGGTTCAGGATCTACAGGGGGTAACGGAGGTATAGGATTGCAATCTAGTATTTCTGGTACTGCTACGTATTATGCAGGAGGCGGTGGCGGAGGTGTCAGACCAGGCGGCAGTAGTGTAGCAGGAACTGGTGGCATGGGAGGCGGTGGTGCAGGATCGGTTATTAGTGATACCCCAGGAACTGCCGGAACTGCAAACACTGGTGGCGGTGGCGGCGGAGGTAACCAGGTTGGTGCGACTGTTGTGGGTGCTAACGGTGGTTCTGGTATAGTAATTATTCGTTACCCTGATACATATTTGGCAGCAACATCTACAACAGGTAGCCCCACAATTACCGTTGCTAATGGTTATAGAGTGTATCAATTCACCGGCTCCGGCTCAATAACTTTCTAATAAAATATGGAAATAGGGCAAGGAATTCTTTTTGGCGGTGGCATACTTATTGCTGCAGAACCTTCGGTTCTTCCTTCTGCATCTGCAGTCGATTATTTAATTGTTGCAGGTGGCGGTGGTGGTGGCAGAGGATTTGAAGGTGGCGGTGGCGGTGGTGGTGCCGGCGGTTTTAGAACTGCTACATCTATGTCTGTAACAGCAGGAACTTCCTATCCAATAACAGTGGGTGCAGGTGGACCAACGGGCCCAGGGGCTGCTGGTGGTAGTAATTATATTTTTTATGTTGGTGTCAACGGTAACGATTCGAGTTTTAATTCAATAACATCGCTCGGTGGTGGCGGTGGTGGTGGTAAAAGCGGAAATGGCAATGCGGGTGGCTCTGGCGGTGGCGGCGGTGGCCGAGGCGGATATGCAGGTGCTGGCACCGCGGGCCAGGGTAACGATGGTGGCAGAGCTAACGAATTCTTAGGTGGGGGTGGCGGCGGGGCGGGCGCAGTTGGTGTACAGCCTGCAGGCTCTAACAGAGATAGCGGCGGTGCCGGCGGCGCAGGATCTGCATCTAGTATTTCCGGAACAATTACATATTATGCAGGCGGCGGTGGCGGTGGAACAAATACAGATCAAGCAGTCACCGCAGCAGCCGGTGGTATAGGCGGTGGCGGTAATGGTGCCGGATGGCCTGCAAGCGATGGCGGTCCAGGTACTGCAAACACCGGTGGTGGTGGCGGCGGCGGAGGACAATATGGTGCTGAATATGCTGGCGGATCAGGCGGTTCTGGTATTGTTATAGTTAGATACCCCGATACATATGCAGCAGCAACTACCACAGGTAGCCCCACAATTACTGTTGCGGGTGGTTATAGAGTATATCAATTTACGGGCTCTGGCTCGATAACGTTTTAATTAAAATTATGAATATTGGCCCAGGTATTAGGTTTGGCAAAGGCATATCAATTAGCGCTCGTGTTTCTGCGGGTCCTACCTCAACGATCGACTATCTAGTAGTCGCAGGCGGCGGGGGCGGTGGTGATAGACACGGCGGCGGTGGCGGCGCTGGCGGATACAGAGCATTTACAGGTGTAGCGGTTTCCACAAGTACCGCATATACTATTACTATTGGTAGCGGCGGTACTGCCGGAAATTACGAAGCAAGTAGCGGCCAAGGTGGCCAAGGTGGTACTAGTTCGTTGATAGGTGGCGCAATATCTACATCCTCTAACGGTGGCGGCGGAGGCGGAACATATACTGCAGGTGTCCCATCTGGAACATTTGGTTCAGGTGGTGGTGGCGGTGGTAATGGTCAAGCAGGAGCTGCAGGTACAGCAGGGCAAGGTAACTCCGGTGGTTCTGGTCAAAACCCTGGTGGTGGAGGTGGCGGCGGCGCCGGCGCAGCTGGCGGCAATGCCAATAACGGTTCAGGTGGTAATGGATTGCAGTGGTTAGACGGAAATTACTATGCCGGCGGTGGCGGTGGTGCTTGGAGTACAAGTACTGGCCCAGCTACACCGGGCGGTTTAGGTGGCGGTGGTAACGGTGATTGGGACGATGCTAATATTACTGCTGGTACAGCAAATACCGGTGGCGGTGGTGGAGCAACAAGATCTAATAATACTGCTACTATTGGTAGAGCAGGTGGTTCTGGTGTTGTAATTATTCGTTACCCTGATACATATTTAGAAGCAACATCTACAACAGGTAGTCCAACAGTAACAACATCTGGTGGATATAGATATTATAAATTTACGGGCTCTGGCTCGATAACGTTTTAATTAAAATTATGGAAATAGGACCAGGTATTTATTTTGGACGAGGTGTATATATTGCGCCAGAAATAGTTGTGGTACCGTCTGGCCAACAAGCATATACTACTGCTGGAACTTATACATGGGTCGCTCCTAATAACGTTACAAGTGTTTGTGTAGTATGCGTTGGTGGTGGCGGTAGTAGTGAACTGGGTGGCTGGCAAACCGGCGGCGGTGGTGGTGGATTGGGCTGGAAAAACAATATTGCCGTTACCCCTGGTCAAAGTTATACCGTAGTTGTTGGAGGTGGTGGAGTCAGAGGCGGTGGCGGACAAAGTTATTTCATTGATAATTCTACTGTAGCTGGTTTTGGTGGGAGTGTTGGTACTTCTTCAACAGGTGTGGTGACTAGCGGCGGCGGTTATGTAGGCACAGGGGGTGGCAATGGCGGCAATTCGGCACAACAAAACTCAAACTATAGAGGCGGCGGCGGCGCTGGTGGTTATTCCGGAAACGGAGGAAACAACGATGCTGCAGGAAGCGGTGGAGGCGGCGGCGGTGGAACTTCTGGCGGCAGCGGCAGAGCAGGTGGTGGCGGTGGCGTAGGTATATTAGGACAA